TTTGAAAAATGGACAAAAAAAATGTCCAATTTTTGATTCTCCAAAAAAGTCTTGGGAAAAAAATGGAAAATTCGCCTCTACATGTGTAGGACCTCTTTTTTGGCACTTTTTCAGAAAAGTCCAAAATTTCCCTACATTATGTAGTATCTTGGCCTTTAAATAGACACAAAATATATATTATAAACCAATTTAAAGAAATTAGTATTTCTCTCTTACTTTTTATAAAGATATACTTTATACCATGAGTTCCGCATATTCATTTAAAGAATATAACTATAATGACCCTATATTTCGCAATATAGATGCTACCTATATTATCCATTTACAGGGAAATGGTCGTTTAGCTAGCATTAAAAACCAATTATTTTTATATCATCCTACTTCAAAAGTATTCATAGTATTTAACAAAGGTTTTAAAAATTTTAAAAAAGAAGATCATGTAAATACCCCTGCCAAAGATTTAATTGATGTATTTTATACTATATTTAAAGATGCACGTAGCAAAGGATTTCAAAATATTTTAATTTTAGAGGACGATTTTATATTTAGTACAAACATAAATGAGACGGTTCATAGTAACAAAATAGATCACTTCTTAGAAAACAATTCTGCTAACAATTTTGTTTACTATTTGGGCGCACTTTGTTATTTACAGACTAGTTTTGGTGAGACGCATCCTCGTATAATTTTTAGCACAGGAACACATGCTTGTATTTATTCAAAAAAATGTATAGACTATTTTTTGGATAATGTAGATCAAAAATCATTAAATGATTGGGATATTTGTTTAAATTTTAGCACTATTCCTCGTTATAAATATTATATACCACTTTGTTATCAAACATTTCCTGATACTGATAATTCTAAGAGCTGGCATAGAGGTTCTACACTTCTATTCTTTATTGTATGGTTACAACGCGGGTTATTATGTAAAATATTAGGATTAGATGTTTCCTGCGAACCAGGATTTTCTAACATGGAGTTTGTATCTCGTCTTCTATTTTGGATCATTTTATTAGCTATTTTGTATTCAATATATAAAATTATTTTTAATAAACGTAAATGAAATAATGATATTTTGATCTATGTCGCATACAAAAGACCAGCATTTCCACCAACAAATATTACCATGTTTACTCTTTCTTCTATTAAATACATATTAAAATTGTAATCATAAATACGCCATGTAGGCTTGTTAATACCAACAATATCACCAGTTGTTGGATCGCAAATTGTAAGCACTTGAGCATATGGATCTACTGGAGGTGAAATAGTAGTGAATTCAAACTGGACGTTTGTAAATCGGCTCATGTTCATAGCACCAGAAGGTTGTGTTTCAAAAGGATTTGTATTTAAACAGAAATTATAACAATATAATCCTTGTGGAGCATTACCAGCAGTGCGAACATATTTTTCAACATAATTAAATACACCTTCTGGTAAAATATTCTCTCTATATTGACCATCCAATAAAATTCCTAACGCAACCAAAATATCACGTAAATTCTGAGGATTATATACACCTGTTGTATACAGACCACTTAGTGTTCCATCTGGATTTAATCCTGGACCTAATAATGGATATAAAGTACCTGGTTGTGGATTTGGAACATCACCAGCAGTTGGAGCAGGCGATACATCTTGTGGCATATAATTATAAGGCCAATTAGTGTAATTAGACCATTGGTTTCGCAAGTTAGCATCACTACGTTGAAAATAGAATAACCAACTAATTACCATACCAATAGAATCCAAATTAATCTTATTTTGACCAGTAATATTATAATAAGGTCTTTCATATACTTGTTTAAATAAATATTTTTGTTCATTCTTAGCAAATACTTCGGACTCATCATTGGAGAGAAAACAATATGTACAATTTAAATTAATATCCGCATTCCATAGCGTTCTTGTATCTACATAAGATGTTGGACCCAATACTTCGTCTGGAGGTGTCTGAAGAAATCGGTAAAATTGCATATAGAATTGGTTAAAATTTGGCGCAACTACTGGATAATTATTTGGATAATCCATTACATCGCGAATTGTAAACCATTCATTAATTGGTCTAAAAGAGACACTTATCTGAAGTTCATTATATTGAAGTGATACTAAAGGAAATGCCTGTGAAGTTACATTATTAAACCAAGCACCAAGTGGAATATATAATGTGCGACCCATAATTGACGGTTGAGCACCTGCCGGGCTTGTTGTATAATAAGCATTTGGGTAAGCATTTGAACGAGCACCATAATTAGCAGGGTCATTCAGTTCTGGCACATTTCCAATCATTTCATTAAATAATGCCAACTTTTGTGTGCTAAAATCTCTTAAAGCAGATGCTAATATATATTGGCCTGAATATTGCTGTAACTGTTGATTACCACAATTGATAGTGATACGACTTATGATTTGCGCACCTAAATTATCAATCCATTGGAATTGGTAAGGAACCCAGTCAGTATATGTGGTTGAACCATCTGGGTTTGTTACTGCCTGTGGAGGCATAATTGGCGACCAAATATTTGGTAAAGTAATGGAAATATAGCAATCCATAAGCAAATCAGCATACCTTTTCACTGTAAACGTAAATGTAGATTCTGTTGTTAAACTAAGTGTTGGTGTACCAGTAAAATCTAATCTAAAATTCTGTTTACCAAAATTAGTATATTTTTTATATGTTGCTTTCCAAAAAGTCTTACTAGGATTTCCATTTAAAATAACATTTTGTTGGCCTGACGCAACTAAATTTAAAAGACCACCTGCCATATTAAGTATATAATATAGACACTTTTTAATTCTTTATTCATTATTATATAATTTAACTAATACTAATAATTCAATTATTACTTGATAATTAAATTATTATTACAATTTTTATTTACTTAATTAACGTCGATGACGACGATGTGATTTATTACGGCGTTTTACTACCTTATGCTTTCTACTTTTACGGCGTCTTGAACCACCTGCTGTTTCGGCAGGAGCAGTATGAGGCAATACTTCAGGTAATTGACTTAAAGCTTCTTCAGATAAAGTTAAAGTTATTTTTTTTCCATTTTCATCAGTTAATATTAGTTGATTTCCTTCTATTATTTCAGCATCAACAGCATTTATAACAGCAACAGGTTCAAGAGGTTCTTCTTTACTAAAATCTGACATAATATATAATATTCATATATTATTTTTTCAATTTAGTAGCAAATTTATTTGTTCTTCGTTTTTTAAAATTACGACGTCTTCTTGTTCCACCTCGGTTTACTAAAGCATATATTATTGCCGAACTAGCTGCTAATAATATACATCCTGTAGCAGAACATAATGAAAAAGTTCCATCGTGATTATTTTTAATACTCTCAATTACAGCCAAATTGTGTCTACTTTTTTCTTGTTTTGTCATTGTACTGAAAATTATACGAGCATCTAGATCTTCAGGTGCAGGTCGCTCTTGGCTCCTCATTGCTCTTGTTTTATTAGTCATAATTCTAAACCAATCATCTAAATTAGGATTAGGATTTTCAGCAAGTAATCTATCATCATTACCTCTAAACATATTTTCAAATTCTTGAATTATAATAGAATTATCAAAGTTATCTTCTAAATTTTTTGTTAATAATTCTTCTCTTTTTTCTAATATAAATTTTATATAACCTGTGTGTTTATAAAACTCTGTTATATCAACATGTTCAACAGCCCCTTTTAATAACATATTTACATAATCTAAAAGTTCCTGATCAGTTGTCATATCTTTTGAACAACAATATTTACCGTTATCTCTTCCAGAATTTATAAATTTTGGATATTGTTCAGGATTACAGTTAAAAACACCCATTTTTTTATAATTTTCTAAATATTGTACCGCAGGTAATATATCTTCATCTTTAGGAAATATTACTTTTGGTCCAGGTGAACAGCTTTTTAAGCTGTCGACATCTTCGCTAAATTTTAATTTACGTCTACCAGCCATTTATTTATATATAATTATAATATTATAATTAAATTATATACATTTTTTAATAATATATCTAATATATAGTATATTAATGCCACAAACAACTGATTATTTTAGTGGATTTAAAAGATTAGCTGATGATAATTTTCAGAGTAGTATGGTAATATTATTAATTGTTTTAATATTAATCATATATGTTATTTATGTTGTTTATTTATCTAGGCTTAAAGGTAATGAATGTAGCTACATGGATAGTTTATATCCATCTGTAAATGGCAATATCAGACCAGTATCAGCAAATGATCCAAACTGTGGTTATAATTTATTTGATTATTACATTAAAACAGCATTTAATGCTTGTTCTGGAGGCTCTTACAAAAATGATTTTGTTGATGTATGTAATTTAAAAGCTGTTATCAAACAAGGTGTTAGATGTTTAGATTTTGAAATTTATTCTATTGATAATCAACCAGTTGTTTCAACAAGTACAAGTGATAGTTTTTTTATTAAAGAAACTTTTAACTCAGTTCCATTTGGAAGTGTAATGAATATTATTCAAAATTATGCTTTTGCTGGTGGAACATGTCCAAATCCAACAGATCCTATTCTTATTCATCTAAGAATTAAAAGTAACAATCAGGAAATGTTTAACAATTTAGCAAACATATTTAAATCATACACTACTTTAATGCTTGGTAAAGATTATAGTTTTGAAAATTCTGGAAAAAATGTAGCTAATCTACCTTTGTTAAACTTTCAGAAAAAAATAATTTTAATTGTTGATAGAAGTAATAATGCTTTTCTAGATAATGCGGCTTTTTTAGAATATGTTAATTTAACTAGTAACTCAATATTCATGAGAGAATATAATTATTATAATGTTAAAAATAACCCCGACACACAAGAATTATTAGAATATAACAGAAAAAATATGACAATTGTAATACCAGATAAAGGCAGTAATCCACCTAATCCTAGTAGTATTTTATGTCGTGCTTATGGTTGTCAAATGGTGGCAATGCGTTATCAATATGTTGATAACTTTCTTTTTGAAAATACTGGATTTTTTGATAGATCTGGATATGCTTTCAGTCTTAAACCAGAAAATCTAAGATACATAACTGTTACTATTCCAGAACCAACTCCTCAAAATCCAGCTTATTCATATGGAACTCGTAATGTTGGTACTGATTTCTATAACTTTAATATGTAATCATGAAACACTAATGCAGATACAATTCCTAAAAGAATATAAAGCAGTAGGTTTAGAAAAAGTGAACCCAAAATTTGGTTCACTTTTTCTTATTTTTTAGAGACTATAATGGACATTTTAAATGAAAAAAGTGGAATGAGAAAAATTCTAAAATATGAAAATCTAAAAAACAAATACTTTTATTTCTCCATAATCTCTTGTTCTATCTTGTATACTATCAGTAGTTAACCCCTTTCTTTTTAATACCTCCAATGCTTTATTTAACATATAAGGAGGAGGGGCATAGTGTCCACTTGAATTATCTATTTCTTTAATTTTATTACCATGTATTAATATATTGCCAGCACATAATACAGGTTGTCCACAAGCACCGGCAGAATGATAACCATCGAATAGACATAGTGTTTCATTTGGTAAAATACAGTATAAATAACGTCCATCTTCAACATTTAACAAATCAGCTCTATCATTAATTCTTTTTATTTTATTAGGATCATCGCTATCACAGTAATATTCTACTAACTTTTTATAATCAGTAATTAAATATATAGGATCCATAACGCAATAATCTTCATCATCTTCACACGATTGTAATAATTCTAAAGCTTTTTCTGGATAATGAGTGAGAGATGTTAAATTATTTTTCTTTATTACTCTACCTAAATATACGTGATCATGAAATAAACCTCTTAATTTATCTAATTTATGATATGGTATATTTTCATAAGTATAAATATTATATTTTAATATAAATGGCAAAAGAATTGATGTTACTAAAAAAGAGCGAATATTAAATGTAAATTGATATTCTTCAGCTTCAACTATATTCTCTTTAAATTCTAAACATAATTGCGGCATAGCTATAAGTAATTCTTCAATATTCATACGTTTTATTTTTTCAAATGTAGAATCTATAAATTCATCTTGTTCTTTTTTTCCTGCTCCAAATAATATTGTTTTTTGTTTTTTATATTTATTATATCGCTTCTTGGTATTTCTGTTCTTTCTCGTACGTTTCAATACCTTTTTTTTAGTTTTTACTATTTTGTTCATCTTTATATATAGTATATATTTAATACTCATTCTATTTTTAAAAGTGGAATAAGAAACTATAGAAATATTCATGAAACCCTTTATCATCTATTAAATATTTATTAATTATTTTAGTAGCTAATAATTTATCAATAACAGATCGTCTAATTTTTTTAAAAGTTTGAACCTCTTGAACAATATTTATCAATTTTACTGGTGGCGACCAATTCGCATAACATGAAATAGAACTACATGATAAACAGCAATCAGGCATTCTAGTTTTATAAAATTTTGCGTATAGTTCTTTAACTTGTTTCATCGTGTTAGATGAATTTATTTTTAAAAATGAACTATATTGTTTATAATTTATTTTAATATTTTTAGGTGGTTTAAATGGATAATCACGACAAATTTCAAAAGTGATTAGATCATTTTCACCAGCAAGAACAACATGTATATTAAATATATACGGATTATTGTATATATTTCTAGAAATAATATTGTTGTCATTATATTCAATATGAATATATGCTTTATTATTTTGTAAATCAAATAATTCTCTTGCTAATCTCTTTTTAATACCAGTAACACCATTTAAATATTGTAATTCTTCTACAATTTCTGGATTTAAACCTTCTGGATAGTTGATTGCGTTCATGTTTTGAGTGTAATATACTAATACCTCTATATATTTAATTCATTTTTTTATTATAATAAATATAAATTGAATAATAATTTGTATTATAGTTATAAAATAAATCTAACTATAATATAGGAAGTTTATGAAGCAAAAAAATGTTTGTAAAGATTTAACTTTTGCTGATTGTGAATTAGCAATTTTACGTATGGCAGTTGATAAAGCAGAAGAAAAAATAGGTAAACGTATTGTAAATTCAGAAGATATTAAACAAATTATTAAAACTGTTGAAGATTTTATTAAGCGAAAAAATTTAGTATGTTATGGTGGAACCGCTATCAATAATATATTGCCAGAAGAAGATAAATTTTATAATAAAGAAGTTGAAATTCCTGACTATGACTTCTTTACTGATAATGCTTTAAATGATGCTAAGGAATTGGCAGATATTTATTATGCCCAGGGTTTTACTGATGTAGAAGCAAAATCTGGTCAACATGAAGGAACATATAAGGTATTTGTTAATTATATTCCTGTAGCAGATATTAGCCAATTACCTAAGCCAATATACAAATCTATCAAAAAAGACGCATTAAGAGTAAATGGAATTTTATATGCTCCACCAAATTTTTTACGCATGTCTATGTTTTTAGAATTATCTAGACCAGCTGGAGACACAAGTAGATGGGAAAAAGTGTTAAAACGTATAACATTATTAAATAAAAATTATCCATTAACATCTGATAATTGTAATGATGTGGATTTTCAGAGAGAAATGGAAAATTCAGAAAAACAAGATGAAATCTATGAAAATGTGAGAAACACATTGGTAAATCAAGGTGTTGTATTTTTTGGTGGATATGCTGTTTCTCTCTATTCTCAATATATGCCTAAAAATTTAAGAAAAAAATTAGACAAAATAGCGGATTTTGATGTGTTATCTAATGAACCTGAAACTACTGCTGAAATTGTAAAAGAAAGATTAAAAGATATAGGTGTTAAAAATGCTAAAATTATAAAAAGAGATCCTGTTGGCGAATTAGTTCCTCTACATTATGAAATTAAAATTGGTAATGATACAATTGTATTTATTTATAAACCAATAGCTTGTCATAGTTATAATAATTTTGTTACCAAAGGACAAAAAGTAAAAATAGCTACTATTGATACTATGTTGAGTTTTTATTTAGCATTTTTATATGCTGATAAACCCTATTATAATCAATTCTTAGATAGAATTTTATGTATTTCAAAATTCTTATTTGATGTTCAACAAAAAAATAGATTACAACAAAAAGGATTATTACGACGTTTTAGTGTTACATGTTATGGTCATCAAGAGTCTGTAGAAGAAATGAGAGCTCATAAAGCTGAAAAATATAAGGTTCTAAAACAAACTAAAAATAAAGCCGAATTTGAAAAAATATTTTTAAATTATAATCCAGAGTCTATTAAAGAAAGAAAAGAACAAGAGAAAATATATAAATCAAAAGCAAAAACTAATAAAAATAAGGGTAGTAAGAGTAAAAAAAATAAAACTAATAAAAAGAAAGGTCGATTTCTAGAACTTTATTAGGAGTTGCTATTGTAATAATTTTCTACATTTTCATCAAATGTAACTTTTTTTGCTCTATTTGTGAAGTAATTATACAAAAATAATCCTCCAATTAAAAGTATAAAACCAACTATCAAATAAATATTAATACCAGGAGTACCATCATCAGCTATATCCGTTACAGATGAAATTACCTTATTAATATCTGGTATAGATGAAGATACTTCATTAACAACATCATTAACAACTTCATTAACAGGAGTTGATAATAAATCTGATGACGACGCTAAAGAAAAAGCAAGATCAGCAATATCAATTGAATCCATATGTATAATAAAATATAAATAATGTAAATTCTGAACTTATATTATTTATAAACAATATGTTTCTAATAATATAGTAAACACATCATATGAAATCCTAGATATTAATTTATAATAAATAGTATTATTTATGTCAATATTTACATGTTTTTTTATTATGACAATAAAATAAATTATATATGTAAAAAATTTTTCAAATATAGATTTTAATTTATAATAGAATTTATCAAATAAATTCCATTCATTTACATAACAACACATAACAGTTCTGCTTTCTTTAATAAAAAAATTATGTATGTCTAATAAACCAGTAAGAATACGATGATGATTTGTTTTCTCATTTTTTATATTAATTATTCCGCAAATTTTATCACTACTAAATAATTCCATATAAAGAATTTTTCTTCCTGGTTGTTCATTAAAAATATATGGACTAATTCCATCTAAATATTTATTTTTATAAACTAAATCACCATTTATTAAATAAGGAAAAAAACACGACTTTATAAGAGTATCAGATAATTCATCCCAGTTTTTATATTGTGATTTTACTTTTTTTGATCCTTTTATAATATTATAATAAGTAATATACAATTTACTATTTATTTTTTTTAAGTTTTCTTCATTTGAAAACTCCATAAGGTTACCTTTTATGTATTTTATAATATTCAAACTATATGTTTCTTTAAATTCTTTATTAAACTCCTCATATAAATTTGTAATTAAATCTAGTCTATCCATAGTATACAAAAATCCAGCAATAGAACCTATACTACATCCTGATATGCGTTCGACAATAATATATTTGCGTTTCTCCATTTCTTTTAAAAAATGTAGTGCTCCAGCTAAATAGCTACCATTAAATACGCCACCATCTAAAACTACATCTATTTTTAATGGATTATCAGTCTTTTTAATATGATCTGGCAAATTATCCATTAATTTATTTACATATTGTTGTATCATTTTATTAGAGTGGATAGTGAAAAGAAAAATTCAACTAAAACACAAAATTTTTTATACTTTTTTATTTTTTAATAATCTCTCCATAAATTTTGTTTCAGATTTATTTGTAACGTACATGTTAATTAATTCAGCCGGGGAATAAAAATATTCCTTAATCTTTTTCAATTTAATTTGATTTATTTTATTACCAAATAAATGAAAATATATTTCATCAATAATTTGATGACTCGTATTCCTTAATTCATGTGTTATATCAATTCTACCTGGTCTAATCAAAGCTGGATCTAATTTATCATAATGATTTGATGAAATAACTAACATTCTACCAGGTGTTTCACATATACCATTCCATAAATTAAGAATATCATCTAATGTTATCAAGTTTTCTTCAACAGGTTTAACTATATTACAGGTTTCTTTTTCATGTATATCATATATTGTTTTTTGTATTACATCTTTAATTTTTTTATTGTAATTTTTTTCTTCTTTTGAAGAGCTCCGCGAGTTAAATTTTTTTAAAGAAATAGGTTCATTTATATTATTATTTTTTTTATCATATTTACTACGATCTAATATAATATCACCAATACAATCTATGTCTTCCATTACTATTATTTTTTTGTCAAATGTAATACTATTTTTTTCATTTGAGCTATTGTAAGTATTTTCAAAAAAGAATTGTTCTAATTGCGGTTTAGTTTTTATTAGTTTAAAAGATAGTACAACTAAATTACGACCTGTATAATTAGCAAGAGCTTTGATAAATGATGTTTTGCCTGTCCCTGGAGGACCATGTAACCCAATACCAAGTGTATAGGGTATACCTTTTTCATAATACCAGTCTCTATTTTTTATAAAGAAATCAATCTTTTCTACTATTTCTTTTTTACCATCAAAGAAAGTATTATTAAATGTTTGCGCACTTTCAAATACTGTTTCTCTCCAACATGATAATTGGGTTTCTTCTTCAGAATACTTTGATTTATCTAAACAATAAATGAATTTTTTATTAATTCTTTCATCTTTAATAGTTGATAAATATTTTTCAGTAATGTTATCAATATATGTTTTTAAATAACTCAATGAATATAAATAACTATATATATAAATTGTGATTTTATCTGTTTTTGTATTTATTTTTTCCTTTTCATCACTCAATTGCTCTTGTTCATAATTTGTTTTTACATAAATATTATTATCTAGTTTAAAATGTCTATTTTGAAATACCATAAAAATATCCTGTTTTTTATTTTTATTTTCATAACTTCCTCCGTTTGCTTGAAAATTACTGTGAGCTTCTTTAATACAATAAATAGTTTGGTTTTTTTCAATATTATTTATTATATAATTCCAAATTGCTTTAAAGCGATCACTATATAACGAAGATACATTATATGATAAGCTATAACTAGATGTTATTGAACTACGTTTACCTTCTATAATAATCATATTTTTTTTAAAGAACCAACTTTTTACATCATGAAAAGTTAATCTAAATAAAGTTTCGTGTAAACTGTAATCATATATATAATTAACTATATATCCTAGTAAACTAATGATTAAAGTAGATATAATAGCATCATATACTGGATTTCCAGTTTTTAAAAAATTAAATACTGTTAATCTAGTAATTTCATTATAATTGCTGTTAATTATACTCATAATATCTTTCATTTATAAATATATGTATTCAAAACATAGATTTATATTCTTTTTATATATTATTTCAGAATATAGAATTAATTTTAAAAAGCATTAAAATGATTACTTAGTTTATTCAATACATAAAAAAGTAATCCAAAGAGAATACTTGTAAATAAAAACCCATTTATGTTTAAATTACCATCATTTGAAAATAGCACTGGCAAATAAGTAAATAAAAATTTTCTAAAAAAAGGCAATTGAAATAAAAAATAGAGAACTGCCAATAATAATGGTGTTTGTATTTCATTATAAGCATCATCCAAATTGTTTTGCCTTTTTAAATTTGAATTATAATTGTTTATCATATCATTTGTTTGTTCATAATCTTTAATATAATCATTATTCTGTGGTGGTGGTGGAGGCACATAATTTGGCTGAATTTGCGGGTCATTACTGTGACCAGTTGTAGTCATAGGTATATCTCTTGATGGTAATTGTGTTGCTCCAGTTAAAGTTGCTTGTTGAAGTCCATTAACTATTTGGTTAATAGTTGTTTGATCTAAAGAAAAAGCAGATTGCGATTGTAATTGTGACTGTGATTGATCATTCATTTCAGAAGCTGATAAACTTATATTATTACTAATACTTCCTCCTCCAAGGGGATCAGTAGGTAAATCTAAAATGCTCGTTGAGTCGCTCATAAATAGTATAAAGAATGATTGATTATAATATTTACGCAAACAGATTTTATTCAAAGTCAACTGTTTTTATACTTGTGCTACATTTAGTTGCTACTGGGCTATATTTTACACATTTTCCATTATTCTTATAAATTTTATCCTTAAATTGATCTAAAGGAGGTGCGTGAAAATTTAAACAATTATTATTTTTACATACAGTTCTAAAAAGTGAAGCTAAACCAAATCCCAATAAAATAGACATAACAATTTTACCAGTTTGAGTATGAAGAAATTTGCCAAAGTGTAACCCCATTAATATATTATATTATTATAATATGTATTATGTAAAATAATTAATTCTGAATAGGTATGCTAGATATAAGTGATGCGTCCTTTGGACATTCAACTATCTGTTCTTCAAATGTAAAACAATTATCTGCTTTATCTTTAAATAAAATCTTATCTACATTTTCAGGCGTAGGATACACATAAATAGTTTTCATTTCTGGTCCTAAAATGTAAACAAAAAAGAGACCAATTGCGAAACTAATTAAAAATATAGGAATAGAAATATAATTCAATAGCATATATAATTTATATAGATTAATTAATTTATAATTTTATTATTCTCTAAAAATGTCCTCTATTAATTCCGACTTCTTTACCAACAAGATCATTCATTGCGTTTTCTAACATCTTATAGTCCTTTACACCATCTTTTTCAGAGAAAAATGATAAATATGTATTTTTTAGAGTCTGTGGTAATTTATTAAATAACTCACTATAAATAGGAACACCAAAATCATACTGACCATTTGGCAATACTATTGGTGGCAGTTTTATATTTTTAGGTGTTATAATAACGCATGGTTGATTTTTAGCTCTAGCATTAACACAATTATACATAAAATCCTTAAGCCATTCTGGATTAGGTCGTAAAGCATTTTTAAGTTTTTCTGGCATTTTTTCCCATACATTTGAATATTCTTTATTTCTCCATGTTATGCCATCTTTTCCCTCACCATATATAGGTTCCTCTTCTGGTATTTCTCCTGTAGGCATAGGTCTGCTACTTGTTTTCTCTACTACAGTCTCCCCTTCGGTCTCTTCAGAAGAACTCTCAATAATCATAAGTGGTTTTTTCTTTTGTGTTGTCAATTTAATTGGTTGATATCCAACATTATAAGCAAGAACTTTATCTTGACTTGACCCATAAGATAGGCTTTCTATGCTATGTTTATTTTGTATTAAATGATAACTATTATCCCGGTCATCATAAACTACCATATTTTCACTGTATTTTAAATTGCGAATTTTGGATAAAAGCGGCATTAATAATGTATCGTAAATATTTACAGCATCGCGAGCAAATTGTGAATTATTTGTTTCATTCATTTTAATTATACAATCTTTAATTTGCTGAATTTGAATATAAGCAGCTGTAGTTGTTTCGTCTAATTCTTGCTTTTTTTCTGGATTATCTACAACTTTATTGTACTCAGATAAATATTCTTCGTAGAGAGAAGAAGTCAAGCTAACATCCTCTTTTAATGTATCAAAGTTTTCTAATGCTGTTTCTGTGTCTATATAACCAAATAATAACTTATTCTTATCATCAATGATATTGTTTTTATATTTTTTTATTTCCTTTTCCATATTATCTAAAATATCTGGTAATAATTCTACTTTATATAATTTTACTCTAATATCTAAATTACATGGATCTGCCGCAACACCACATCGTGCTCTGTATTCTCTTGAAGATTCATCTGTATCATTAGCAGGAAAAAATACTGTTTGAAAAATAGTTCCTCCAGGTTTTTTACAGTTAATACACTTTGGTTTTAATTTTAGGTACTCAGCTCGTTTTTCTTTATTACTTAAGATATGATTATTAATTATTTTTTTCTTATTTTTCATTATATCATCTTCATATTTCAATTTCAATTTAAAATATTCATTTAATGTTTCTTTAACACTTATTATTTCATTTGTAGAAGTAGCCATTATATATTATATTTTATATAATATCTAATTTTATATATTTTATATTATATATTTTTGATATTTTGTATTTTATATTTTGTAATTTTTATTTTATATAATTTATTTTATATAATTTATTTTATATAATTTATTTTACACCCTTGAAGATTTAAAACCGCACCTTTTGTTGAAATAAAAAATCAAAAAGGTTTGCTCATCACAGAGCGTGTAAATTTTGGTTTTGAGAATTCTTCTAAATTCCCTGATGAGTTATTGCTTCTGGATAAATAATTGGGATTTATAAAAAAATTTGAAATAAAATAAAGGTATAAAGATATTCACACAATACTATAGAAGATGGACATCTCCCTTTTCATTATTCAAGTAATATTAAACAGCAGAGATTTTATAATCTTCTGTTTTATATTTAGTCATTTATAATATTTTGAAAAATAATATAAATAATTAAGGGTGCGGTTTTAAATCTTCAAGGGTGTAAATAATTATCAATTATACTAATATGTTTTTTTATGTATCATATCATATTCATTATCCCATGCTGGCAATCCAGTAATTAATTCTTGGTGGGCTGCTTTTTTTGCCTCCTGAAAATTTTTTATTTTTGATAAAATATATTGCTGTTTTTCTTTATTTTTTCTTTCAACCTCAACAGGAGATAATCTACCTTTGTATTTATATAATAAAATTAATCCTAAAATAATCAAAAAACCTATTAGTAATCCAACATTGAAAACCATATTATGAAAATTATCTCTTACAATATGACACTGCTTTAGAGTTTGATTTAAAAAATATTTCACACCTGGCTCTGTAAGTGTTGGTTTAGGCGAAGGCCATCCTGGATTAGAAAAATTATCAAATTCCATTAAAATATTGTTAAATTATTAATTTAATTTATTATTTTAATTTATACATATTATCTATATGGCTAATTCTTATTTAAATATTGTAACATTTTTATTTTCTACAATAATTTATTATTTTATAAAACCACCCCTAACATATCAAATTTTAAATAATGAAGAAGAATATAAGAAACACCTAAAATCTAATTATCTTTATTTAGCTATTTATGTAGTTCTAGTTCTAGTTGTTCAATTTATTGTAAATGCTTCGATAATTACAACAACCTGTGGCGGAGAGATCACTGAAAATATGGGTGCCGCTGGTGTTTTTACATTTATTCCTTGGATTTTAATTTTTGGTGTTGTTATTGTAATATTAACTATTTTCCCTGGTTTTAAAAGCGCATTTTCAGATGTTGTAGGTTATTTTTATGTATCTGGTCAAGCTAATAATATATTAACTGAATTGTTAGTTAATCCAGATATTGAAAAGAAAATGAATGGCGATCAACAAAAAGTAGATAATCCACCCGCTAAAATAGCACAAGGTGGCGGACCTGATTTTCCACCATCGCCTGAAGATATTGAGAGAAGCAGACAGCAACAAGTTACTGTAGATACCGCAAAAGGAAGTAGCAATAAAAGTGATAAAGATAAAAGAGCCGCAATGCAAGAAGCCGCCGACGCAATTATTAAGATTTGCGGAAATACTTCCATCCTAATTAATCAAATAGTTCCATCTAATTTTGTTCAATACTGGGATATTTTAACACCATTAATGAAAGAAAAATATCAAACTGATGGACCTGAAACGCAAGAAATAAAAGATGATCTGTTTAGTTTAGTTGTAACGAGAGATAATATTGGAGAGGCTATGTGGTATCTCTATACTGGAATATTATTGACTTCTATTGTTCAGCTTAAATTAACAAGTAGAGGATGTGTAAGTAATCCAAAAACTATGGAACAAAACTATCAGAAATTTTTACAAGTTGAAGAAGCAAATAAAGCACAGAGAGAAAAGGTTGAAGGTACCACTTATACTATTACAGGATAAGAGTACAAATTACAAATTATATCTTATTACATTTTAAATGCTCTATTTATTTATAAAAATACTTAAAGATAATAATAATTATTACATATTATGAAATACATAATAACTATTGTAAAAAAAATATTTCCAAAAGAATTACCAAAACCGATGGGTAGATGGAAGATAGATCAATGTAATAAACAAATGATTTCTAAGATAGATTTATCAAATGAAGATCATTGTGGTCCATGTGGACAATATGCGTTAAACAAAATAGAATTAAAAAAGAACGAATATAAAGATATTCAGAAAAATAGTATTAATTTAGAAAAATCCAAATAAATTTTATGTTTTTATTGTATTTTACTACTTGATAAATGGTAAAAAGGATATAAATAATATATTATAATATATATTATTTATTACATGTCTGATGACGACTGGGATGATTGGGAAAATGCGGAGTTTACAATTCCTACTATTAATGTTCTTAATCAAGAACAATTAAAACGCCTTGAAGAGAGAAAATTAATTGAAGAAGCTGATACTGAATTAGCAAAGGAATTATTTAGTACTACAAATTCTGATGAAAAAATAATAAATATAAATATAAATAAAAACAAGATATTAGTTTATAAAAATAACATATCAATTAAAGAAAATACAGAAACTAAAATTAAAAAATTACAAAATCAAAAGGATAATGAATTAAAACAACAGGAACTTTCTAAGAAAATAAGAGAAGCAAAATTAAAAAAACAAAGAGAGATTGAATTATATGGAGAGCCTGAAGAAATTTATGAATATGATGAATATGATAGTCTGTATCATTCATAATAGTCTAGTTGGGCATTTTATCTAAAATATTCGTGAGTAATTAACATAATACATAACTGCTAAATAACATAAAATACCTAAAACTATTGATAATAACCATACTGGTAAAATTGTCTTATTTCTATATCCTATACCAAATTCTCGAATACTTCCGTCTGTATTATAAAAACATGCCGGTTTCATTAATTGAATTCCTCCAAAAATTATTACAAATAATATAACAGCGAAAAGTGTAATATTTTCTCTTATGTAATTTTTGCTCATATTATATATATAATTATAAACATTTTATAATTATACTAAAATTTTTCAAATAATTTATTTTTTATTTGTTTTTGTTTTTGAATTATTGAACTATTGAATTATTGAATTAATTTTATCTAATATTCTTCTTCGTAATCAGCATATTCTTCTTCTGGAGCATCATTTCCATCTGTATTTCCATCCCAATATGTCTCTCCCATAAAACTCATATCATATGCCTCTTCATCTATTTCTTGATTAACCTGTTGTTGTTCCACAAAATCATCCAATAATATGTCAATATTTTCATCATTCGCATCTGGATTTTTTCTTCGAATACTTTTCTCTGCTCTAACCATATTATCTCTAAATGATTGTTCCTCATCATAGAAATCCTTATCCAATGTAGTAAGACCTTTTTGTAATCCTTTACTATACATTCCAAGCTTATTAATTTTTAATACTGTATCCGTATCTCTTTGCTCATCTGTCATTATTTTTAATCTATCTGTAACCAAATCCTTTTCTTTCTCTCTTAATTTAAAAACTCTATCTTGTATTTCTTCATAGGATGTATTTATTGTATCTTTTTGATTATTTAATATATCCACAAAAGCTATTAATAGCTCAGCGGTTTTTTGTTTAAGTTCTTTTTTGTTACCTGTCAATAATCTAGTATCTATTTCAGTTCGCGAGGTCATTGATAAGTCAATACGTGTCTCTTGCTCTTCCACAAAATCAACAGAAAATAAATCTGTTATTTCTACCTCTTTTCTAACTTCTGTAACAATCATCTCATCTAAATCTGATAATTCAATGTACTGAATTAGTATTCTCAATAAATAAAATTCAAATAAATATCTACTTGTTCTTTCATCAAAAATAGGTTTTAACTCTCTGTCTTCTAATCTTATAGTTGTATAACATGGTGTATATTTTGTAAGTAGAGATAGATTTTTACATGATCTTTGTATTGTTGTAAGAACATTTAGTAAAGTAGGAGAACCATAAAATGTTTTCAGTTTTTCATAATAGTTGCTAATATAATTTTTCAACTTAGCATTATGATTTCTAGAAAATCCGTAATAACTTGGAATATAATTATTATCATAATCTACTCCATTTAAAATAATATTTGGAAAAATATTAATAAAATTTTCAATAAAAGTTTTATAAAAATTGTTTATATTACAGGTTTTATAATCAGAAATATTATTTTCCTGATTTCTTTGTGTATCATCAGCTATCCATTCTGACAATTTTTCAATTGTTTTTGTCATTTTCTTTACAGAACTCTTTGTAATAGTTGACCCGTAATTCTTACCAACAAAATCAATAATTTCATCTTTCATAATATCAATATTTCTTATTAAATAATTGTTTAACTCTCTTACTTCTTTTGTTTGTTCTTCTGATGCTATATCAAATGTATCTATTGCTTTAAAAAGTAATTCAATTAGAGCTCCTTCAATCACTTCTTCATTCTCATCTGATATTGTTTCTAATAATTCAGACAATTTACGAATAGAAGATATGGTTTCTTTATTTATATCTATATTTACCACATTATTTTTGCTGATAATTTGTAAAAGTCGCAATAATTGTTCATTTGTATAATTTCTACCATCACTTTTTAGCTTTTCAATTATTCTATCTAATGTATCAGATGGATTAATTAAATTTTGTTCTGGTTTATCAGTACATAATGGAAGTAAATCTGGTGGTATTGGCATAAATGATTTAAATTTACAGTAAAAAATAAATGCCAAATAAATTGTTTCTTCGCTGAATTCATTTGTAATTGCTGGATAATGATTTTTTGTATTTACATCACTAAAAAATAATCCACCTTTTGAATAGCTTGTGACATCTCCCATAATATTTGATAATCTAGTTACGATATCATTATATTCAATTATACTTGGATTTTTGGATGAAAAATACTCAAATACACTTTCACCTTCATTACTTTCACAACAAGCATTTTCAAGATATGGCTCATTATTTGCTGTATGAAGCAATAGACTTTGTTTTTTAACTATTCCTTGTATTGTTTCAACAATTGCTAGAGAGAATTGAATTATTTTAGTCTCCACTACCAATAATTTTTCTCTCTGGTATGTTGATCCAGATCTTAAATCAGATATTAATCCTCTTTTAAATTCTTCTGAAATATTTACTAGATGTCTAATCTTAAAATTTACCAAAGGAGGCAAGAATTGAGTCCACTTAGCAATATTATGTTCATCTGGTATTTCCAATGTAGTATCTGTTAATAAATATTCTGTTTTTTCCTCAATTTTTCTTTTAACATCTGGATATCCTAATAAATAATCTATTGTATTTTTAATTTTGTTTATTATAGCATCTGATTTTTTACCTTTTAACACATTCCATGGTTCACTTGAAACTTTAATATCATTTACAATACAACCCAAATATGTCAAACTACTTAAATCACCAGCACCTTCAAATGGATAACCCGAAAATGAACGAATACAGCCAGGATGTGTTTTTCTTGTTTTAACTGATGGTATAGAGGTTTGTACAGCTATTAAATACATTCCTAGTGTAAAATATAACAAAGCTGTATTATAAAAATCCACATATGACATCATTTTTTTACCTTTTTCTGCCATCTCTCTAACTTTCTTTTTGTAATCACTTTCTGTTTCAACTGTTTCACGAATTGATGTTATTACTGTATTCATTATAAACTCTTTTTGTGTTTCAATATTTATTCCCATTGCCACTGAAAGAGTATTTATTATATTATTTATCATTCTTGTGTCCGGTGTATCATATTTGACTAAACTCTTTTGCGAGAGTGAAGCTAATATTTTATTACCAGCTTCTTCTTCTATTACGGCTCTTGTAGAAACTTTGAAACCCGCTTCATATCCCTCTTCTAGATCAAAATCTACTGGACAAATAGGCCAACCACTAAATTGATCACACCACCAATCACCATCATCACTTAATTTACCAATTTTTGATTTTACCAATTCTAGATAATCCAAATAACCATATTGACCTTCTACAACAAAAGAATTTGCCAAATTATAGACAAATGTTGGTAACAAAGGAACATTCGATTTTATACAATATAACCAATGAGTGCTCTCAAATTCACTTAATGGTCCTATTCCTTCAAGTGCTTCTCTCGTGTATGAATTTACAAATTTAATAATATAATTTTGTTTTTGAGCAAAATCAGGATGTCTTAAAATTAAACTTAATACCTTGTTATATGGTGAAACTGGTTTTGGGTTACTTTGTTCTTCTGCTGATGTGCCCAACTTATATTTAATATTATTGTATTTTAACATTTGATTTGTTTCTATCTTTGATATTATAGCAATGAGAGACATCAAATAATCAAATTTACCTTTGATATTTTTCTCAAAATCCTCTTTTGACATCTTATATTTACTATCAAACTCATCTATAACGTCTCTTAGCAATTTAGTTTGTAAACCTAATTCATCTTCTTTTGTTGTTTCACATTTATCTTCTAATTTTCCAGGAATACTTACACACTGCTGTTGTAATTCACATAAAATGGTTGGATCATCTGTATTTACATCTAATTTACTTACTTCATTATCTAATACCCATTTATTATCTTTACGAATGTAAAAATCTATTTCAGAAGCAGCTTTTTCATTATAACCTTTATATAAAACAGCAAATTGACCGTCGATTACCATCTTATGTCCATCTACCAAAGTATTTGCCAAATATTCCGCATCAGATGGCGACATTTTTTTCTTATCTATTAAATCCTTAACAATGTGTGCTCTTAATTCTTCAATAGACATTGTCATTACCTGCTTTTCATATCCATCTTTACTTTCTAATAATCCATAATTGGTTTTATCATATCTTTTATCAAAATAAATTAATTTATCGTCATCAGCTTTTAAAGCATCTATGGAATCATAATATTTGGCAATAACAACTGATTTACATTTGCCTTCTCCTTCCTCTTCTGCTTTTTTTGCTTTTTCAGCAACTTTATTTTTTTCTTCTTCAAAAAGAGATGAAAATTCGCTAGGAAACATTAGCGGTACACTTTGTAATGAAAGTGCTGTTGTGTATAATTTTGAATAATCTCTAATAGTAATTTTTCTTAGGATTTCTGAATTGGTAAATGTTTTTTGAGGATCATTTAAATCATACCCTTCTACAAATACATCATTTCGTAATTGCTTATTTAGTATTTCTATTACTGAGAATGCTTTAGTAGCTATAGGATCACTTGATTTTATCGAAGCTAATGTATTGAATAATCTACTACGTTCAATAAATGATTTATTAAATTGAGAGATTTTTTCATCTATAAAAGATACAATTTCTTTATATTGATTATATGTTAAATCATCAGTGTATATTAAAAATGGTTCCAAATAAGATACAATGTCTATTATAGATAGCTTGCCTGTAATATATTTTTTCATCAAATTAAACAATACTTTAGTTTTTGGAATAATCATATTAACAAACCTTGAATACATACCATCTTGTGAAAACTGTCTCTTGCTTTCCTCATCTAAATTTAAAACATAATTTTTAATACTATTGACAAAGTTATTTTCATTTATGTCTAGTTCACTATCAAAATCATCTATAAAAACAGTAGTCATATTTGTATTTTTTTTGAGTGTCTGCCAATAATTTAAAAAATGTTGGTTCAAATTTGCTTTTTCCAAAATACTTGTTCCAGGAAGATTAACCTTAGAAAAACGAATAGTTGGTTCAGGTAGTGTAATAAAAGATCTGACAGATAAAATTTCATTATCTGTAATATTATTTCTAATAGTTACAAATTTAGCTCCAGTTGAATCAATTGTATCTAAATTTGTTGTACCCAAATTATATTTTTGTATTACAAATCTTCTATCACGAACCATACTATTCGCAAAAACAGAGGAATACATGTTTTCTAAATTGTCAACAATGGTATTTAAATCTGTATAAATTGTTTTTTCTGTTATTATTTCTGTGCTTTCATCACTAACTAGTTCAAATGGCGTAAAATAACGATTTAAATCATAATATAAACTGACATATTTATTATAATCACTTGGTAAAGTGTTTGAATTATAACTTTTAATTAACTCACTCATACCTTTTAAATTTGTTTCTATTTGTAAATTTACAACATCAGAAATTTCCTCGTCAATATGTTGAGCATCATATACCTTTTTAATATTTTTAACTACAGGTAAAATCCACAACAAATTTGTCTTAAATCTATCAAAATATTCAACAAGAGGTTTATTATCTGCTTTTTTTATAAAAAATCCTTCTACGTTACCATAGGCATCAAAATAAGAAAAATGTTGTCTTAATTGTTTAAAACGATCAATCATTACGTGAATATTATTTAATACTCTTGGTGTTCTTTGTGCGCTTGGAACGGTAGAGAGAAGTTCATCCAATAGATCACTCACTTGTGTTTCTAAACTATAACGTTGGCTTTTGGCAGATACATCTACATATTGAACAATAGGACCGTACTCTTCGGAACCAAAATGAATTTGGTCAGCTCTAATAATAAATTCTCTCAATTGTTCCTTCACATTTTGTATAGGAATAGAAATGTCTATCTTTTCACGAGCAGGTTCCTCTTGCTCCCTTTCTAACTCTCCTAACTCCTCTACTTCTTCACCTTCTTCTGACTCCACAATTAGTTTTTTCTCTTTTGTAGATGGTTTCTCTCTAATTTCTATTAACTCAATTGGTAAATCTTCTGGAATTCCTTTATATTCAAAATTAATATATAATATGTCGCCATCTACAGATTTAAGTTCAATCATATCTTTTTCTAAATTAGTTATTTCACCTGTTATTATAATTGGAAACTCTCCGCCAAAATAAATATTTACCCACTTGCCAGGCAATAATCCATTTTGTCTTGCATAACTAGGACTGTCCATTCTATTTCTTATAGCAATTCGTTTAATATTACCGTCACCTAGAATACCGTCTTCTGATATAGTTAACCGGATGCGTTCAAGAGTATCTGTATTTATTAAATAAGCTTTTGACCTATCAATATAGTCTATGGCAAACAATTGGTCGTTCAATTTTTCATTTAATGGGTCTGTTATATGAATAATATCTCCTAATTGTAGCTCTATAACAGTATCATTATTTGATTCTTCACTATCACCATTTGTTTCTGTTTTTTCTTGAGATTTATTTTCACTTTCAGTTTTTGAGTTTGATGACATTTTGTTTCTATATTTATAATAGAAATTTTTATGCTTAAGTAAAAATCATTTTATAAATATATTAATATAGTTTAAAGACAATTTGGAAATAATATATTATTATATATGAGTTCCGTTCAATATAATTTATCTTTTATTCCTGGTTTTAATGAACTTATCCAATCTAGTAAGGATCCAAATAATACAAATAATACTTCAAATATACTAAAACTGAATAAAATGGAATGTAGAACATCTAATAATGCGGCATATAAAGTTATTCGTTATGATAAACATTTTCTAGCTGGTGATCTTGTTCCTACTTACGGGTTATGTCGTTCTGTCATTGTAAACAATGAAAATAATGTAGTCGGATTTGCTCCTCCTAAATCTATTTCCAGTGAAAAATTTATAAAAGAGTATTCCGAAAAAACAGAAGGTGTTGTTGCGGAGGAGTTTATCGAAGGAACTATGATTAATGTATTTTGGGATCCTGCTATCGGATTAAATGGAGGTTGGGAAATTTCTACTCGAAATACAGTCGGAGCCACTTCTAGTTTTTATAAATCTGGTAGTAATAAACCTAAGACTTTTAGAGACATGTTTTTAGAAGCGGCACAAGAAAATGGTTTGGTTTTACAGCTGTTAAACCCTATTTATTGCTATAGTTTTGTTGTTCAGCATCCTGATAATAGAATTGTAGTACCATTTAAAAAGCCACAATTGTATCTAGTTGGTGTTTATTCTATTATTAATAATAGTAATAATGAAAACAAGGTAATTGTACAAGTCTTTGATCATCAAATATTTAAGCAATGTTTTGATCAAACAAATACCACTATTCAATTTCCAAAGATTTACAGTTTTGATAGTTATTCTGAGTTAATTGAAAAATATGGATCCATGAATACGTCATATGATATTCTAGGGGTGGTTCTTCATAATAAGCTTACTGGTGAAAGAGCCAAAATTAGAAATCCAGTATATGAGCAAGTTCGCGCTCTAAGAGGTAACCAACCTAAGCTTCAATTCCAGTATCTTTCTTTGAGAAATGAAGGCAAAGTGAAGGACTTTTTGGAATTTTATCCTGAAAATAAAAAGGAATTTTCTACCTTTAGAGATCAGGTTCATTTGTTTACAGATACTTTGTATACCAATTATAGGTCTTGTTATGTTAAAAAGGAGAAACCGCTTAAAGAATTTTCTGATCAATATAGAACTCATATGTTCAATCTTCATCAGAAATACATGACTGAACTAAGAGAGCAAAAGTTGTTTATTTCGTCAGCTATGGTCCAAAAATATGTCAATGAAATGGCGCCGACTTTATTGATGTATTGTCTCAATTTTAATATGAGGAAGAGACGTGTTGATACTGTTGTTGCTGATACAAATATTTAGATCTTGTAAATGAATAAAATAAAAACAATATAAATATAATTCATAATAATATTTATATTATGTCCGATACAAATAAATTAATTAAAGATGTTGCGATAGATGTTATTTGTATAGTAACACTCTGGGGAATATCTACTACTATTAATGCTAATAATTTATCTTCTTATATAAACATAAATACATATAAATTATGTATTATTTCACCTGGATATACTAATTATATAGCATTAGGAACTTCCTGTTTTATGATAATTAAATATTTAAATATGTGAATATGTGAATAATCGCAAATAAAAATTTGTTAAATCACACTAAGACATATAATGTACAATAATAAGGCAACTAGTGATTTATTTGTATAATTCATATAGTGTAAAATGGATTTTTTAGAAAAAGTTTTTTTTATTTCAAATAAATAATAGATTTGTGGTATATGTAGTAAGGAAAATAAAATTGCTATTTTGTTATTAAATAAATAACTTAATTCAGATGAATTTATTGTTGTTCCTATAGATATTACTAATAAAGCACAATACCATCCGACTTTTTTACCAAAAACAGTTGGTAATGTTTTAATACTTTGTTGTTTATCTCCTTCATAATCACGAATATCTAATAATATTTCATTTGTCCATGATCCTGTAAATATTAAATTTGTTAATATTATTAATAAATCGCAATTTTTATTTAAAAGTAATCCATTTGGCGATGATGATAATCCTGTAAAAATTACTGTAAAAGACACTAATAAAGCACAAGAAATATTTTTTATAATCATTATTTTTTTAAAAACTGGTGTATATAGCAAAGCATGTGCTATAGAAAAATGTACAATGGGATGAAGATTTGAGGGTAAAAATTTTATATTCAAATATTCACTAATAATTAACAATAAAAATGTTGTACCAATTGCTTCATTTTTTGTAATAGCTCCTGTAATTAAAGGTCGTGCTGGGCTATTTATTTTGTCTATTTCTATATCATATATATCATTTATTACCATACTAGCAGACATTACTAATATGGTATCAATTGTAGCCACATAAAATGCTATTGGTTGTATTAAAGATGGGTTCATTAACCATCCACCTGAAAAGCATAATAATAAAACAGGAGGAACTACTGATTTTGCTCTGGTTATTTGTAGTAATCCATTTATTTTATTAGGTAAATTATGTAATTTAGATAAAGGGAGAGAAGGTTCAGTTTCATTTTTATTGTATAAAAACTTTGTTTGTCTATCTCTTATAGACGGCTTTATATTAGGATTTAAATAAGCATTTGTAGAAAATAAAGAAAAAATAGGTATTAAAAAATGTAGTAATCTCATATTATAAATAAGTATAATATGAAATTATTTCTATATTTTATATTTGTTAATATCTTTATTTACATATTAACATTTTTATAACTGATATTTACATTTGTAAAGGGCCATCTTCATAAAATTTCTTGTAATTCGCCTTATAATGATTAGAAAATAAATCGTAAACTATACTGAACTTGCCATGCATATCCTGATAATTTGTTTTATCAATATGGTCAACAATTGACTTGTCTTCTTTTAATGTATTAAACATTGTATTTTGCGTTATTTTATCACCTAGTACATTAACTAATTGAAACAATGGAAAAAGTATATTCTGGTTTTTAATATTATTCAAATCATAACTCCAATAGTTTCTATATGCTTTTACAAACAATTTTGTCTTGAACTTGGAAATTGGCAAAGCATGCGTAATAATTGTAGAGCTCCAATTACCAAATTTCACACGCGCAACTGTAGAATGTGGTAAAGTATACTCATTTTCTACTGTAATATTTTCAAAATTATAAATTTTACTTACTAATGAATTCTCTCCAGCAACATATTCATAAATTATTTTATAATGATGCTCTACATCATTCATTTCCAATACTTTTGAATTATGTAAAGGATTTGGACTTTTTTTGTTACCAAATGTATGAACAAATCCAATATGACAAATATCTAAACTATTTACTGTAACAAATTTGCCATAATGTTCAAAATTCTCATCTAAATAAACTACACGGTGTTCCTTATCATAAAATTCTGGTTCTACAAAAATACACTTTTCATCTATTTTATTTTTCATTTCTTCATTTTGAATACAAATTGTATTTAAATAAACAACATCACCTTTCTCAACTACTTTAAAATAATTTACATTATGGCAGTGCGATTCCATATGAGGTAATTTAGGAATTTCTATTAGATCACCATTTGTACCATCAAATATATAACCATGATAAGGACAGGTTATTGTGTTTTTAAAAGTAGTACCTGACAAAAATGACGACCCTTGATGACTACAACAATCGCGCAACCCATAATATGTTGTCTTATCTTTCCAAACAATATAATTCACGTCTCTAATAGTTACTCTTTTAGGTTTAATACCAAAATCACGTGAAAATCCTATTGGATACCATGTTAACTGTCCTTTGTTATTTGGACCTTCTAACCGTGGAAAACTTCCAAAATAAAAAAAATCTTTTTTAGAATAACCTTGATTTACTTTATTATAATCTTGAATTATTTTATCTTTTTCATCCATTTTATCTATCTCATATTGTATATCATTTAACATTTTATTTTTATTAAATAGATTTAATGGTTTACATCTTTTATTAATTAAAACATTATTAAGTCGAAAACTATTTACAAATGAAGCTCCACTTAAAAAATAAACTATATACAATACATCCCACATGTTAAACATATATATAATATAGAAAATACTGTTTATATTATTTATAATATTATAAAATATGAATATAAATAATTATTACTATATAAGTAATATATACATGAACCTCTGGTTACTTTTTTTATTTACGCCTATAATTCATATTAATAGCCTTGTATTCAAAAAAGGATTTGTTAAAATGTCTAGTGAAAATATAGATTGGACTATCATTCATAACTATAAAAATTTCTTGAACAAAGATAGTTATAATAATATTATACAAAATGTAATAGACAAAAAAGTAGATAAGGTATTTATAAATAATAATTATAAAGAGATTATTAGTGTTGATAATTTGCCTCAAAATGATATTTTATATAATCATTACCATATGGCTACAATTAATCCAGTTGTTTTACCAAATTTAGTGGAAAAAACATCGGAAGCTAATGTTCCCATTTTTTTTAAAGATTTTGACACTAATTTTTTTACTATTGATAATTTATTGAGTTTAAGTACTTCTTTTTTAGGATTAGTAGTTCCTCTTTATATTGTAGGTAATCTAATACTTTTTGTTTTAAGTAGAAATAATCCATCAACTAATATTAATCTCGCAAAAAACAATATGCAGCAAAGAAATTCAAGAGGAAATCCATTTTTTGGACTTATGAAAAATGAAGCTGACAATTTTGAAAGACCTAATATTACTCTTGCTTCATGGGCTGGTAGTCCAGAGGTTTTGGAGGAGTGTAAAGAAGTTATTACTTATATTGAAAACAAAGAGAGATTTGCGCAAATTGGTGCAGAAATGCCAAGAGGTATTTTATTGGAAGGACCACCAGGAACTGGCAAAACACTTTTAGCTAAAGCTATCGCATCTGAAACTAAGTCCACTTTTATTAGTATTGCGGCTTCTGAGTTTGTAGAGTTATTTGTGGGAATGGGAGCAGCACGTGTAAGAGAATTATTTAAAAATGCCAGAGAAAACAGACCATGTATTATATTTATTGATGAAATTGACGCAGTTGGCAGACAAAGGGGTGCCGGAATTAATATGGCAAATGATGAGAGAGAGCAAACACTCAATCAAATTTTATATGAAATGGATGGATTTAATGATAATAATGATATAATTATTATGGCAGCTACCAATCGCAAAGATGTATTGGATCAAGCCCTTTTACGCCCAGGACGTTTTGATAGAATTATTAGGGTTCCACTTCCAGATACACCTTCCAGAGAGAAAATATTGGGGTTTTATTTAAAAAATAAATCATTGGAAAAACCATTTGATGTTAGTTTAATTGCTGAATTAACTTCTGGATTTTCTGGAGCACAGTTGAAGAATTTAATTAATGAAGCTGCAATTTTATCAGCAAGATATAATTACACGACTATTCAAGAGAGATATATTTTTGATGCGTTTGAAAAGTCGGTTGTTGGATTAATTAAGACAAATGCTACAATCGCACCTGCTACTAAATTGCGTGTGGCATTACATGAAGCCGGTCACGCATTATTAACTTTAAAATTTAAGGAGTATTTTGATTTTCAAAAAGTATCTATTCAGCCTACTTATAATGGTGCTGGTGGATATACTCTTTTTTCAGAAAAACCAGAAATTAAAGAAGGTGGACTATACACAAAAGATTTATTTAAAAAGAGACTTATTATTACTATGGGAGGAAAAGCTGCGGAGTCTATTTATTATGGAGATAATCATGTTTCTTTAGGCGCAGTTCAGGATTTAAGTCAGGCTAACAGTTTGGCAAAAAGAATGATTGGTAATTTTGGCATGGGTGATAAATTAGAAGTCTTTTATAATGAGGATGTAAGTGATGAATCTAATCCATTTTTGGGTAGAAGTTTTGGTACTGGAAGTAAATATTCGCAAAGCACAAAATATATGATGGATAAAGAGACACTTGAATTGGTCAAAGAAGCTTATCAAGAGGCTAAAAGAATTATTTCTTTTAACAGAGTTAATTTGATAAAAATTGCTGAATTGTTACAGAATAATACAGTTATTTATAGTAAAGATATGCCTAATTTTTTCTAATTTTACAGATTTTTTATAAATTTTGTTTTATTAAAAATAAAAAATAATAAATAACAACTTAAAAAATATTCATTTTATACATATAGAATGCGTATTTTTGGATTATTGTTCAGTTTTCTTGCTCTTGTTAAGAGTGATGATTTTCTTCCTCCTCTATGTCCTTCGAACCAATGTGTTCAATTTACTGTGACTTCTGGAACTGGCTGTGCTTGGATGTGTAATTATTGTGCTACCCAATTAGGCACTAATAATTATTATTTTACTGATGGAGTATGCTCATATCAAGAGGGTCAGGGTTGCGTTGGTAACCCAATTGCCGGAAAGCAATATACTTGCTGTTCTACCACCTTTTAAAGGCAATCGCCTACGGCTTAAAAGGTGGTGACAAACCTACTTTAATATTTATTCATCTTCTTCTGGTTCATAAATTTCTTTAATATCATTATATACCATTCTATTTTGAGCGTTTGACCTTGTACCTGAAGTACTACCTCCTCCACAATAACTAAATACTGTTTGTGGTTCTGGTCCATTTATATAAACAACATCTTTCCTATTTCTAATTTCACTTTCTAATTTTAAAATTTTTTCCTTTAATAATTTATTTTCCTCTTTTATTTTTTTATCATCTTGTAACGTATCAAAATATACTGTTTGTAAGTTCTCTATTTTTTGTTCCAAATCTTTTACTTGTTTTTCAAGAATTTCATTCTTAATAGTTGAGTTATCAAGCTGTATTTGAATATTAGTTTCTTTTTGTGGATTTTCTGCTAATTCTTTCAAACTTTTTTTCAACTGTTTAATTGTTTCTATTATACATGTCCAATGACATCTATATACAGATGATGTATCATTATGTGTAAAATTACCACTAATAAGTGTTTTTAGTGTGTCAATTAAATAACTAGGAATAGGAATGTTATCATTTATGATTAATATATCTGTAACTGGATTGTATTGGTTAGGATGACCTGAACAAACACATATACTTTGTTCTTTAATATTGACATTACCATGTATATCAATCTTAAAATAATATTTATACATAGTGAAAGCAAAACATCCTTGATGTGATGGACTATCTCTATATTCACCAGTAACAAAATCTAAAACATAGGTTGCCATATCTTATAAAATATAAATTACATATAATAGTTTATATTTTATATCAATTTTTTTATTACGATTAATAGAGTGTGTATCTGTAGTTGTCTTGAACTCTTGCGAAGGCTCCATCTGGGGTAGACTCCTTGCCAGAAGGCATTGTGCCATACAAATACTGTCCAAAGCTTGCTTGGTCACCTGGTTGTACATTTGTATTCGGTGTGCTGTAAAAGACACGATTTGATTGGTCTAACTCAAATTGCTGCCAAAGATCTCCAAAAAGCTGCTTATTGGTATTTTTTATACCTGGGTTCATCATCTGGACAGATCGCTTTACATTTTTAGTAATATCTTCGTCCACATCGACATTAAAAGATGGCGGCGCGGCTTTGCGTTCAGGATCGTCTTCAATTTGTGTCAATAAAACATTACTAAATGGGTTCTTTTTAGTACCTTCTTTGTAATCTGCTTTTAAAACACTTTCTAAAGTAACAGGATTTACAAAGGATTCACCAGATTGTTTTTTATTCTCTCTAGTGAGAACTTTAAAACCTTCATTTACCATTTCTTTTGTAACTTTCTCCTTTCGCATCTTAAATAGAACAAAAATAACTACTAGCGTTACAACTCCGACTAATAATACACGTTTTGACATTGTTAGAATATATCCTAAAATAGTGATCAAAATAACAAGCCTAGTAATAGCATTTAATTTCTGTTCATAACACATATCGGTAGTAGGCCATAATTCAAAAATATACTCTTTATTAAATAATATAGTTGGTTCATTGGTCCAAAATGAAATTGTCATTATATATATATAAATCTTTTTTAAAAAAGTTTATTACTAAATTTAATATCTATTTTTCAATAATAATTATTTTTCTAACAATTATTATTTTTTCTATTTTGGAATTTATTATTTATTGTTATTTATTTTTTACCCTTCTTCTTCTTTTTACCAGTATTATTAGTATTTGTATTACTATTATCAGCAACAACTGGTTTGGCACCTCTTGGTGTTCTCTCTGCCTTCTCTGTAGAACTAAATAATTTCATCAACTCTTCATCCGAAATAGCTGCTTGTTGTTGACCAGATGTTTGCTCTTGTTCAGCACGTGCCTTCGCATTTGATGCTGCCTTTGCCTGCATACGTTCCTTCATTTGTGCCATCTTCATACGCTGATTTAAATTTGCTTCCATAGCACCCATATTCATCTTGCCTCCACCTCCCATGGCTCCACCTAACCCCATCTTTGATAACATGGATTGAATATTTCCCATTCCTGGCATATTCTTCATCTTGTTCATAATATCTGTTGCCTCTTTCATCAACTCTGACTCCTTTATTTCTCCTGACTTCATTTTCTTATCCAATTTATCGCCTACTGACTTTACTAAACCCATTAACTTGGTTGGGTTTTTCACCAATTTTTGAAATACATCTTTCATGTCCGTTGTATTGTCAAAATCCATATTCAAATCTGACGCAGTTTCCTCCGCAATTTCGCGGGCTAATTGCCCCAGTTTTCCATCTAACATACCCGTAATATGCTCTTGTAATTTATTAGGGTCTGGGATATCTTCACTGCTTAAACCTTCTCCTAGTCCTTCACTAAAATTACCGCTAATATCAAATAAATCTTTCATTTGCGACAAAGTTTCTTCTAATTTACCCTTAAACTCGTCTTCATTAATGGCCTCAAATAATTTGGCGGTGTCACCAAATGCTTCCTTATTTTCAAGAGTACCTACTATTGAAAAGGTAATCAATTGAAGATACTTCCAAATGGTTTCACGAGTTTTATCTGAAATATCACATTGCCATAAGTTTTTAAAATGTATTTGTGGTAAAAATTCGGTGTCTAAATCTGAGTCTTCCTTAAATATATCTTCATTCTGATACAAAATATCAAAAAAACGGGGAGGAATTTTTTTCTGACAAAATTCAAAGATAATCTTGGCGGATTTTTTTTCGGATTTTTCTATAGCTAGGCGTCTATCTTCCTCTTCCTCAATATAGTCAAAGTGGTCTTTACTCTTCCACCATTTCTGAATAAATGAGTCGTATTCAGGAAAGGTCACTCTTAAATCTCCGACAAAATCTCTTATAACTTTAATAAATTCCTCAGGAACTTGTTGGGTGTCGTTCTTGTCTGACATATTATTTATTATAAAATATATTTATTTAAATCAAACTCCGTAAAATATATATTATCCACTTTTAAAAAGTGGATCAAAAAATAATAATTTTTGCTATACTTTTTCAAAAGTGTATGTAGATCAAAATAATTTGATTATGCTTCTTCAAACATATTTTTATAAATATTTAAGCATTCATTAAATAATTCAATTAATTCATATTTATATTCATCTTTTATTTCTTTTATATATTCCATTTGATACTTATTTAATGTTCTACAATTTCTAATATCGTCTTTAATTATTTCAAAAAAATCTACATCTAATATTTTTAATGGTTGATTATGAAGGTGGTAATATGAAGGTATTATACAAAAACTATTAGATAATCCGTGTTTTGTTGGTGGATCACTCATAATGGTTCCATCACAATTAATTTCTTCTAATCCAAACTCTTTTGATAATCTTTTACATACTTTTGTTTTAATTACATAATTTTCATCACTATCACTATCACTATCAGTATTTTTACTGGTGTTGTGAGTTTTTGTATTGTCTTTATGTTCATTCATTAGTATATTAATAATGTACTAATCAATCAAAATATATTTAAATTATTTATAATAATTTAAATATTTTTGCTATTATTTTGCTACTATTTTGCTATTATTTTGGCACAACCTTTTCTAAAGGTTGTTTATAAAGGTTGTTTTAGTCACTAGCACACAACTCCGATAATTTTGTCAAATTTTGAATGTATTTCATTGATTTTCCCTGATCTGTCGGATCCATATTTTTAATTGGATTACGTAATCTATCTATTGATTCAGAAATCTTATCCGAATATTTAGATACTGATATATCATCAGAGTAATCTTTATTTATAAAAAATTCAATATTTCCTTCCTCTATTTCTGTTTTGTATTTTTCAACAATATATTTCTTCCAAATTTTAACAATCAACTTAGGGTTTGATTTTCTGGCAAAAATAAACGCATTTTTTGCTGTTAAAATATCTGGATCATCTGGAAAAACATTTATCACATCATTTACAAATTCTAAAAAATGATCGTTAAAAGCGGTTAATATATTAGCCATTTTATTATTTTCTATATATATTTTTAAATTTATTTAATAATATATTATTATTATTCATTAATTACATTTAATTATTTAATTTAATAACTCATTGGTGGTCTATTACCAGTCAGCTTTTTAATATCGGCATCTCTCTCTTCTTGCATGCGTTTCATTCTACTTTCCATTTGTTGGTTGGCATCATCTTCACCCATTTTTTTGGCACCACGAATAGTTGTATTTTGTTCACTAGAGAGAGGCTCAGATAGTTGTCCACTAAATGCGGTTTGTAAGTCCATATAATTATGCATTTGTCTCATTCCACCGTTTCCCTTTGCCTCTAAATCTTCCGGAGCTTGATCCAAAAAACTGTAATTATCAGATACTATATCTCCACCTCCTAAAGAAAAAGCCATTGGCTCCATATTATTTTGGGTAGCCTGTCTTACTTCCACTTGTTGGCGAGGCTTTAAATATTCTAAAATCTGCTCACCATATAAAACATCATATCCTTTTGTTAGCAATAATAGAGCAGGTACACGTGTGACATTTTCCGGTAAAATGATTTTTTGTCCATTTTCCAAAACAATATAAGTTTTATTATTTTCATCCTTAACTCTCTTATCTATACATATAAAATGGATTTCATTTTGAGACTGAAACTTTGATAGGGCTTGTAGATATTTTTTACAAACTTCGCAATATTTACTATAATATAAAATACAGCTCATTTTATACTTAGTTAATTGAAAATAATATTTAAATAATAATTTAAAATATATTGTAAAATATTTTTTAAAAAAATTGATTTCAAATATTAATTTAAATATAAAGGTATAATAGATACCATGAACCCGGTAATTGAACCTTTTGATACTAAAGATGATACGCTTGGATTTACTCTTAGTGGGGTAAATGTCAGCATTGCGAATGGTTTGAGAAGGACCATTTTATCTGATATTCCAATGCTTGTATTTAGAACAAGTCCAAATGAGCAAAATAAGTGTAATATCATTGCTAATACTAGTCGTCTTAATAATGAGATTATTAAACAGCGTCTCAGTTGTATCCCAATTCATATTAAAGACGCGCAGGATTTCCCATTTAAAAATTATATTATGGAAGTCAATGTGGAAAATACTACTGATACTCTTATGTTTGTGACAACTGAAAATTTCACTATTAAGGATTTGGTTACTGGAAAGATGCTTCCAGAATCAAAAGTCAGAGAAATATTCCCAGCCGATGATTACACTGGTTATTTCATTGATTTCGTAAGATTGAGACCAAAAATCAGCGACGAAATTCCTGGCGAGAAAATTCATCTTACTTGCGAATTTGATGTAGGCACTAATAAGGAAGATGGAATGTTTAATTCAGTGTCCACCTGCGCTTATGGTAACACAATTGATACCGCATTTCAGGAGGCAGAGTTGGCAAAAAAGAAGCAAACTTGGAAGGACGAGGGGAAGACCGAAAAGGAGGTCGAGTTTGAGGCGGCAAATTGGCTGCTATTAGACGGCAAACGTCTATTTAAAAAGGACAGCTTTGATTTTAAAATTCAGTCTGTTGGTGTTCATACAAATAATGAAATTGTTGATTTTGGTTGCCAGCTTTTGATAGATAATTTAAATAAAGTGGATACCTTGATTGAAAAGGATGAATTGGAAATCAAAAATGCCGACAATACTATGTCAAATTGTTTTGATATTGTGCTCGAAAATGAGGATTATACCATCGGCAAAGTCTTGGAATTTATTTTATATACCAAATTCTACGAAACCAAGACGCTTACCTATTGTGGTTTCAAGAAATATCATCCTCATGACACTTACAGCATAATTCGCGTAGCGTATGCGGAACCTGTAGAGAAATCCACCATCAAGGGGCACATGAAGGAGGCTATTATGGATGCGGTCCAAATATATGGCAAAATGAAGAAAGATTTCTTGTCAATTTTGAGAAAATAATTTGTAGGACATATTTTATAAAAAATTCTTAATTAAAATTAACAAATATTAACAAATTGTTAACAAATGTTAACAATTTGTTAACAAATTTTCCCCAAATGTTAACAAATTTTTATGATATTTTTTAGATTTTAAAAACTAAATTTTTCTTCCAGAAATAGAAATAAATGGAAATATTTTTAAGCAAATTTTAAGCAAACAATTATAATTTTATATATTGTTACTATTTTTCGTATAAAAATAATTAAAAAAAAATTCTAGCCTTAACAAAATATAAATGGAAGTATTTTAAGCAAATTTTAAGCAAAGTTTAAGCAAATATACCCTCTCAAGATACTACATAATGTAGGGAAATTTTGGACTTTTCTGAAAAAGTGATAAAAAAGCGATGCTACACATGTAGAGGCGAAAAATCACTTTTTTTCCCAAGACTTTTTTGGAGAATCAAAAAATGGACAAAAAAAATGTCCATTTTTCGAAAAAGCCGAATCTCCCGGCCAAAAAAATTTCCCGCCACTGCATAAAAAATTTTTAGCGTCTCAAACCAAAAAAAAAATTAAAAATTTGTGACGATAAATTTTTTTTATATTTTTTTAAAATAAGGATTTTGGGATTTTTTCTTTTCCAATATTAAGGAAGAATGGAAATAATTTTGTCCCCAAAAATCCCACAAAAATTTGTATGTAATTGTTGTGACTATATAACTAGCAACAAAAAAGATTATAATAAACATATGTTGACATTGAAACATAAAAAAACACTAAATGGAAATAATTTGGAAAAAATGGAAATTAATAAATCCCAAGAATTTAATTGTGAAATTTGTAATAAATCATATGAAACACATGCTGGATTATGGAAACATAAAAAGAAATGTGTCCAACAATGCTCTAAAATAGAAAATACTGAAGATAAATCAGATGAAATTCAAGAATTAAAAGAATTTATGAAATATCTTATGCAGGAAAATTCGGAACTAAAAACTATGATGATGAAAGTAATAGAAAATGGAACAAATAATCATTCACATAATACAACAAATTCTCATAATAAATCCTTCAATCTTCAGTTCTTTTTAAATGAAACATGTAAAGATGCTATGAATATTATGGATTTTGTAGATTCAATTCAACTTCAGCTTTCTGATTTAGAAAAAGTAGGTGAAATAGGTTATGTAGAAGGAATTTCAAAGATTATAACATCTAACTTAAAGGCATTAGATGTTGAAAAAAGACCGATACATTGTACTGATAAAAAGAGAGAAGTATTGTATATTAAAGATGAAAATAAATGGGAAAAAGAAGATGAAGACAAAAAGAAGCTACGAAAAGCCATAAAAAGAGTAGCAGGTAAGAACCAAAGATTGCTACCAAAATTTAAAGAAGCACACCCAGATTGTATTAAAGCAGCTTCCAAATTTTCCGATCAATATAATAAAATGATTATAGAGTCAATGGGTGGTTCAGGAGATAATGACTTAGAAAAAGAAGACAAAATCATTAGAAATATAACAAAGGTAACAACTATTGCCAAAAATGATGACATTTAGAAATAAACACATTTAATAAAATTAATTATAAAATAATATTCATTTAATAAAAAAAATGTATATTATATAATATATAAATGGCTAACGTATATAGTTATACCTTTGATACCCCTAGTAGAATTGGACTTGATCAATGTAATTTATCTCAAACAGATATCCAAAATGTGGCATCATGTAATTATCAAACCCAAAACTTTTTTGCTGCTGATTGCTCTATGAAAAATGTTCAAGATCTAGCGACCACACAGCCTGGCATCATGTACAATGGTGGTTTCAATTCAGGAGCAGGTGGATGTAATATTGACACATCTTCAAGACTCCAAATCGGGAGCATTCAGACTAATCCTAGATGCCGTATTGATTTATTTCACCGACCATTTGCCACTGTTCCTTATTTAGGAAGAGGATCAGTAAATCCCGTTATGGAGGCCCAAATCCAACAAGGTGAGCAAATTGTCAACAAAAGAAGTGTCAACAATTTAGGAGAGAAGAGCTATATTAAGTATCACCAAACCCCTCTTTTACCAGCAGTTCAGGACAATTTTAATAACTCTGCTACCAAAATTGAAAATGATGCGTCTGATGGATGGATCCGAGGTGGTGTGCCATCTCGTGAGCTAACACGTGATACAGATTATTTCAATAAGCACAGCACATATCAATATGCCTAATTATACTTTTGAAAAAAGTATAGCAAAATCAAGTAGGCTATATCTTTTTAAAGGTAGAAAATATTAATTCTATAAATATAATATGAAATATAGGTCATTACAAATAATATTTTATATTATATTACTATTATTAACAATATATTTTTTATATTACTTATACATTCAGCATAAGAAAGATATATTGATTACACAAATATTACATAATTGGAAAGAAAAATTTGGTGGATATATTCAAAAAGATAAAAGAGGTTTATACGAGGGTGATTATTATTTAAATTTTTCAGAAATTAAAGATAATAAAACCCATGTTCATTTAATAACACATAATTTTACTTATCCATCATTTGAGTTAATTCCCTCTACTAGAATTGGTTATGTTGTAAAAAAAGATACAAAACATTTAGAACCAGTAAAAATCAATGAAACAGACAATCCAGAGAAAATTTGTTTAGACATGATTAAATTATATGAAAATTTTGATATGAATTACTATAATTCAAAGTAATTTATTTACATATTTTCTCATTTAAACACATTTTTGTATTTTACTTAATATGTATAATACAAAAGTAAATTGTACTTACAATAGTTCAGACGTATTCTTAGAAACAGATGAAATAAATGAAGAACAAAAAGAAGCAATTAGAGATGCTTTATATCGCCAAGAATTGTTGAATATATTAGGAATGGAAGAATTTAACGAGGATAGTATGAATAAAGCTATTCATGAATTACATGAGCGAATATCATGTTGTCAAGAATTAATAGAATGTATTCTTAAATTATCAGGACGATTTATGAGCACAGATGAAGAATTAGGCCTGATGATATTATTTGCTTATGATTATATGTATTTAAGTCATCCTTGTATTAGCGAATATTTAGAAACAGGTCAAATATCAGAAAAAAATATAAGAAATTTAAGAGCTATTATTTTTTAGACAGTCGCCTACGCTTTAGAAAAGGTGGAGCCAAATGTATTATAGATTTTGCTTCAATTTTTTAAACAGAAAAATATATTTTTGCTCCACCTTTTTTTTAAAGTGGATAAATATTTTGCTCCACTTTTTTTAAAAGTGGATTTTTTTAAAAGTGGATATATATAAATGGCTTCTACTCGCAATATAAATACTCCAGGTAATTATAATTTAGAACAAAGAGAATTTCAACAATCCGCAAATTATACTTTATACGCCAACTCGCAATATGGTGCTGCTTATAATACAAGATTACCAGGAAACGGGTTATTACCCGCCCAAGTGCCTTGGAATAAATTATCTTATAATCCAGCTGACACTGAATCATTTTTGTTTGGAATAAACTCGACAAACTTAGTGAACCCTGCACCATGTTTTGTTCCAGAGATTGCTCAATTAGGTACAGCAAATATATATGAAAAAAGGCCAACATTTATACCAGAACCTTTAGTAATAGAAAAAAACCAGCGACCTTTCCCTGTTCCAAATTAAATTCAAACTTTAAAAATCTATCTTTAAATTAATAAATTAATTATTAATTTAAAATATGTTTGCTTTTTATATATAAATGAGTAGTAACATAAACGCAAATAATATAAATAGTAATACTATTAATGTTACAAATTTGAATGTTACATATATAAACGGAGTACCATATAATTCATGTGGTTCTTCAGGAGGTTATTATATACCTTGTCCAGATTGTGATTATGTAGGTCCAGATCAATGCGAATGTGGCGAGTCTTGCGATTATGTGGAGCCAGTCCGTGATGAATGTGACTGTTTTGTGCCTTGTACAGGAGGCGGTGGCGGTGGCGGCGGCCCCGGATCAACAGGTCCAACAGGTCCAACCGGTCCAACAGGTGAAAAAGGTGTTCCAGGTGAGTCATCAGGTTTAGTATTATATTTAAATCAAACGCAGCCATCCAATGTTGATCCATCATACCAATTATTAACAAATATTCCATTAATAGATCCATCTCACGTTGTATTTTATGTAGCACCAGATGCTAGTAATGTATTTTTAGCTGGATTTGCGAGAAGTCTAACTGGGTTAAATAATGTTACTTTTATTCCAGATGGAATATGGACATTAAATTTATTTGCTTCATCAACCAATACAAATATAAATGTTCGTTATGAATTATTTGGAATAAAACCAGGCGGGATTGAGGTAGATTTAACACCAGATTCTTCTAGTACAGAAAATGTTAATACAACAAGCTCTTATTTATATACATTAACACTGGCTGTACCTATTATACAATTAATACCAACTTACAATGCTGTTGTACTAAAAATATTTGGAACAAATATAAATTCTACTCCGGGTCCTGATAGTGATGTTACTTTATGGTTTCAAGGTTCAGGATATTATTCATATGTTAAAACATCATTCGCAGTTTTGGGTAACACAGGTCCAACTGGTAAAACAGGTCCCACAGGTACCACAGGTCCCACAGGTGCAATAGGGACAGGTCCAACAGGCCCAACTGGTAAAACGGGTCCAACAGGTTTTACAGGTCCAACTGGTCCAATAGGTACAGGTCCAACTGGTTTTACAGGTCCAACTGGTCCAACTGGTAGAACGGGTCCAACTGGTAGAACAGGTCCTACAGGTCCAATAGGTACAGGTCCAACAGGTCCTACAGGTCCAATAGGTCCAACGGGTCCAACTGGTTTCACAGGTCCTACTGGGTTTACAGGTGCCACTGGTGAAATAGGTTCTACAGGTCCAATAGGTCCAACGGGTCCAACTGGTTTTACAGGTCCCACTGGTGAAATAGGTTCTACTGGGCCTACTGGTTTCACTGGGCCTACTGGTTTTACAGGTCCCACAGGTTTTACAGGTCCCACAGGTTTTACAGGACCTACTGGTTTTACGGGGCCAACAGGTGCCACTGGTTTTACGGGACCAACTGGACCTACTGGGTTTACAGGTCCCACTGGTTTCACAGGTCCAATAGGAGCGCCAGGGGTTATAGTACAATATGTTTACAAAAATAGTAGATTTTCAAATAACCTACAATCAGTTCCATCACCTGTAAACCCATATACAACATTAATACCTCCTGGTAATTGCTACGATTGTGCTGCTGAAGGTTTTACTTATAGTATTACACCTCAGAGTACACAAAGCAGAATAAAAGTCCAATTTAAAGTCAAATATCAGGCAAGTGATATTGTTGGCACTAGATTGACATTAGGTATTGTATATACCACAAATGGTGGAATTTCTTATAACTTTTTAGGACAAGATACAATTTGTGGAACATATAATGCGGCGGGTCCATTAATTGATACATATGTATTTAATTATATGCATTGGCCTTCGGTTACAAGCGAAATAACATATAATCTATTTTTTCAATTAGAAGGGAATACAGGAATAAATCGATTAGGTGTAATTGGCGACCCACTTGAAAGCGCAAACTGTATTATTTTGGAAGAATATTTGGGTGCGGGTAATCCAAACCAAGGTTTTACGGGACCAACCGGACCACTTGGAGGACCACCGGGTCCAATTGGTGATACAGGACCTACAGGAGTAACAGGACCATCTGTTATTAATTTAAGCTCAGATACCCAAGTATTATATAATTCCGTCGGAGATATTACTGGTTCCAATGATTTAACATTTTCTGGAACAACTTTAACATCAAGTGACTTATATGTAAGTAATACTTTTAACTTGAATAGTCAAATTTTTTATTCGCATGGTGTTGATGGCTTTAGTGTTAATGAAGATTATGATGCCGCGTTTAATTCATCGCCACCAACAACAGCATACCATTTTACATCAGGTAATCCTGCTAGAGATATTATGTTTAGTATAGCAAAAACAGGAAACTTTACAAATATGTTTGGAACATATGGAACACCATCTGATAATACATTTGTAATTGCTTCAGAAACAGCAAATAATACATCATTTGAAGTTCGTTCTGGTGTAGGAATTCAAGATACTTTAAATTTAGCAGGAGGAACATTATTTCTCCAAGTTGCTAAGGATGGACAAATTTATATGCCACAATTAGTTCAATCTGATGCCAGCAATGTATTATATATAGATCCAAGTAATGGTGGTTTAGTTACATATGGACAAATAAATACATACTGGGACCCAAGTGGAACAGGAATAGGTTATCCAGGTGACGTTTATATTGGCGGAAAATTAAATGTTGATGGTGGTATAGATCCTACGTATTTAGCATTGACACCACAGCAAAATAGCGAAAATCCATTACCGCCAGGTCAATATGGAATATGGATAGATCAAGCAAATGATAATGCTTTGCGATCAACAAATATTTATATGGATGCGTCAGGTAGTAATGCTTATATTTCAATAATTCCAAACACAACAAATCAAATAATATTATCAGATGGAAATCCAAATGAAACCAAAAATATAATTAGTTATCAATCTGTTACATTAACTGATATGAGTGGGGTTGAAGGTCAATTAACAGCTGGAGGATTTACTGTTCACAATATAACAAACAAACTTCAATATACACAAGATCCTTTTCATGTTGAATTAGTTGACCAAGTATTTGCTATAAATAATAGAATTTTAATAGATAGTGGTAATCATGTTTCTAGTAATAACCCAACTATATTATTAAGTGATGCCTCAGGAAATGTAAATACAATTACCACATCTAATATTACTATAAGTGATGGCACAACAATTTTTCAAGATATGCCTACAAAGATTATTCAAGCTAACAATACTAGCAATAGTTATACATTACCTTCTAGTGATTTAAACCCTCATCAGTTTATTCTTTATTCTAATACAATAACGATTAGAGATGCTAGTCAAAATACTTTTGTAGTTCCAAATGGAAGAGCTATTAGTTATAATGGTACTGATAATTATACAAGTATAATTTTTACCGCTGAACCTGGAAATACTTGTGTTTTGATGTGGAATGGAACTGAATATATAGTGATAGGTGGAACTAATTATTTAATTGCTTAAATAAGTAAAATCAAATCAAAAACTTAATTTTAAAATTAAAAATATACGAGTTTAATTTTAATATAATATTTAATCTATTATATTATTATAATGTCGAGTCAGCCGCCGTTAAACGATACTACAAGAAATTGGTATATTGTAGCTGAAAATATAAGCACCTCATCGACAGGGAGTGACTTAACTTTAGATGTTTCTCGGAACATCATTTTTCAGACTAACAATGACCCAGGCACGCAGATAATTATGGACAGTTCAGGTGTAATGACCTTTACTCAAGTCCCTGTATGCGCAACAATGCCTACTTCTAATCCTGAATTAGCAAACAAAGAATATGTCGATTTACATGGTAGAACAGGTCCTACCGGTTACACAGGACCAAATGGACCTACTGGTTTTACTGGACCAACTGGTGTAACTGGATTTACAGGACCCACCGGGCGAACAGGTTTTACTGGCCCAACAGGTCCAAAAGGTGAAGATAGTACAGTAACTGGTCCAACTGGTTATACAGGCCTCACCGGTTTTACAGGTCCAAAAGGTGAAGATAGTACCGTAACAGGACCTACTGGTGAACCAGGACCTACTGGTTTTACAGGACCAAAGGGTGAAACAGGACCTACAGGTGAAACAGGAACCACTGGTTTCACAGGACCCACTGGTGAAATTGGTCCAACTGGACAAACTGGTTTTACAGGACCCACTGGTCCTACAGGAATAGGTGGAAATTTTGGAGGAAATACACTTCTTTACATATATGATGGTTCAGCAAATACACCTCTTCCACTACTTTCTAATGGAACAATGAAATCATTTAACACAGTTCCTTTACAAAATGCTGCTTCATTGGCTTTTAGTTATATTGATGCTCAAGGTGTAAATGTTGAAGCATGGTTGGAAAATTTGGGTCAATACAATGGTGGATTTTTAAGAATTAGTCAAAATTATAATTCATCTAATTATGTAATATTTAAAACATTTTTCCCATATACAGATTATCCAGATCCTACACCTATATCAGCATCTATTGATGTTCAGTATATTTCAGGTAGTGGATCATTTAATGTAGGAGATTATGTAACTGTTTCTTATTCTGAGATAGGTCCAACTGGTTATATAGGTCCAACCGGTTTTACAGGTCCAACAGGTGAAACAGGACCTACTGGTTTTACAGGACCAAAAGGTGAAACAGGACCTACTGGTTTTACAGGACCAACTGGTTTTACCGGTCCAACAGGTGAAACAGGTCCCACTGGTGAAACAGGTCCAACAGGTTTTACAGGCCCAACAGGTTTTACAGGCCCAAAAGGCGAAGATAGTACAGTAACAGGACCTACCGGTGAAACAGGACCTACTGGTTTTACAGGACCAAAGGGTGAAACAGGACCTACAGGTGAAACGGGATACACTGGACCAACTGGTGAAACTGGGCCAACAGGTTTTACTGGACCCACTGGTTTTACTGGACCCACTGGATTTACAGGTCCTACTGGTGAAACAGGTCCTACTGGTGAAACAGGTCCTACTGGTGAAACAGGTCCCACTGGATTTACAGGTCCCACTGGATTTACAGGTCCCACTGGATTTACAGGTCCCACAGGTTTTACAGGTCCAACCGGCGATACCGGTCCAACTGGTTTTACAGGATCAACAGGTTTTACAGGTCCAACCGGCGATACCGGTCCAACAGGTCCTACAGGACAACAAGGCCCAACAGGTATTCAAGGCCCCACAGGTATTCAAGGTAACCCAGGTGGTGTAGGATTAAATATTTATTTAGATGTTAGTGGTACTGGTCAAACTGTTCATGGATTATACCCTGGTCCAACTGGTTATGCTTTAGACACAACTTTTCAGTCAAATTCTTACACATATACAGGTTCAACTGGAGCCGCAAATAGCAAAGTCCAATACTTAAATTATTTTACAAATACGGTTCAAAATATCCAAGATCAAAATATAACCACTGTTTCACCTGGTATATGGACACTTAATATTTACGCAAATTGTGATGTAGCCTCTAATAATAATTGTCAAATATTTTTTCAGCTATTTGTTTATGATGCTAGTGGAACTGGAACAAATCAACCTTACAATTATAATCCACCAAATTTTCCTATTTTTGGTACTGGAAACAAAACACCTTTTATAACAGATCAATCAAGTAATCCTCAAATACCACCATTAATTGATCCAAGTAATTGTACTTTAATTGGAACAAGTGCTACTACAAATACTATTTCAAACAATGGTGGTGCTTCATATAAACTCCCAGAATACTCAAATATATACACATGTGACTTATTGGTTCCATCTAGTAAAACAATCCCTGGAACATATGTAAAACCATGTTTTCTAGTTCAAATGTATGTTATAAATGTAAGTAGCTCTCCTTATAGTTCTGTACTAGCATTTTATCAAGGTGGTGCTGCCGCACAAGCAATTACATATTCGTATATTAGTACTCCAGTTGTTTTAGTAGGATCTACTGGACCTCAGGGACCCATAGGTGATACAGGTCCAACAGGACCAACCGGATATACAGGACCAGTCGGGCCACAGGGAGCCGGAGGTGCGTTGGGTTATCATGCTTCTTTCTATTCAGATGTCAGTCAAAATATTGCCGTGGATGGTAGTGGTACACAAGTTAAATTAAATCATTATTTTACACAGAATGGTATCAGTTTTGATCTTAGTGGTAATATAACTTTTTCATATAGTGGAACATATTTAATACAAGGATTGTTACAGGTTTTACTAACTTCAGGTAGTAATAGCAGTCCATCAATATTAGATATTTGGTGGAAAATAAATAATAATTCTATTTCTTATTCAAATTATCAATATGCTTTATTTGGTCAAAATAATCAACAAGTGGAAATAGTAGGAGTAAATGCTTTTATTATAAATGTCAACGCAAATGATGTATTAAGTTTATGGGTATATTCTTTACAAAATATTGGAACTTATTCACTATTGGCGACTAATGGAACGACAAATTATCCTGGAACCCCTTCAGTAAATATAAACATCACGCAAGTCGCTTATAATGGTCCTACAGGTGACACAGGCCCAACCGGATTTACTGGTCCAACCGGATTTACAGGTCCTAAAGGTGACACTGGGCCAACAGGTAATACAGGTCCAACCGGTTTTACAGGTCCCACGGGAACAACAGGTCCAACAGGTTTCACAGGCCCAACAGGTTTCACAGGCCCAACAGGTCCTACAGGTTTCACAGGCCCAACTGGTTTTACAGGTCCAACTGGTTTCACAGGACCAACAGGTTTCACAGGACCAATAGGTTTTACAGGTTCAACTGGTTTCACAGGTTCAACCGGATTTACAGGACCAACTGGTTTTACAGGTCCCACTGGATACACAGGTCCCACTGGTTTTACTGGTCCAACAGGTTTCACAGGTTCAACTGGTTTCACAGGTCCAACCGGATTTACTGGTATAACCGGTTTCACAGGCCCAACAGGTTTCACAGGACCAACAGGTTTTACAGGTCCAACAGGTTTTACAGGTCCAACCGGATTTACAGGTCCAACTGGTTTTACTGGTCCAACCGGATTTACTGGACCAACTGGAAATACAGGACCAACAGGTATAGGAGGAAATTTTGGTGGAAATACATTATTATATACATATTTAGATCCATCTGGAGGCACATCAACTCCAACACTAACTGCTGGTCAAATGCGACTATATTCACCCACTAATGTTCCTTCAGGTGCTACACAATCTAATTTTAGCGTAACAGATGCTCAAGGCGGTAACGTTACAAACTGGTTAGCAAATATAGGATCATTGAATGGTGGTTACATTAGAATTAGTAAAAATTATAGTTCAAATAATTATTTGATATATTCTATTGGTCCACAAGGAGGTTCGTATAATAATCCTCCAAATCTAGCTTATAATTATAATGTTACATATATATCTGGTAATGGAACTATTTCAAATGGAGACCAAGTAACAGTATCTTATTCGCAAAATGGTTCAACCGGTCCAACAGGAGCAGTAGGAACAGGACCTACAGGTGCGGGTATACCAGGCGGCGCAACTAACGAAGGTCAATACATAATATGGAATGGGTCAGCATGGGTAATTGGGTCTAGTACCGCATATATTGGTGAAACAAATGTGAATTTAGGATCTCATGCGTTAGAAACTGCGGTTTCACCATACGCAGAAGCAAATACTGCTATTGGGTATCAATCATTACAAAATAGTACAAATAGTTATAATACCGCATTAGGTGCCTATAGTTTAAAAACAAATGTTTCTGGTTCTTCAAATACCGCAGTAGGTAGTTTTAGTTTAGAATATAATTTAAATGGAGTTCAAAATACCGCAGTGGGTTATCAATCATTACAGAACAATGACAATAACTACAACACCGCATTAGGTGCCTATTCTCTACAAAATAATACTAATGGGTCTGAAAATACTGGATTGGGATGGAATTCATTAAATTATAATACTACAGGTAGTTTAAATACAGCAGTTGGATCATTTTCATTAAACACAAATACATCAGGAAATGAGAATACAGCACTAGGTTATTATGCTTTGTATTCTAGTATTGGTAATATTAATACTGCTATTGGATCAAATGCGTTGTTTTATAATAATGCTGACGCAAATACCGCAGTTGGGTATAATGCTTTACAATATATAGATTATAGTTCTGATAATACAGCAGTTGGTAGAGAATCTCTTAAAAATCTTCATGGTAGTTATTCTGCTAATAATACAGCAATTGGATCAAATTCATTAATTGGTCTTGGTAATGGAACTTTTGCAACAACTTACATACAAAATAACATAGGAATTGGATACAATTCTTTATCAAATTTAATAAGTGGTGTTTATAATATTGGTATAGGCTCGGGTGTTACATCATTAAATACAACAGCCGATTATTCGGTCGCAATTGGTCAAAACGGAAATGGTTCAAGCACAGTAACAATTGGGGTTCCTACAGGTTATGGTGCGGTAAACTCTGGTTTTTATAGTAATGCTTTGAAGGACAGAGATGGGACTAGTATTCCTATCCCAGATGCGGCATATTCAAACTATGTCCATTATAATCCAAGTACAACTGAGGTATCCTATATTCCAGAACTTTTATATATTGATAGCTCGCCTTATACTTTGCCAGCAGGTGCTTCTAATCAACAATTAACACTTGTCAATCATGCGACGGGTATAACAAAATATTCACTTTATCCTCGTAATAATGCAGATACACTTGGAGGAATTTCAGGTGGAGCCGCAACAGTTTATGCGTTGGCTACAGATAGCGTTTCAGGTGATGTCTTTGTGGGAGGTAATTTTACAAACGCAGGTCCATCTTCAACTGCGGTAACAAATATATTTAGAGCATCAGCAAATGGGTTAACTATTGTAGATACATTGACCACTGGATTAAATAACAATGTTTATTCTATATATTATGATGGTTACATAAGTCCACCAAGAATTTATGCTGGTGGAGTATTTGCTTATGCTGGACCTATACAAGTTAATTATATTTCATATTATGATACATTAACTCTTACCTGGAGGCAAATGGGTACACAAAATAGCACATTCCCATCAAACAGTGGTTTAAATAGTAATGTTAACGCATTAGTAAAATATAATCCAGGAGATCCAAATCAATTTATAGCAGTTGGAGGTGATTTTAATCAAACAGGTGGAGGGCTCACTCAAGTAAATAAGATAGCCGCATATGACCCAGTAAATGATGTATTTACACCTTTTTCTGGAGCCTCTTATGGTGTTCAAGGTGTTGTTTACGCAGTTTTATATGACCCAAATTCGGGCAATATTTTTGTTGGAGGTAATTTTCAATCAGCAGCAGGTGGTGTTAAAACAAATAACATAGCAAGATATGATGTGCTTGCCAAACTATGGTATCCATTAATAGATAGTTCAACAAAAATAGATGGTGTTATAGGTGATGTCAGGAGTTTAGCTTTAGATCCATCAAATCCAGGATCTATTTATGTTGGAGGTGCGTTTTCTTATGCTGGAGGTAATATTGCGTCTAATATTGCTTACTGGAATGGAACAAATTGGTATCCATTAACTGGTACTTCTGGACCAAGTTATGAAGGAGCAACAGCAGCAGTTTATACTATTTGTCCAACCTCAACTAGTTATGGAACATATATTTTTATAGGTGGTGCATTTACTTCAGTAGACGGTGGTAATGTAAATAATGTAGGATATGTTGCTGTATTTGTACAAGGTTTTACAGCCTTTAATGGATCATGGTATCCTATATTTTTTAATTCTGGAACACCAACTACATCTGGTAATCAATGTGGTTTTAATAATGTAGTAAACAGCCTCGTATTTAATACAGGGTATGGTGTTTTAATAGCAGGAGGCTCATTTACAACCTCTTTTGATGGTTATGGAACTAGTAAACTAATGAACTATATTAGCAGTTATTATATTTATGCTGGAAGTAATGATTGGACTATTTTTGGAAATGGTGATACAGCTGGCGGTGCTCTTGATGGAACAGTTACAGCATTAGCTACAGATAATTCAAATAACATTGTTTATGCTGGTGGAACTTTTACATATTCTACAGATGGCACTACACTATTATTGAATAATATCGCTTATTACTATTTAAGTAGTATGGGTTGGTATCAAATGGATACCTCAACTCCTGGTACAAGCGGATCAGGTTCAGTAACATCATTAGCATATAATCCATCAACTACAACTTTATGGGTTGGAGGTAATTTTACAACTATGGGACCATATTCTACAACATATATTGCTGAATGGTATGGTAGTGGAACAACCTGGACAACTATAACATTTAATGGTGGTGATGGAACTAATAGTCCTGTATACGCATTACATACTTCTAATAATTATCTAGTTATTGGTGGTGGTTTTTCAACTATTACTGATTATTTTGGAGTATCGGTAAGTGTAAGTAATGTTACATATGCTACTTTAAATAGTAGTTCTCCACAATCTCCTGACCCTGAACCATTTCAACAATTAACAACTTTAGCACAAAATGGATTTATTGGAGGTGGTGATTCAGTAAAAGCAATGGTATATATAGGTAATACTTTATACATAGGTGGTCAATTAACACAAGTAAGCTGGTTATCCGGAATAAATAATATTATAAGCTGGAAAAATTTGTATACTAATTCTGGTTATTGGGAGCCATTAGTATACAATTCAGCTTATGGTGTAAATGGAAATGTATTAGCATTAGCAACAGAAGGAACATTTTTATATGTTGGAGGAGCATTTACAGCAACTGGTAGTGGAAGTCTTCTATTAAATTATATTGGAAAATGGGATCCAAATTCGAAAAATTGGTTACAAATTACATATTTACTTGATATTGGATTTAATGGAATAGTATATAGTTTGTCATATAGCCCATATAATAATCAAGTTTTAGCTGGTGGAAACTTTACAGCTTCAAATGGTTCATCATTACAATTATCACGTGTGGCAAATATATCAAATTCAACATTAAATTTAAGTCAAGTTTTAAATTCAAATTATAATGGAACAAGTCCCGGAACAGTATATGCTGTTTTACAAGATTTTTACATTGCCAGTTTATATCGTTATTTAGGAGGAAATTTTTCAACTACCTATCCTACTACTACTACTCCTTTGAATAATATGGCTGTAATATTGCCGGATCCTGGAACATTGACAGTTAACGGTTCATTTGTGTCTCCTTATGGAGGAATATTAACATCAATAACATCTCAATATTATGATGAAACAACTCATTTAATTTATAGCACTTTAGATAGCGCATGGTTGTTAGCGAATGGCCCTTACTCAGCACCTATTCCTAATGGTCTTTATTGGGCAGACTATTTGTATTGGAACAATTTGACAGGTAAATGGGCAGTTGGAGATGATTTAGTTCGTATAGGAAGAAATTCAGGGCAATTTGGTCAATATACAGGTTCAGTCGCCATTGGTTATGAAGCCGCTAATACAGGACAACAGCAATATAGTGTTGCGATTGGATATCAAACAGGAGCAAGCAATCAAAGTTCTACTTCAATAGCAATAGGTTACTTATCTGGACAATATAATCAACAAGGTGGATCTATATCATTAGGTCGTGAGGCAGGTCGTTATTATCAAAGTAGTTATAGTATAGCAATTGGTTATCTATCAGGTTATACAGGACAAGGAGCAAATTCAATTTCTATGGGTTATCAAGCAGGTTATTCAGGACAAGGACAAAATTCAGTTGCCATAGGTGTTTATAGTGGATCAAATTATCAGAGTAGTTTTGGTACTAGTGTTGGATTTTGTGCCGGAAATTATGGGCAAGCATCGTGGTCAGTTGCTCTAGGTCCTTATGCTGGTTATCAAAATCAGTCTGGATATAGTGTAGCAATAGGTTACCAACCAGGATATACAGGTCAAGGATCGTATTCTATTGCCGTAGGTTATCAAGCAGGATATACAGGTCAAGGATCAAATTCGGTCGCTATTGGTTTTCAAGCAGGATATTCTAATCAATCAACAAACGCTATTTCAATTGGTTATCAAGCAGGATATACAAATCAATCAAATTATTCTATAGCTTTAGGATACGGATCAGGAGGAGTTAATCAAAGTCAGCAATCAGTAGCAATAGGTTATGTAGCAGGTTATGTTCAACAAGGATCAACGGCTGTAGCAATTGGTAGCCAAGCAGGTAATGTAAATCAAGGTATATCTTCTGTAGCAATAGGTAACCGCGCAGGTTATTATAACCAATTAACTAATAGTGTAGCTATTGGAACAAATGCTGCTAATACAGGACAAGGACAATGGGCTGTTGCTATTGGAAATGATACAGGATTTTATAACCAAGGAAATTATGGTGTAGCATTAGGTTATCAAGCTGCTTACACCGGTCAAGGATTACAATCTATAGCAATAGGTTATCAATCAGGTTACCAAAGTCAAGGAACGCAGAGTGTCGCAATAGGTTATCAAGCAGGTTATAGTAAACAATCCGCAAGTTCCATAGCAATAGGTTATCAAGCAGGATATACAGCACAAGGGTCTGCTTCTGTTGCCATTGGTTACTTAGCAGGCGTGTCAAATCAACAAGATCAAGCTGTCGCAATTGGTCTTAGTGCTGGTCAAAATAGTCAAGGAGGATCAGCAGTTGCGATAGGTTATTTAGCTGGAGGCTTATCACAACAAGCTAATTCAATTGCTATTGGTCAGCAATCAGGTTATTTTACTCAAGGTTTTAATTCTGTGGCAATTGGTTGTAATGCTGCTAGAAATTACCAAGGTGCTTATTCAGTTGCTCTAGGTTATCAAGCAGGCTATTTATCACAACAAAGTCAATCGATTGCTATTGGTTATCAAGCTGGAGCATCAGTACAAGGAACAAATTCAATAGCAATTGGTTACTCAGCAGGTTTAACTACACAAGCAGCAAATGCTGTTGCTATGGGTTATCAGGCAGGTTCAACCCAACAAGGTAGCGCATCAGTTGCTATTGGTTACGCAGCAGGTGCTTATACACAAGCAGCAAATGCGATTGCTATAGGTTATCAAGCAGGTTCTACGCAACAAGGTAGCGCATCAGTTGCTATAGGTTATCAAGCAGGTGCTATTACTCAATCTGCTAATTCTGTTGCTATAGGTTATCAAGCAGGTTATTTCTCACAACAAACACAATCAGTTGCTATTGGTTATCAATCAGGTTATTCACAACAAGGATCACAATCAGTAGCAATAGGTGCTCAAGCAGGTTCTACACAACAAGGTAGCGCATCAGTTGCTATTGGTTACGCAGCAGGTGCTTATACACAACAATCGCAATCAGTAGCTATTGGTTACCAAGCAGGTTCAACAAAACAAGGAACATCATCTGTTGCGGTCGGATTTCAAGCAGGTGCTATTACACAATCCGCAAATGCCGTTGCTATTGGTTATCAAGCAGGTTATTTCTCACAACAAACCCAAACAGTTGCTATTGGTTATCAAGCAGGTTATACAAGACAAGGAACTCAAGCAGTAGCAATAGGTAACGCAGCAGGGTTCACTTTACAAGGAACACAAAGTATTGCTATAGGCTACCAATCAGGTTATTTATTACAAGCACAAAGTGCGGTGGCAGTTGGATTTCAGGCAGGTTGTTCTCAACAAGGAACTCAATCAGTTGCTATTGGTTATCAAGCAGGAACAACTAATCAAGGACAAAATGCTGTTGCAGTTGGTTATCAATCAGGATATTCATTCCAAGGTAGCGCATCTGTTGCTATTGGAGCTTTAGCAGGTGCTGTCACTCAATCTGCCAATGCTATTGCGATAGGTTACCAATCAGGTTATTTCTCACAGCAACTACAGGCTGTCGCTATAGGTTACCAATCAGGTTATTCACAACAAGGTTCTCAGTCAATCGCAATAGGTTATCAAGCAGGTTCTACACAACAAGGAAGCGCATCGGTTGCTATTGGTTACCAAGCAGGTGCTTATACACAACAATCACAAGCAATTGCGATCGGTTATTTGGCAGGGTCTACACAACAAGGCAGCTCATCGGTTGCTATTGGTTACCAAGCAGGTGCTTATACACAAGGTTCAAATAATATTGCGATTGGTAATCAAGCAGGATATTATAGTCAAGCTAGCGGAGGTAATGTAGCAATTGGTTATCAAGCAGGATCTACACAACAAGGCGGAAATTCAGTAGCTATTGGTGCTAATGCCGCTTCTTTAAGTCAAGGTTTACAATCAATAGCTATAGGAAATGGAGCAGGACAAACATATCAAGGCTCATTTTCAATTGCTATTGGGTACCAGGCAGGTGCTATTACTCAATCACCTTATTCTATAGCAATGGGTTGGAACGCAGGATATTTTTCACAGCAAACACAAACAGTAGCAATAGGAGGTGGTGCTGGACAAACACTACAAGCTGCGAATGCTGTTGCTATTGGATATAATAGTGGTTCATATAGTCAAGGCTCATCGGCAGTAGCAATTGGAGTAGCAGCAGGACAGAACTCACAAGGAATTAGTTCCGTATCATTGGGTCCTAATGCTGGTCAATATACACAAACATCACAAGCAGTCGCTATTGGTGCAAACGCGGGTAATGTAGTACAAGGAGATTCAGCAATTGCTATTGGTGCCCAGGCTGGTCAAAATACCCAAGGTTCAAATGCGATTGCTATTGGTCAACTAGCTGGACAAACACAACAAGGAACTAATTCAATTGCCATTGGTTATCAAGCGGGTGCTTACACACAACAATCACAATCAGTGGCAATTGGTTATCAAGCAGGTTTATTACAACAAAATACAGGAGCAGTTTCTGTTGGTTATCAAGCAGGTTCTACACAACAAGGTGCTTTATCAATTGCCATTGGTTACCAAGCAGGAGCTTATACACAACAATCACAATCAGTGGCAATTGGTTACCAAGCAGGTTCTACACAACAAAGTAGCGCATCAGTTGCGATAGGTTATCAAGCGGGTTCTTACACACAACAATCACAATCAGTGGCCATTGGTTACCAAGCAGGTTTATTACAACAAAACACAGGAGCAGTTTCTCTTGGTTACCAAGCAGGTTCTACACAACAAGGTGCTTTATCAGTGGCCATTGGTTATCAAGCGGGTTCTTACACACAACAATCACAATCAGTAGCCATTGGTTACCAAGCAGGTTCTACACAACAAGGAAGTGGATCAGTTGCTATTGGTTACCAAGCAGGAGCTTATACACAAATTTATAATTCAGTAGCAATTGGTTACCAAGCGGGTTCAACAAAACAAAGTAATAGTGCTGTTGCCGTTGGTTACCAAGCAGCAGCTTATACACAAGGAGCACAAGCAGTAGCAATTGGTTACCAAGCAGGTTTAATAAATCAAAATGTTGGAGCAGTTTCTGTTGGTTATCAAGCAGGATCGTCAACACAAGGACTAAATGCTGTTGCTATTGGTTATCAAGCAGGAACAACTAATCAAGGACAAAATGCTGTGGCAGTTGGTGTATTTGCTGGGCAATATACACAATCAGCAAATGCTGTTGCTATTGGTCCCCAAGCAGGTAATTTCTCTCAGCAACAACAATCAGTTGCTATTGGTAGCAGCGCAGCTTATTCATTTCAAGGAACCGCATCAGTTGCGATTGGTTATCAAGCAGGTGCTTATATACAATCATCATATGCGGTTGCTATTGGTTACGCAGCAGGTTATTCAGCGCAACAATCACAGAGTGTCGCAATTGGTTACCAAGCAGGTTCTACACAACAAGGTGCTTCATCTGTTGCCATTGGTTACCAAGCAGGTGCTTATACACAATCAGCAAATTCGGTTGCCATTGGTTACCAAGCAGGTTATTCAGCACAACAATCACAGAGTGTCGCAATTGGTTACCAAGCTGGATATTTCTCTCAGCAACAACAATCAGTCGCACTCGGTTATCAAGCAGGTTATTCAGCACAACAATCACAGAGTATCGCAATTGGTTACCAAGCAGGATTTTCGCAACAAGGGTCACAAGCAGTGGCAATTGGTTATCAAACGGCATACTTTTCACAAGGGCAAGCTGGTATCGCAATGGGTTATCAAGCAGGATTTTCACAACAAGGAACAAATGCTGTTGCTATTGGAAATAGTGCCGGACAATTTACTCAAGCATCTTATTCAATTGCTATGGGTTATCAAGCAGGTTATTTCTCACAACAATCAAGTGCTGTTGGTATAGGTTATCAAGCAGGTCAAAGTTATCAAGGCCAAAATACTGTTGCTATAGGTATACAAACAGGACAAATTTTGCAAGGTGACAATTCCGTTGCTATTGGAAATGCCGCTGGAGCAAAAACTCAAGGTTCATATGCTGTTGCTATTGGTTTTACATCAGCTACTAATTCACAAGGTATATATGCTGTTGCTATTGGTTGTCAAGCAGGAACAAATACACAAGGAGCACAAGCAGTAGCAATTGGTTATCAGGCCGGATATGCTTCGCAACAATCACAATCAATAGCAATTGGTTACCAAGCAGGTTATACAAAACAAAATGGTAATGCTATTGCCATTGGTGCACAAGCTGGTTTAAATACACAAGGAGCATATTCAGTTGCTATTGGTTACCAAGCAGGTGCCGGAACACAAGACACTAATGCTGTTGCTATTGGTTATCAAGCAGGACAAACACAACAAGGATCAAGTTCTGTTGCCATCGGTTATTTAGCAGGTGCTTATTCACAAGGATCACAATCAATAGCAATTGGTTATCAAGCAGGACAACTTTCACAAACTTTTTGGTCTATAGCAATTGGACTTCAAGCCGCACAACAATCACAAGGATCATACTCTGTAGCAATTGGTTATGGAGCAGGTCAAGTATCACAAGGTCAATACTCAGTAGCAATTGGTGGATCAGCTGGTCTTCAAAATCAAGGTTTATATTCTGTTGCTGTTGGGACATCTTCTGGTTATACATCTCAAGGTTTAGGTGCTATAGGAATTGGTTATACAGCAGGTTTTACAAATCAAGCAACAGGTTCTGTTGCCATTGGTTATCAAGCAGGTAATTCAGGTCAAAACCAGTCATCAATAGCAATTGGTCAATTTTGTGGAGTATATGGTCAAGGAACAAATTCTATTGCTATTGGTCTTAATGCAGGTTATTCACAGCAACATCAAAATAGTATAATCCTTAATGCTACTGGAACATATTTAAATTCACAAACACAATCGGCTTTTTATGCGGCACCTATTCGTCAGACAACCGCAGCAAATACATTATATTATGATACCTCAAATAATGAAATTGTATATGAAGGTGCACCCACTATTCAAGCAATTAACTTGTCTAATTTTGGTCAAACTACAAAACTAAGTAGTATTCCTTATGCTTCCAATCAAGTTATTAAAACAAGTAATATTGTAACAAAAACAGATAATACCACACTAGATTATCCAGATACTTATACATTTGGACCAAATGTTACAGCAAAGTTTGTTTCCGCTCAATCTCCTGGAGTAGGAGCAAATGTATATTATTTATATTATTCGCAGGATGGTGAAAACTGGAACCGTTCTACTTCTCAACCTTTTGGTTATACTATTCCAGTTGCGGCTAATTGTTCAGCATATAATGGAAATATATGGGTTGCTGGAGGCACATCAACAATGCCTATTGCTGCTGCTGGAACAGGAAGTTCATCTACAACAACTTTAACTATTTCACAATTCGCATATGGTCAGTTTGCTGCCGGACAACTAATTACAACTGGTGCTACTGCTGGTACAATTATTACTGCTGCTGGAACTGGTAGTGGTGGAACAGGAACATATACAATATCTATTTCACAAACAATTTCCTCTGGAACAGGATTACAAACAACAACCACTTCGGCTTCATTTGTTGGAACGGTAACTACAGGATCAGCAACACTTACTACTGGTACTGTATATTCAGGAACTATTGCAGTAGGTCAACTTCTTGCTGGAAGTAACGGCACAAATACTGTAACTCCTTCTAATTTATTAATTGTAGCATCATCTGCAGGAATATCACCTTGGACACTTTCAGCTAACCAAACAGCGGGGACTATTAATAGTGCTACTCTTTATACAACAACTCCACCTGCTGCTTTCCAAGGAAGTATAAGCGGAACAACATTAACAGTTTCCACTTTGCTTTCTGGAACAATTCAAATAGGGCATATATTACAAACTGCCACAGCTACTGCTATAACAGCTAATACAATTGTTACTGGATATGGAACAGGATTAGGAGGAACTGGAACATATACTGTATCTATTTCACAAACAGTCGCATCAACATATATTTACACCCAAACATCAAATGTTGCTTACTCATATGATGGAATAAATTGGACATCTTGTAATGGAATGATACCATCATCTCCTATATTAAATTCTGCTTGTTATTCAATAGCTTGGGGTAAAGATAAATTTGTAGCTGTTGGAACTAATGGTTCTTCGACAGCAGCAAGTGTTCAACTAATATATTACTCATATGATGGAATTAACTGGATAGCTTGTAGTAGCCCTGATATAACGCCAAGTTCAACTGGTGGCGCCATAAGGTCTGTTGCTTATAATGGAACAATATGGCTAGCAGTTGGAGCTATAAACATATCAGCACCTACTAGTACTGTTTGGTATTCTTATGATGGAATTAGTTGGGTTGCTGCTGCTACAAATGCTTTTAATTTAGCAAGTAACCCATCATCTTCTGGTTTTGGAGTTGCTTGGAATGGTCAAAGATGGGTGGCTGTAGGTTGTTCTGCTTCTTTATATTCAAATTATACAATCAACTATTCTACAGATGGTTTAACTTGGACTGTTGTAAATCCATCAGGTAATACAGTGTCAGGAGGCATAACTTTTAATGGAATGGGTGGCGTTGGATATTGTGTTGCTTGGAATGGTCAAATATTTGTTGCCGGTGGAACAAATAGTTCAGGTAATAGTAATAATACTCCAACACAAACACTTTTATATTCAAAGGATGGAATAAATTGGTATCCTTGTTCAGCAGTCAATGCTTCGGTTACATGTACAACAGCTATATCAACAACACTAACAGTTCCAGCAGTTGCTGCTGTGCAAGCCGCAGCAGGGACAATAATGGTTGGACAAATTGTATCAGGAACTGGTATAACAGCTGGAACAACTATAACAGGATATTTAACAGGTTCAGGTGGTGGATCTGCTGGTTCCTTAGCAGGAACTTATTTATTATCTCAAGCAGGAGCATCTGCTGCAACAAATGTTTTAACATTTACCGCACCAAACTCAAGTGTTCAACCTAATCTTTTCCCAAATGGTTCTGTAAGATCTTTGGTATGGAATGGATACAAATTTATAGCAGGTGGTTCTTCATCCACGCCATCGTATGCGGCATATTCTTATGATGGTATTTCGTGGGTAGCTGAAACAAGCACACAATCAGGAGGACAACCGATACTTGGATTAGGATATAACGGAGCAAGACGAAATACTATTACATTCCCACAAAATTTAACAGTTGCTACAGGTATGTATAATATTGGTCAATCATCATTTGTTCAGGGAACATATGGTTTAACATCTTCTATCGCATACTCGACTGATAGTGGATCAACATGGTCTTACGCATCAAATGCTTTTGCTATTACTGCTGCTTTTTCGGCAACATTTAGTGGAACTACAATGACAGTTGTTGCGCCTGTATTTGGAACAATTCATATAGGCCAAGTTTTATCAGGTGCTGGAATAGTTGGATTAGGAGGAACTAATAATATAACTATAACTGCTTTGGGAACAGGAACAGGTGGAGCTGGAACATATACAGTTTCGGTAAGTCAAACTATTACATCAACCGTTGCTGTAACAGCATATCCACCTCCAGGAGCTCAAGTTACTTGGTCATCAACAACAAATACAACATTGACTATCTCTGCTCTTACTAGTGGATTAATTACAAATGGTTTATATGGGTCTTTCTTACCTGTTGCTAATTCATATATTACTGCTTTTGGAACAGGTCAAGGAGGAACAGGAACATATACGTTAAATAATATTCAAACAGTCTCTGGTAATGGTGGTGTATTTTTAACACCAGTATGTAGTTGTACAGGTTCTGTTTCAGGAACAACATTTACAATTACAGCTATAACTTATGGTAGAATTTATATTGGTCAAAGTTTAACAGGAACAGGAATCCCTATAAATACTGTTTTTGTGACAGCTTTTGGAACTGGAACAGGAGGAACTGGAACATATACAGTATCCCAATCAGTTACAAATACAGGTTCCATAACAATAACAGCACAATATGTTTCAAATTCCACATTTGCTAATGGTTATTGTGTCGCTACAAATGGAAGAATATGGTTAGCTGGAGGAACCAATAATTTAAGCAGTCCTGCAACAATTACATTATGTTACTCATATGATGGTAAAAATTGGTCATACGTTCCTTATTCTTATCAAACTTTTTCAACAAATGTGCGAGGAATAGCTTGGAGCCCGGTTCTAAATCTATGGGTTGCTGTTGGAGCAGGAACAAATCAACTTGCTTATTCGTATGATGGATTTACATGGACAGGTGTAAGTTCAGTGTTATTTGCCAATTCACAAGGATATGCTGTAACCTGGGGAAAAGACAGATTTATTGCTGTAGGTGGAAATCTTAATACTGGTAATAAAATATATTATTCAACTGATGGTAAAACATGGACAGTTGGTAATTCACCATTTGCTGTAGGTATTTATGGGGTAGGATATAATGGAACTATTTGGGTATGTGTTGGTAACAATAATGGAAACCAAGGTGCTGCTTATTCATATGATGGAATAAATTGGACACTTACACCTACATCAAGTGTTTTTATTTCAGCAAGTAATGTAAGTGGTTGTGTAGCTTGGAATGGAACTAGATGGGTTATTGGAGGAGCATATCCCACACAAAGTAGTCCAATACCATGTTTTTATTATTCATCTGATGGTATAAATTGGACTTCAGGTGTTAATATTAACAATACAACAGCAACAACAGGTCCTTCAGGAAATGGTGTTGTTTGGAATGGAAATAAATTTGTAATGTGTACAACTGTTCCTACTAGTTCAAGTGCTCAAATATATACTTCTACCGATGGTGCGATCTGGCAAGGAAATTCACAAAATACATTTAATGCTGTTGCTTATGCTGTAGCATGGTCAGGAAATTTACCAAATGTAGCTATTCAACAACCAACCTTGGCATTTGGTTCAGGAACAAATTCAATTGCTTATTCATATGATGGTATTCTTTGGAGAGGTTTAGGAACATCAATTTTTTCAACAAGAGGTTACAATGCTTGTTGGAATGGACAAATATGGGTTGCTGTTGGTGAAGGAACAAACCAAATTGCCTATTCATATGATGGTATAAATTGGGCTGGAGTACCAAGCACTAATATAACAAGCAGTGTAACTTTAAATTCAGGAAGAGGTGTAGCTTGGAATGGTACAGTTTTTGTAGTTGTTGGTACAAATTCAGGTACTACAGCAGGAGTAGTATTGTATTCATATAACGGATTTATTTGGAAACAATCTTCTATGGCAAGTGGTAACTTTCCTACAACAGTAAATTGTGTAGCATGGGGTCAAAATTATTTTGTACTAGGTGGTGTGTATGCTAGTGTTGCAGGATCAAATACTATGGCTTATTCAACAGATGGAATTACATGGACAGGTTTAGGAAATTCATATTTTGGTACTGCTGTTGGAGTTACTGGATGTTATGGAATTATATGTGGAAATAACAGATGGATTGCTGTTGGAGGTTCGGGTAGTACTCCTCCTACTGGTGCTATTTATTATGCTTCAAATCCAACAGGAAGTTGGACAGGTCCAGTAGCCTCTGCCGTACCCTCAAACACATCATTTTATTCAGTAACCTTTGGAATATATCCTTCATCATCGACAGCAAACGGAACAATTTATGGAAGCATCTTTTTTGCGATTGCAGGTGCCGCAGCAGGTTATTATTCAATTGATGGTGGTATAACTTGGTCAACAATTACTATGCTAGTATCAAATAATACATCAGCAGCAATTACATTTAATGGTAAAAAATTTATTGCTATACAAGCCAATACATCAACCATACTAACATATTCGTATAACCCAACTTCCGCTTGGTATACGACAGGAATAACACCACAAGTTTCTCAATTATTTACAACCACAACAAATGGATTAGCAACTAGTACTTGGCCAACACTTGGATCCGTATATGTAGACAATGCTTTAACATTAAGTGGATCAAGTGGTATCAATACAAATAATCAATTGGATATTTATTCAGATACATATTTTAACAATGGTTACAATAACATGACTGTTAATATTAAATCAACCCAAATACCATAATTGTAATTTAAAATAGTAACAATATTCTAATCATTTAATTAAATATCAAATTAAATTATAAAATTTAATATTTAATGACAAATATTATCTCAAGCATTTAAAACATCTTGACTTCACTATTTTATATTTTATATTTCAAATGCTAAGTTTGTTATAATAGCATAAATCATTGTCTACAAATATATGTATATTTTTATTTTTATCATAGCATTCTTTAATATAATATCCATCGGCATTGTATTTATCCAATATCCATTTTTCGTTTATACATAATTTATATGGAATAATAATCATAGCACTATCTATACAATTAATATTTACATTGTTACCTTTAATTCCATTATCTTGATTAAATGTATACAATTTATTATTATCAATAATATTCAATAATCTATACAAATTTGGATGAAATATATTATCATCATCTAAGTAATATAATAAAGTTTCTGGATTTGAAACTTTAGTTAAAGCATAATTTCTTTGTGAATTTCCTGATATACCTTCGCCTTTATGAACATATTCTTTAATTTTGTTATTTTCTTGATTTTCAAATAAATTTGGATTATTTATTACTTTACTACCATCATATACAATAATCCACTCTTCTATATATTCAAAATTAATACTTTTTTTAATTTCTAATAAATTATTAACTCTATATGATGGCGTTATTATTGTTAATTTATTTGTATTTTTAAAAATAGGTTCTTCACCACCTTTTATTAATATAAATAATTTGTCGTTATCCCAACCAGTTGAGTTTTTATTATTATGATCTAATTCTATAAAATAGTAATCTTGAAAGTGTTCTAATATAGGAGTTAATCTTTTAAGATAATCATTTTCATTATATGATTTAAAAATATCTTCAATAATTAATATTCCCCCAGGTTTTAAATATTGGTAAATATTTTCAATAACTCTTATTTGGTCTTCAAATTGATGTGTTGTATCTTCAATAATAATATCATATAATATATTTAATTCACTAAATGCTTTTAAAATACTATCTTTATTTGTTACATCTATATTAGAAAGAGTTATTCTATCATTATCAAAATTTTGTTTAAAATTATTAATTAAATCGTTGTTATATTCAAATCCGTATATTTCAGAATTTGTAAAATATTCTCTCCACATTAATAATGATGCACCATCTAAAATACCTAATTCAGCTATTTTAAGGTTTTTATTTTTTTTATTTTTAAATAGTCCATCATAAAATAATGTATATGGGTGACAATGTCTAAAATTTGTTACATTATTTCTTTGTGATGATTTATCAGTATCATATTTTTGTCCAATTTCACACAATTCACATGAATTTTCTAAATAGTTAATTTTAAGATTGTCTATTTTCTCTATTTTTTCTATTTTATATTGATTTTTTTGTAAAATAGCAACATAAATTCCATTCCACCATGTTTGAGATAATTCAGGTTCAGGTGTTATAGATTCATCCCATGTTAATCTAATTTCTTTTTCATAAAGAATTTGTAAATTTAGTCGTTCAATTGAATTTCTTGTTCCTTCTCTAACATCTTTCCAATTCCAATCATCTACTATAAAAATAAATATATCATCTAAACAATCGTAATAATGTAATAATGCCTTATAATGACTTTCATTTGTGTGATTTCCATCATACATATAAATATTAAATTTTGGTAATAAAGAAACATCAACTTTATAACAATCGCTTTCAATGAAAGTTGCCTTATTATTCCCTTTAAACTTGTCAAAATTTAGTAAAAAATCATCTTTTGGTCCTCCAAATTCAGACCAATTATCTATACAAACAACTTTTGCTTTATTTCCACACATAGCAGAACATACAGAACTGCCTTTCCATGTTCCTATTTCTAAATACCTAGCATCTTCTGTGTTTAGTAAATTATTATAAAAATGTCTAGTTTTTGTACCACTCATGCCTTCCATATTGATAATATCACTGGTAATTTTTGAAATATTATTTTCAGCATTTTTAAATGCTGTATCAATAAGAGTTTCGTAGGTTTTATATGTTTTCTTTATTCTTATCTTTTGAATAAATAATCTATATCCATTTTCTAATAACACATAATGTCCTTTTATTTTCTCTAAGAAATGATCAACACCTTTCATAACATTTTCAAACTCATCTGTTAGAGAGATTTTATACAAATAGTCGTCAATAGCCATAATTCCATTTTCATTTAATAGTTGCCAACTTAACAAGCAATCTGTATAACAATCTATTGCTTTATGTGAGCCATCTACATAAATAAAATCATATTTTTTCCCTTCTTTAATTAAATCAATTAAAACAAATTCGGATGAACCTTTTATAGCTGTTACTTTCTCTCTAAATCCAGATTTCAATATATTTTCATGAAATACATTTTCTACATTATTTTGTTCCATATTTTTCAAACAATCTGTATCTATTTCTGTTCCACATTCTTTTTCTTCATAACTATTCCATGGATCAATTGTAGTTGCTCGTGCGTTTGGTAAATATTGTAGCATTCCAATAACAGATGTGCCGGCAAAAGTACCAATTTCTAAAATCTCACAAGTTGACTTCTTAATAAAGTTGGCTAACATTGTTACAAAAGTTATTTTCGCATTTGTATTTGCCGGTAAATCATTCGTCCAATTATACATGTCTAAATAGTTTAAAAAAAAGTTGTTAACTGTTAGCTTATATGGATTAGAGCTTATATTATCATTTGTATCAGGGTTCCACATATTTTCAAACACATCGGAGCCAAAAGTAGGAAAAGTTGTCGCGAGCACAATGCGAGATCCGTAATAAATATCCTTACCGATAAGGTAAGCATTTAAATCGCAATCTGTCGCATATTTGAAACCATTATTTGATACATATTCAATAAAATTTTTCGCACCATTTAAGGTGAGGATATACCCAGTAGTGTTGTTAGAATTATAGAGCGCGTTAAAATCCGGCATTAATTTGCAGACCATTTTGTTGACAATTGTATCCGATATTTCGTCATCATATGACCCTGCTTTTGATAAATCCCATGGCAAAAATACGTCACGTACCGCATATTTATGGAATCCAAAATGAACAATTTCTGCGTCGTCTGGTATATTGGACATTACTTCATCTATATATGATGTAAACTGGTGTTTCAATACAATATCATCTTGACAAACTATGATATATTTATAATTTCTCTCTATCATCTCCTGAAAGATTTTAAAATGACTTAATTGATTTCCCATAATTTGTAATTTAGTTGGCATGTGTAAATAATTTACATTTTTGAATAAATCTAACTCTTGTTCAGAAAAATTATATTCTAAACCATTAACTGCTTCAAATCGACTTATCTTTTCTTCTGGAATATTCTGTTTTTTCATTTGATCTATAAAGTGTTGATTTCTGTCTGTCCTTTTAGAGAGATTTATGTAATAAATTTTGTCAATAGATTTTAAAGGTTGATCATCTGTTTCGGTAAAGATTAACTGAATATTTTCTTTTTTTATGTCCTCCTTATTTAAAATAAAATTTTGTAATAAATAATTGGCTCTCTCTTTCCATGAATGCTTTAAGGCCCATTGGTAGTTACGTTCGATCAAATTTTGTGTCTTCTCTCGATTATCTAACGCATCACATATTTTTTCAAATGCGATTTTTTGCCATTCCTCTGTATCGGCATCACCAGGAATGACAATACCTCTATCTCCAACAGTATTTTGTAATGCTGCCAAGTCATTTGTAATAGCAAGTGTTTTTGTTAATGCGGCTTCCAAAGCAGTTAAACAGAAGGTTTCCTTGAATTTACATGGATATAACCAAATAGAACTCTGTTTCCAGAAATTAGCTAGTGTCTTTTTATCAACCCATCCATGATTTATTACGGATGTTGGATATATTTCTTTACATATTTCAAGTCTTTTTCTAATTTCTTTAAGTTCTTCTGGATAAAAATCATTTGCCCATTTATTGTTTACATCTGTGAAAATATGTAAAACTGCTTGAGGGTATCTCTTAATAATTTTTGGCCACATTTTTAACACTATATTGAGCCCGCGATTTGGAAAAGATGAATAAATAAATGAATATGGTTCTTTTTGCTGTGTTTCATCGCTTAAAAAATTTGTAAAATCAATACCATAATGTAATGGATGTGTTATTTTTTCAAATTGAGGAAATACTTCCAAAAAATGCTGTTTATGCCATTCAGTTAAACAAAATATATTTTTAATTTTATTATGAAGTGGTATGACATTTCCAGATAATTGAAGATCATGTAATATAAGATGAATATTTTCAACATGTCCTTCAATAGTTGCGGGAATATATTCAGAAAAACGACTAATTATACAATGTTCAATCTTAATTTCAGAAATAGTTTGTAAATATCTTGATAATTTTAAGTATTTTACTCCTTCAAAGATCTCATCTTCCTCGCAATTACAGAAAATAATGACCTCAAAATTGGATAGCTGATTTATGTAGCGAGCCGTTTCAATCACCCATGTTTCCGAACCACCTACACCAGTAGTAAGTATATTTTTGCCGGTCCATTTTGTAAATCCACCGTCTGCTACAATACAGAATATGGGTTTATCAAATTGTTTTGGAGATGATTTTATAGGTGGCATTCTAACTAAATTCTCGTATATTTTATACCAATCAACAATTAGATTATAATAATCATCATTTGGTTTATTATGCTGTAAAAATAAAGTAGTACTATCTAAACCTAGTTTAAAATCTTTAAACTCATAACACAATGAAGAGAGATAATATGGAAGAAAATGGAATGAAAGTGTTGGTTTTAAACTATATTGTTGATGATATGGAAATCCAATTTCAAAAGCTCTTTTAAAATGCTTAAAAGCTGTAGCATGGTCATTGTCCATAAAATAATGAATACCAAGAAAATAATTACCTTCTGGTCTAGTAGGTTGCCATTCAATACATAACTTATAATATTTTTCATATTCTCTCCACGGCTTCTTTAATTGATATATATTTATTCTTGTAAATTCAAATAATGCGTCAAATTTTTCCTGATCAAAGCCATCAATATGAAAAAATGCACGTTTTTCATAATATTCGGCAGCTTTTTCGAAATTACCAAGCATTTTATAGGTTTGTCCCAAATAAAATAGATTACGTGGATCGTCAGGATATTCTTCTAACATTTCATACAAACATTTTAAATCATATTCTTTTCTAGTGTCGGATCTATTCTGCATGTAATCATTTGTCATATCATTAATATATGCTCTATTATCTGGTACCCTTACATTTATATTATCCTTATCTTGAATTACTTCATGCATAGTGTAAATATAACGCAACTTATTTTCTGTTTTGGTAATACGATTTGAGATGTATTCAACGTCATGACTTTTAATAGTTAAGCTATATGAGTCACCGAATTGGTCGCCTCTTATTTCAGTTAAAAAAGATCTCAAATCGCCTTCAATAACATATGTATCATCTAACATAAGATTATATTTACAGGTTGTTCCAGCTAACTCCAAACATCTATTTCTACTCTCTCTAAAATTAATGAATGGTTCTTCATAAAGTGTGCCATTTTTTTTACCGACAAGCATTTTTTTGATAACATCTACAGTACCATCCGTAGAACCAGTATCTAAAATAGTCCATCTATCAAATACATTCATATTTTTCGACAACATTTCCTCAAAAAGCTCACCTCCATTTTTTACCATGATACATAAGTTAATGAGATTATCATAATAAAGTATGTCATCCTGTATACAATATTTAAATTGTTCAGTAAATGATTTATTATATTTGTCTGGTATGTAAAAAATAAAATTAGTATCTGAAATTTCATAAGTATATTTATATTTTTTAATTAATTTAGTATTAGGATCTGTTAGTATAATCGGATTATAATTTTCAATAAAATTTGGATCAATATCTTGGTATTTTTCTGAAAAAATAATAAGAGGATTTCTGTTATCATTTAATATTTCTCCAGTGAAATAGATATTATTTACATTTAAATCAGCAATATTTATAGAAATATTTACGTTATGATCTTCTTTTATATTTGATAAAAAAATATGTTTATAATTTTTAGATACTTGAATAGGCATAAATCCTCCATGGGTTGGATTACAAAATAAAATAGTATTAGATGATATTTCAGAAACTTCTTTTAAGAGAGAAATTAGTCTCTCAAATAAACCCAAGTTAGATCTAATTGAAAGATTAAAATATTCCTTGTGCTCTATTACATTAAATTCATCTTGGTTGACTTCATATTCAATTTTATTAATTACAACCTTCATTTATTTTATAAATAAGTTTTTATGTTTTTATGTATTTATTTTTTATAAATAAATATATAATTAATTATTTATTTGGCTCCACCTTTTTAAAGGTGGAAAAGTTGCCTTTAATACTCAGGTGTATGCTTCTTGAATATACATCCTTGAGGCGTTAGCCCCTTTACATCAGATGTCACGATTGCTGGATTTTGATTTTTACAATCAGTCATCCATATTTTAATAATACAGAAATTTTTCTTTGGCGAAATTGTTATCCCAGTTACACAATTAACAAAACCTGGTTGACTACTAATTGACCCGCCAACCACAGCATACGTCAAATCCTTCCAAACCTTGTAGACATTCTTATTCAGAACTTTGTAGGAAAAGCACCCTCCGTCGCGGTTCTTTGGATCCTCCCAGATAGGTTTAATACCTGTTTTCATCACAAATAACATACAATTTTCTACTAAAATTGGAGGCAAAGTTTCTGTAACTGCTAAGGTTTCCTCTACTGTGGTCATATTTGAAATGGGTATATAACTCTTAATACTCCAGTCAGTATCATGAGGTAAATGTGCCCAAATTGTCCAAGGGGTAGTCAATTGGTGAAAATCAGTTGATTGAAATTCAGAAGATGCACTAATAGTTGCTGCGTCCATTGTAGTAATGTGGGATAACATTTCTATTTTATTATCTCATTTTTTTTTTAAATTATTTTAAAATATATATTATTTTCTAATTTATAGCATATATTTTTATAGAATAGTCAATTATTTACAAACTTATTTTTTATTATTCGTTGTCTCTATAGTATAGTCATCCTTTTGAATTACTAGATAATCAGTGTCATTATTTAAATCCATGTAAAAATTATTGACATTTTGATCTATTAACTTTAAAGTAATTTCTACAGGTGGTACACCAGTATTATCCATACTATTGAATAAATCACACTCTTCATGATAATATCGCAAATAATATAAGAAGAAAGAATAATTAAAAATATTATCTTTAACATAAAAATTCATTTTATTAGTAGAAAGATCTAATTTATATGTTTTTCCTTGATGTATAATTTCCGCAAGTATAAATTTAATATTAGATTTTTCATATTCATATGTTTCTCTATTTTCTAGTAAAGACTTCAAGTCTTCTTTATTATTTGGTAAGTTTCTGATAATTTTTATATTATTTGGTAGTGTAGAACGATCTTTATATATTAAAAAATCGTAATCTATATTTGAGAAATCAGCCAAACTTAAATATTGATTTTTAATTACTATTTTAACTACTCGACTATTTTTAATAAATTCAATATCAGAATGATTTTTTTGATTACGTCTGACAAACTTTTTTAAATCATCTATTACTAGTATTAATGTGGGATATTTCTCTGTTATATATTTTGTAGTTTGTTTTATAAAAATTTCTGCTTGACTATAAAAATAAAAAAATTTATATGAAGCAGTGACAACAAAATTTTCATAGTCATCTGGATAATGTCTTTTTATATATTCATTTAAAAGAAATCCAAGCGCACATGTTTTACCTAATTCAAATAATGTTTGAAACATTAATTATGATTATTTTATAACTATTTATTTAAATTGTTTATAAATAGTTATACTACTTAAAAAGATAAAATATACCAAAAATAAAGTAATATAAGGTTTTGAATATCATTTTATATAAATTAATTATTGTTTATTTAAATTGTTTGTATAAATTATTTATATCATTGATTTAACTGCGATAAGTGCGATCACTTCTCCAAAATGGGAACATTTGTTGTGTAGTAACAACAGTTGCTGGTTGCGATGTATAATCATTGTTATGTGGGTTTGGAACAATAATATTTGGAGATTTATAATAAACCGGGTTTTTAGCAGCATTATATTCTGGATCATAAATAAGAACATTTCCAGCGGTATCTATTTTTACATCTTTGCTACAAGAAGTTGATGTCGAATTTGTATCTGTGTTGCATTTTGTATTAATTGTTCCTGTAGCGGCATCTAAACCAAAAATATAGAGGAGAACAGTAACAATAAAAGTCATTAAAATAAATGGAATAAAAACAATAATCCAAGATACAACGCCATAACCTTGTTCGCATAGTATATTTAATAATAATGTAACCATAACCATTACAATAGCTTTCATAAAAGCAGTATTATAAAGTCCCTTAAATGTGTCAATAAGTATTTGAGTTGCTGAAAATATAACATAAATAATAGCTGGAGGACATAAATTTAACATTATTTATAATATATTTATATTTTATTTTATTATTCATCAGCATAGAAGAAAGGTTCTGAGTCTTTAAAGTATCCGACCTTTTCCCCGACATCTCCGTCTTCAGATAGCTCATAAATGAAACCGGCTTCATCATTATTTGTACAGTAAGTTACATCATCAATCTCAATTTCAAATAATTCTTCCTCCTCTTCTTCTTCAACCTTTTGAAAAGGTTGAGCCAAATTCGGTTCCTCTTCAACCTCATCTACTTCTTCCTCTTCCACCTTTTGAGCCAAATTTGGTTCCTCTTCTTCATCTTCTTCATCTTCTTCTTCCTCTTCTTCAGCCTCAGTTTCGACTTCATCTTCTTCAATCTCTTCCACATTTGGAGCCAATTCTGTTTCTTCTTCCTCCTCTACATCCTCTTCTTCTTCCTCTTCTTTGTCTTCATCTTCTTCCTCCTCTTCTTCTTCATCAGATTCTTCTTCATCAGATTCTTCTTCTTCTTCATCAGATTCTTCTTCATCATCAGATAATATGGCTGGTTGAGTATAAACTTCTTCAGAGACCTTTGATTCGGGTTCTTCTTTAATTATAATTTTTATATTTTCATTCTCACAAGCTGTAGTAATGGAAGCTTTAACAACTTCTTCTGCCTTTTTAGGCTCTTCTAAATTTTTCTTATCAACATAATCTAATATTTTACTCAAAACGGGAGCTATTTCAGACAACTGATTTCCACATATTTCACCCAGCTTTGTAGATAGTTTAAAAACAAATTCATCAATATTATCATCTTCTTGGGTATTTGTATTATCCTGAGTATTTACATTATGACGTTGAAGTTCATACGCGATCGATGGTAATTTCATTAATTGTTGGTGAGTTTGTTCTAATAATTCATATCTTTTCATAAACTCACTCATATTTTTTGTAAAATGATTTTTAATTACATTCGTAATTTCGTCAAATAATTCTTCCATTTTTAATCCATTAGTAATAGGTTCTGTCATCCTCTAATAATTTATATATAACTATTCGTTTAATATGATTTAAAAAATAATTTATCTATTTCATATATGTCAAATATTTTAGATAGTATGTCAATTATTGAGACGGATCAGATCGATGAAAAGGTTCAAAAAATTATGCGACAGACAGACTATAGTCAGGAAGTCGCAACTGAAAAGTTGAAGGAGTATGGATTTGATGAAATAGCCACTATTAAAGCATATTTAGGAGTTCCTGAAAAAAAAACTTCTAATCAAGTGAAATCTGTTAATCAAGAGATTTATAAACAGTTGCGTAATAAATTAGATAGTTCAATGCGTGATTATCAGGGAAGAGTAGAGAGAGGAGAAGTTAAAAAAGTTGTTTAAATATATAAATAAATTAATTTATATATATATTGTATATGTCATCATTCAGATCATATTTTGGTAAAAAACATAAATATGAAACCCTCGCAGATTTAATAAAGGTTGATACAACACCTGAAGAAATAATTAGAACTGATCCAAAAGATATTAGAACAGATATATTGGATAATCCCAGTGTAACTTTAAGTGAACCACAAAGAAAAGCTTTACGTATGTTATTAGCCATAAAGAGACAAGAAAAAAAATCTGGTGAAAATTTAGTAGCAAGAGAAAATGTTATAAAAAAATTTTTACAATTTGACCCTCAAGTAGATGCTCTTATAGTTGAAACAACTGGTGAAGTATTAAAGGAACAAATAGAACAAAAAGATTTAGACAATAGACTAAGAGCTCTAAGAGATAAGCCTATTGTTCCTTATACTGAAGAAGAAGAATTATATAAAAGACAATTAGAATTGAGAAAAGGTGGAAAAAGAACAAGAAAATATAAGAAAAATGGATCTAGAAAACATAATAAAAGGTCATCAAGAAAAAATAAAAAGAGGAGAACAATAAAAAATAAGAAAAGAAAACATTAAAATGCTAACTTTAAATTATTTATTTTTAGAAGGTTTAGCACGTTTTCCAGGTTTACCTTGTTTTTGAGGATGTTGACCAGGAACACCAGGAATAGCTGATGGCATAGCAAAAATCATAGCATTTATATTTGAAATATGATCTACTACATAAATGATAACAAAAACAAGTAAAAATAATAATATTTGGAAATGTTTATCTTTATAGAAGTTTATAACTGAATTAAAATTCCAAAAAGAAAAATTCTCATGATCAAATTCAGAGCTTTTATCCATAATACATGAATAGAAAAAAATACAAAATATAATTTATATAAATGTATTAAATGTGTAAATGTGTGAATGTAAAAATAATATACTAAACTGTTATTGTATATTATTTTTTAATTTTGACTTATACCAAATCTTTCGCTTAAAATATTGGTTTTATTTTGTTTTTTTTGAAGCTTCTTTTTAATTTGATATGTATTAGATGGAATTATTTTATTATTAATAATAAAATCGTCATTATCTTCGTGTAATTCAGGAAGAATACGCGTTAATGGTTTATCTACTACTAAAAATAAACGTTCATTTCTCAATAGTGCTCTGTATTCTTGTATGCTTAGATTACCATAATATTTATCTAGCATATAAAATGGATTTGGTGCTGGCTTAATATTCTTTTTATAATTATAAATTTTAGTATAAATATGATTTAAAAGATGATACCTTTCAAATTTGGTAGACATGTCAATATTTTCTTCCATTAGATAAGCTGTAGAACATTCAGGACTACAAAAGCATCCATATACGTGATATGTATCTTTAATATAATGCTTGGGAATATAAATAGGCGGATTATCAAAATCGCATGTACACCAAAAACAAGCCGATTTTTTATCGCATATGTTATTTGTATGTAAATTATGCTCCAAAACCTTTAATTTTCTCCAAACTTCTCGAATATCAGTATCTTTATTTTGTTTATCATCTTCATCATCGTCATTTTCATCGTCATCATCGTAATCATTATTATTTTTTAAAGGTTCTATAGGATTAATAAATTGGTTATTAAATTGAGTGCTAAATTGAGTATTTTCTTTAATAATATCATATGATAATTGACTTTTATTTGAAAAATTAAAACTATCAAAATCATTAGTTATTAAAGTATTTGTTTGTAAATCTTTTAAACAACACTTTAAATGTAATATAACATTAGGTTTTACCTCCTTATCATTATTTAATTGAACCATTTGTTGAATAATTTTACCTCCTTTTGGTTTACGACCGCGTTTTTTAACTGGTTTATTATCACTTGAGCTATCATTAGGGTTTTCAGATAAAAAAATATTTTTTTCAACTATATTTTCATCAGTTTCATTATTATCTTCTAATATATTTAAATTATTTGCTATTTCACAAGTATCTTCAATTAATACGTTAATATTATTACTATTAGTAGTCATATTAGAATTACTAGTACTAATATTAGTTTCTGTATTAGTAGAAGAGTTAGTAGCCAAGATTATATTTTGTTGTTGTTGTTGTAAAGCCAATTCAATGTCTTTTTTAGATTTTCTGCCGCGTTTTTTAGGAAGAGTATTTCCTTCTACAATAGATTTTTCTGGATCTTTTTTATTGGTCATTTTAAGTTATACAATAATATATATTTCTGATTTAAATTGTTTTAATATATATTTTTTCTATATACACATATATTTTTATAGTTTACTTATACTATTATTTATAGACTATTAGTTGTGTAACATTTTCGACAAACCGGAATATAATTATCCGACCCTACAACAGTTTGTTCCTTTTCTTTTGTTAAACGCATTGAAAATATTGCCAATGTACCATCTTTACATGTAGAACAGAGAGAAGTTAATTTACGCACTTTGTCACAAAGTGGTATCAAATCTAGTATATTTCCAAATTTTTTTCTCTCAAAATCTCCGTCCAATCCACAAATATAAACTTTCTTATTATGATTTAACATATCAATAACAACTTCATAGAGATCTGGAAAGAATTGCCCTTCATTAATAAGTATAACCTTTGCGTTTCTAACTACATTTGTTGACGCATCGTTTGTCCAAATATCACTTAGTGTTGAAGCTTGTAGACAAGGTGCCATAATTTTGTCATGACTTGAAAGCATAGTATCATGATATCTTTTATCAATAGTATGATTAATAATAGTAACCGGAATATTGCAGAATACGCACTGTTTGTAAATCTCTAAAATCTCTGACGTTTTCCCAGCATACATGGGGCCAATAATTAGTTCTAAATAACCAGTTTCGCATATCGATGAAGTCGCCATAGTAATTGTATTCATTAAATACCTTTAATATTTTAAAATCAATTTTTAAATTAAATATTAAAAGAATTATGATATATAATAAAATGTCAAGTAGTGGTGTGCCACTTGTAGAGCTATATAGACCAAAAAATTTTGAAGATATTGTTTTGGATCCATTAAATAAGCAGATTTTAAAAAATATAATTGATACATCATATTTTCCAAATTTGCTATTTTATGGACCTCCTGGAACAGGTAAAACGACAACTATTATAAATCTAATAAACGCTTATCAAGAAAAATTAAATATAAAAAATAAAGATTTAATTATTCATTTAAACGCATCTGACGAGAGAGGAATAGATATTATAAGAAATCAGATTAATTTTTTTGTAAATTCTAATCCGCTTTTTCATACAGGGATGAAATTTGTTATATTAGATGAAGTAGATTATATGACTAAAAATGCTCAACAAGCATTAAGATATCTATTACAAAATTACTCTAGTAGTGTTCGATTTTGTTTAATATGTAATTATATAAGTAAAATAGACGAAGGCTTACAAAATGAATTTATTCGCTTACGGTTTAATCAGTTGCCAAAAGAAGAAATAATAAAATTTCTCAAAAATATTTCTATATCGGAGAATTTGAATTTATCGAAAAACTCACTAGAATGTATTCAAAAACTTTATAAATCAGACATAAGAAGTATGATAAATTTTATGCAGTCAAATCAGGATATAGTAAAACAAAATGTAGACACTGATTTTAAATTCAATATAATAGATAATAATATTTGGGAAACACTGATCTTAATGTTAGAAAAGAGAGAAAAAATAAATGCGCTTAATGATTATATTTATTCAATTAGTATGAAATATAATATTGATAAAAAAAATATAATTAAAGACTTTTTAAATTATATTATTCGTAATTATTCTAAATATGTAAATACTAAATTTTTAGAATTTGTTGAAAACTTGCTACATTCACAAGTTCAAAATAATAATGTATATGTTAATTACTCGTTAACGCGACTATCATCCTTTATATCTTCATGAATTATAGAACCTATGAGATTTTCTTTAATATCAAATTTAGAAAGTCTCATTTGTAATTTAATCATGAACTCATTTGGAGGAGAACTTTTTGACGGATCAAAAAAGTTTTGTTTCAGGCTATATTCGCCTTTTGGGCTATTCTCCTTCATGGATGTAAATAAGTTTTGCTTAATAGGGATACTAATCCCTCTTTCATGGATGATGCGCGATTTACTGGTAGTTAACATTCTTTATATTATATTATAAAGAAAATAATTGAAATAAAATTAATATAAAGAATTTAAAGATATTAGTTGACACTATAGTAATGGCAATCACCATGGATATTGATGAAGAATGGCAAAATTTTAATAATAATGATGGCGTAGATGATGACGATGATGATGCGGTTTTTGGGGATGATCTTGATGATGAATATGCCAAATTTCTTAAAATGGATGGGGATGAAGAAACTTTATCGGCTAATATTAAGCCTGAATTGGGGTCAGGTGAAGCTCCTAAATCATCAGAAATTTATATTTCGACAAAAACTAAAATTTCTTATTTAAATACACCCATTGATTTAAAAACTATATTTTGGTTAATTGATGTATTACCTTATGCTAAACCTTCAAATGGAGTTGTAAAAAAACAAATGAAGTTTAGCTTAGAAAATCAGGAAGACCTTACTTTTATTCAAGATAAACTTAAATCTGAGACCTATGTTGAAGAGCATGTTATTACTCATATTGATAATCCTACCGGGAGAATTAAATTTAAGGATGTTCGTAAGATTAGTATTGGAATATGTAAAAAAGATATTATGAGCTATCGCTGTAAGAAGAAGAGCGCTTTTTATAATTGCTTTGTTTTAATTCTGCGAATGAAGGTTCAAGGCATTTTTAAGGAATTTCATGTTAAGGTTTTTAACACTGGTAAATTGGAAATACCTGGTGTCCAGAGCGAAGAGAACTTTGAAATGATTTTAAAATTGATTATTGAAACACTACAACCATTTACTGAAGGTAACTTGGGATATAAAGATGATACCAATGAAACTGTGCTAATCAATTCAAATTTCAACTGTGGTTTCTTTATTAATAGAGAGATATTATATGAAACTTTGAAATTTAAATATAATATTCAAGCTATTTATGATCCTTGTTCATATCCAGGCATTCAATGTAAATTCTATTACAATCCTGATATTGGGTTACAAAATGGATGTCAAATTTCAGAAGAGAATAAGCACTTATATACCAATGTTAAAGAGGTATCCTTTATGATTTTTAGAACAGGAAGTGTTCTTATTGTCGGAAAATGTGATGAAAATGTATTGTTTATTATTTATGAATTTCTTAAGGTTATACTGATAAATGAATATAAAAACATTTGTCAGCAAAAGACATTAACAACTAGTCAAAATATAAAAGATAAAAAGAAGAAACTTCGTAAAAAAACAATTATTGTTGAAATTGAAAACCCTTAAAATATCATATATTTAAAATATAAATTTAAGCTATAAACCAATCTATGAAGCTATCTGGAGCCTCTAATAATTTTTCAGTAAATTCATTCAAATATAATTTTTTTTTATAATTTTTAATTGTTTCCGGATTTTTTAAAAACTTGTTTATTAATACGCGATTTAATTCAAAAAAGATATTTATATCAGATATATCATAATATAGTTTTTCAATAATACTATATAATGTACCTATGTGTTTTTGTTCATTATAATTACTTAGTTTATCACATAAGCTTGCAAATATTTCTATGGTCCCTTCTGTATTTTTGGTGTTTTCTATTTGTATTATTTTTAATAAATATGTTTGATATAATTTAATATAAATATTTATTATATCTAATTTACTTCTTGTTTCGTTTGAAATAGTTTCATTTATTTTTTTCACTTCATTGCTTATTTCAAACAATGTTTTTTTATACACATATGTTGTAGCGTCTCTCGAAGTTAATTGTAGAAACATTTTTTCATCTTCTGATATTTGTCCTACAAATTCAAGATAAAAATAAAAAGACTTTTGGCAATGAAAATATGTTAAATCAATATTTTTTGTATAATATAATATATTGTTAAAAACATTTGTTATAGTGTCCATACCACGAATAATAATAAACTTTGAAAAAGGCTTATTTTTAGTATTTGTATTTTCTACAATAAATTTTATATATTCACAAAGCAATTCGGAATATTTTTTAGTTATTACTCCAGTACTTTCAATTAATTCACTTCTATAATTTTCGCTGTAATTTAAAGAATAATTATTATCTTTATTATTTAATATTTTCATTCTATTATTATTTAATTTTATTATATTTAATAGAATATTTTGTATTTTTATATATTTTTGAATTTTATATATTTTGTTTTTGTATTTGTATAAATTAGTTTAATTTAATAAGTATTTAAAGACTAATAAATTAAAATTATATAAAATGTCTGTAGAAGATAAATCAACCACCGCAAAGCCAAGTGCGTCAAATTTGAATTATAGACTACCTTCTGATGTTACCTTAAAACATGCTGCTAAACTTTCTATTGTTGATGATAAGCCAATCCTTTTAGATTATTGGACTGCATCGTTAGATAAAAAGGCTTTGGTCGGAGCTAGAGATAACGGAGAGAAATTGCTTGTTAAGTCTGAAGATGAATACACCTCAACTATCCAAAAATTCTATAAGTCTGGTACTGAATATATTATCATTACTGAGAATTCTATTTATATTGTTTCTAATGAAATTCCTACTAGAAAGATCTCCTAATTCCACCTTTAGGAAAGGTGGAGCCAAACTTTTCTAATTTGAGCCAAAAATTTTTATTTTTAGAAAAAAGTATAGCAAATACTTGTTATACTTTTTTATCTTTAGAAGTTTTAATACTTTAAAATACAATTTTGGCTCAACCTTTTTTAAAAAGGTTGATTTTTTTAAAAGTGGATATATATATATGTCAGCTTTTGGAAGTGGAAGTAATTCAAATGGTCAATTTTGGTATGGTAGCTCCACCAATTTTCCAGGATTTTTATATAAGAAAAATGTCGGAGTAGGCGGAAGACGCAGCACTAAATTTTCTCCTGGAGGTAATACAACATGTAACACATATCAATACCTATACAATAAATATAAACCTGGTCAAGGTGGTGTTGGTGCATCTTCTATTGCTACTAGACGCGCAAAAAATCGTTTAGCAACTGTTTGTAGTGAAAATAAATGTTTTCCTTGTTATAATTCCCTTGGACAATACAGCAATTATACACACAATCCTAATGGATTTTTTCCTTGTCCTGTAACTGTGCCACCTTGTGCCAAATTAATTGCTGGTAATGTAGTAGCAAATATGAATACTACTGGAATGACACAATTATCGTTTACAGGTGGTAATGATGATGGATACGCATATTTGCCTTTTACTGGTATGGATTTCTACTTTTTTGGAACAAATTATGGAAATTCTAATGGAACAATTGAAGCTAAAAGTATTTATATGAATACAAATTATGCTTTTGGATTTGGATCAGGACTGAGTACTCCAGATAATTGGTCTGTAAGTAATCCAGCTATTTTATTTGATTTCTTTGATAGTTATAATTTTGCTTCATATGTTTCACCGCCTCAAATTGGATTACCCGGTTTAAAATATGTAAGAATTGTTGCTACTGGAACAGATTTTAATAGTCATGATAATGGAGATAATACTACCATTAAAAAGGCTTATGAAATATATTATGTCAGAGATGTTTGCTATCAATATATGTTATTTAATTGTTCTGTTGAAGATGCTGTAGGATTTAATAGAACACAATATAATAATAATGGTGGTGGTAACATTTCAAATATAACAAATGGAACTGCTTTTCAAAATACATTTGGAGCATTTGGAGCTAATCCACCAAACACTGGAGGACCACAATCAGGCGGCAGTTATGTTCTTAGAAGTAATTTAAATGGTAGCAATTGGCAATTTTTTCCAAATGCTCATTTATTATTTTAAAGTAATCTTATGTATTATCATTAAATATAACAAATTATATTAAATGATATTAAATGATATTAAATGATATTAAATGACCCTTTTAAACATTTGATGGAAATCCAGTCATATGCCTAGATGCGGGTCTGGATAATCTGTTATCAGCAACAACTGGATGGTTATATGGCCTATAATAATGATTATCATACTTTGAATTTGCGTCATAAAATCCTACACCTGGAGGTGCGTTATAACTATAATTATAGTTTGTTGTTGGTCTAAACCCTGCGGTTACGGGAGTTTGTGCTGGGTTAACATTCAAGAAAACCATGTTTGCGTAACTCTTTTTCACTTGATTAGGATTAGTGTTACATTGTGTAGCATAATTATACCAATAATAATGTGTAACACCAATACTAGGTGCTGTACCACTTTTCATTGGTCCGGAAAATGTATGATTATCAATATTATTAATGTATGATTGCTTACATCGAACTACTCTTGGACGGCCTGCCATATATTCTACTTTTAAAAAAAATCTACTTTATCCACTTTTTAAAAGTGAAGCAAAATATTTTCCTAAAGTGTAATTATTTTATTTCAAAAATAGAGCAAAATATTTTGCTTTATTTTTAAAGTAGTAGCTCCCTCTGGGAATTGAACCCAGGACCTCCAGTTTACAAGACTGGTGCTCTACCTCTAAGCTAAAGGAGCACTACACCCGATGGGAATCGAACCCATGAACCCTGTTTGGTAAACAGGAAGTTTACCACTAGCTTACGGGTGTTCGGGGTGGTATTTTCCACCCCATATTTATTATTATTTTTTCTTTAAGCTATTATTTTTATAAAAGTATAAATATTTTTATATCTTTTCTCATTTAAAACGCCATTTAAATAAACGCAATAGAAGAACCGATGCTAATTAAAAAATGAAAAATGGAATGAAAAACTAAATGCTTATTGGAACACCAATTTTTTGTTGAATTGATATTGCTATAATAAAATATAATTGACGATACAAATAATATAATTAAAAATACCAGTCTTATTTTATATTTAATGTCTTTTATAAATAGAATGTAAATAGAAAACAATATATATGAAATTTTAGCAAAAATACCATCATAAAAATGAATTAACGATTTTTCTATTGATTTTGACCAAAATAAAAATGATAAAATAATGTTTGTTATTAATAATAATACTAAAATAATTTCCCAAATTGTTTGGTTTTTATTGTAAAAAAAAATAATAATTGGAAACAATAAAAATAAAGTTGTTATGGATAAACAAAAACAATTCATGATATTTATATTATTTATATACTTTTATATTTAATAGGTGTGTAAAACGGGTATTTTAAATGAGAAAATATATAAAAGTATAATCTAAAGAACATCGGTTAATTTCTCTATTTGTTCCGCAGTTAGGCTCTCAGGAAATTCCACTTGGAAATGAATAATCATATTACCTTTATGTTCTCCACGTGTTAAACCCATTCCTGGATACACTTTTTTATAATCAGGTGGAATAATATTACCTTTATTATTATTTAATGTATAACTTTTTCCGTTTATATATTTAATCTCAAATGAAAATCCACACAATGACTCCTTCAATGTTATTTTTTTATCAAATATTAAATCTAATCCAGATCGTTTAAAGTTTGTATCATTATTTATTTTTATAAAAATCTTAACATCTCCCTTTACTTGTTCATTTAAAACATTTCCTTTATCACGAAGAATTATTATTTCATTGTCATCTATACCTTGCGGGACTGTTACATAAATTGTCTCCAATTCATGTACTTTTAACCCATTATCTATTACCCACTTTTCAATATCTAGAGGAATAGTAGCACCAGTTAACACTTGTTCCATAGTAATAATAAGCGTTTTTATAATAGGAGACGGTTTTTGTATTGCTTCTTGAAAGCCCATTGGGCCACCGTGAAATATTCTTACACCTGGCATATTTGTGAACCCACCTGGTCCCATACCTGGAAATCCTCCTTGACCACCCATTCCTGGAAAACCAAAAAACATTTTAAATAAATCATCGGCAGGATGATCCATTCTACCGCCACCTCCAGTACTATTCATTCTCATAAATGGATTTGTATTATTTCTCGTAAAATCATATTCTTCTCTCTTTTGTTGATCACCTAAAGTCTCGTAAGCCTCATTTATTTTTTGTGTCATATTTATTGATTCTTGGCTACTTTGATTTTTATCTGGATGATATTTCATCTGTAACGTTCTGTAAGCTTTTTTAATTTCATCCCCAGTAGCTTTTTCATTTACACCCAAAGTATTATAAAAATTATCGGACATTAATATTATAGTAAAAGATATACTTAAATAATTATTAACGTATATATTTAATAATGAGTATTAATTCTCAAGACAAATTATTTATACATAAATATCAACCACTTTATTTTAATGATTTTTATATGGATAATGACATTATTAATGTTCTTAAAACTATGATTTTAATTGATAACTTAAATATACTTCTTATTGGAAATATGGCTTCCGGTAAAACTTCTCTCTTAAATTCAATCATTAGAGAATATTATGCTGGTTATTCAGCTAAAGAATACGAAGAAAATATTCTATACATCAATAGTCTTAAAGAGCAAGGTATCAATTATTATAGAACAGACGTTAAAACATTTTGTCAAACATGTTCGAATATTAATAATAAGAAAAAAATAATTGTATTGGATGATATTGATCTTATTAATGAGCAAAGTCAGCAAGTTTTTCGTAACTGTATTGACAAATATAAGCATAATGTTCATTTTATTTCATCTTGTAGCAATATACAAAAAGTAATTGAAAGTCTTCAATCTCGTTTAACAATTATTAAAATTAAACAGTTGACAAAAAATAACTTAGTTAATATTATTAATAATATTAAAAATACCGAAAATATTGTTATGGAAGATGAAGCACAGGATTTTATTATTAACATATCTAATAACACTGTTAAAATTATGGTCAATTATATGGAAAAATTCAAATTATTAAATGAAAAAATTACATATGAATTGGCAGTGAAATTATGTTCTAATATTAGTTTTTTTACTTTTGAAAAATATACACAATTTGTATTAGATAAGAGTTTAAATGAGGCCATTGTATTGATTTATGAAATATATGATAAGGGTTATTCTGTTATGGATGTTCTTGATAATTATTTTATATTTGTTAAAAATACTGAGATATTAAATGAAGAGCAAAAATATAAAATTATACCTTTTATATGTAAATATATTTCGGTTTTTCACAATATTCATGAAGATGAAATTGAACTCTCTTTATTTACCAATAATTTGATAAATATATTAAGTAATTAAAAATTTTAAAATTAACAATTAAAAAATTAACAATTAAATAAATAGTTATAATATGTCTACCCAAATTTTTAAAAGAGATATTCCAAATGAATTACTTTTCAATATACTAGATGAATTATGTGTTAAAAATGACAAATATTATATATTTAATGTCGATTCTTTTAGAAAAGGTGTTTACAAGGAATTAATCCCTAAATTTTTAGAAACTTGTAAACCATATTATCATATTTCTAAACGCAAATATCTTGAAAAAAAATTAACATTTAACTCATTTATTACTGTATTACGACAAATATGTAATTTTAATAAGATTACATATACATCTCAAATTAAATACGATAAATCTGACTATAGTATCATTTACTATATTTACACCTTTTAAAAGGTGAGAAAAGCGGATTAATATCGTCTCTTTGTTCCTCCAGCCTTTTTATTTCTTTTTGTCTTTGCTCCTCCTCTTTTTGACTTTGGCTTATAATCATCATAATCCTCATCATCTTCCAAGTCAAGATCTTCTTCTACCTCGTCTTCATCCACATTATTACCAAAAAATCCTGATCCAAAAAATCCCTCATCACTATCACTTCCACCCTTCTGGTCTTCTGAATTATTTTTATATATAAAAAATCCCAAACCTCCGATTGCTAAAATACTGGTTGCTAAAATTAATGACATTGTATCGTTCATAATTATAATATACTATTCACAATTTAATTATAAAAATTAAACACATTTCTTAACATTCTTAAATAAGACATTAGTTCACTTTTCTTATATTTTTGACGATCATATCCACTCAATTCATATACTCGTGACTCGTGTTGCTTCAAAAAATCATATGTAATTTCATCAGATGTTGCTGGTAGATTGTCGTAATTATAAAGCACATATGACCATTGGTTTTGCTTACAAATTACAACTGTGATAAAATCAAACAACTCGTGAGCAAATTCGCAGTTAAATGAATAGACGCATGAATCTATTGAAACACTATTTCTCTTACCTCTTATAACATATTTATGCTCTTTCTTGTCATAAATAACAAATAATGTTGTATCTAAACATTTAGTATCAATATCATATTCCTCAATCTTAAGAACAAGGCAGTCTGCTGATGGTTCAGTCATTTCGTAATTATAATTATTGTTATCTATTTAAGCTTATTTAAAATATATTTTTATAGGTTTATTGCGATTATATGATTACATCTCTCTAATAAAAGAATATATCAATATAACTTAAAAAATATTATAGTGATATACTAAATGAATTTACTTTTTATATTTTCTTATGCTTACATTTTAAAAAAAATAATGACCCAAAATTATTGTAATACTGGTTGTGATGAAAGATATATTTGGCATCCCAATTATTTTAATGATGAAGATGATGATAAAGCATTAGAAAAATTAATTAGAATAAAACAGATTGAACATGATCTTAATTTATTAGAATCTGATAATATATCTATTGACGATAAATTACATTTTTTAAATAATAATGGTGTTCCATCGCCTATTAAGATGACAAATGGTGGATTGATGGATCATTGGTTATTTGAGTTTTAACATCTTTAAAAAGGTGTAGCCAAAACATATTTTATAAAAAATGTAAAAATCTACCTTTCCAACAGGTAGAAAAAAATATTTATGTAAATTATTTAAAGAATAAATTACATAATATACAAGTTAAATATGTCTAAATTATGTAACAAATCCTTTATTAGTGAATATTGTTTTATAGATGATCATGAAACACACATAGATTTATTTATACAAAATAAAAATAATTATGAAAATAAAATATTAAAATGTAGAAAAGGACATGATCTTATTTTGGTAAATGGGGAAAAAAATAAACGACATTTTAGACATAAACATAGTTGTGATGTTGGTGGGAATCCAATGACTGAATGGCATAGTGAATGGCAAAGTTATTTTCCTAGTACAGAAATATTATTTCCAAAAAAATCAACACAAATTAAAGATAGATATGCGGATGTTCAATTAAATGGTAAACAAATATTAGAAATTCAGCATAGTAGATATGAAAGGGATGAAATTGATAACAGAAAGCACGATTATCAATTACATAATATAGAAATATTTTGGTTAGTACATGGCGACAATTCGATTGACGTAAAAGTATTGGAATATTCTAATCGTGTTTATCTTGAATTTAAAGCAGATCATTGGAAATATGAAAGCTTTATGAGTTACGAATACATTTATATAGATATTAATTCTATCATATATAAGGTTTATCCAAAGAATATAAAAAGCCATATGATTGATGTTGAAAATGGAAAAACAAAAGAAGAATTTATTGAATCGTTAAAAAATGGTATTGATATTTGGAAAAATGATCCACCTACGCAATGCAATCTGTTTATTAGACAGCAGGGCGCAGGGAATGGCAAAACCTACGGTATTATTAAAATGTTAGAAGATGATGATAAAGCGAATTATATAAATTTTATTTATATAACAAAACAACACTCTGCGAAACATATTATTAAGACAGAGTTTGAAAGTCAACGACAAAATTTTCAATATTTAAAAAATATTGAAATTATAGATGCTAATAAAAAATACATTATAAAATATTTTAATGAAAAATCGGGAAAGAGATGTCAAGTTATAATTGCAACTATTGATTCTTTTACATATTCTATTGGTAATAAAGAAAACAATTATTATGATAAATTTGAAGGTTTAATTTACACGATTATGGAGGGCTACATTGAGAGCAAGAAATGTGGAACTATTCAATTTGCAGGTGTAAATCCAAAATTGAACAAAGAAACACTCGTGGTCATAGATGAATTTCAAGACCCTCCAGAACATTATGCTAAGGCAATTATCCAAATAATGTTGAATAAACATATTGATGTTTATATTGTTGGAGATATGTTACAAAGTATAAGTAATGAGAGAAATGCGTTTACCTTTTTTATGGAAAATGAGTTCCCATCTATTAACATTATTAAAATAAACCCTTCCAATATTTGCAGAAGATTTATTCATCCAAAACTCATAGAATTTGTAAATTATATGATTCCGTTTGAAAAATATGGGCTACCTCAGGTAACACCTTATAAAGAATATGATGGCTCTTATTATGAACCATTAGTGTTTTTTACTGGAAAACGCATAGATACTATCAGTAGTAATGAAAAAAATGCTGAAATTATTGTAGATGAAGTAAATAAAATAATGTATCAATATGAAGAAGAAGTTAATATCAATAATTGTTTTCCAGAAGATTTTTTAATTGTTACACCTTTTACAATAAAAAATCCATTAGCAGACGCATTACTATTAGCAATAAATATTTTTTGGGAAAAAAAATTCACAAATGAACCAGAATATATAAAAAAATGGAATAATGCGGCTAACATAGATGACTATTATAGGTATGCTATATTTCATAAATCGGAAGAAGGATCTTCAATTGATTTATCTGAATCCGAAAAATCAACGCGTATTGTTTCAGACTATTCTTCAAAAGGTGATGGGCGAAATGTCGTATTTTTGATAGGATTTACAGAAAGCGCAATTAAAAAATTTAGTGGTACTAATGATAGTTTGGTATATGATTCTTTGCTGAATGTCGCTATAACGCGCATGAAAGAGAAGATGTATATTCGTTATGAAAATAATAATGATGATATAGCAAGAAGAATAAATATATATAGGAATACAAATGGGGAAAATATTTGTCAAGATAATAAACCAAACATTACAATAACTAATTATATTAAATATAATGATATTATTAGTACTGCTATGAATCAAAGTTTTGAACAATTTTATGAAACCATAATTCAAAATACAGAATTAGAACATTATAAAGAAGAAAAGAAAGATGAAAAAAAAATAGTGGATATGGGTAATCATATAATTAGATACTCTTCATTATTTGTTACAATATTATTGGAAATTGTTAATAAAGAAATGGTAAATCCTGATTCTGAAATTAAAAAACAGATAAAAGCTATATTACATAAAATAAGTGAATCAGATATTACACCTACAAATGATATGAAAGGATATTATATATTATTAAAATCAGATAAAGAAATACCCATTATTAAAATTTCAAATAAAGGAAAAGATTATGTAATGTATTTTAATATTATTTTTGAAGTTTGTAAAATTGTGAGAGATAAAATTAAAGTTTTTTTTAAATCTCCTAGCACTTTTATATTGTGTCCTATTGAATGTATTATTTTGAATTATATGATACAAATTATAAATCAAAAGGAAAAATCAGATATTAACATAAATGATATATATAATATTATTGATATTTATAATGATAGTTTTAATAATAATATTGGTCATGAACATTGCTTATGTAAAAAATATTTTAATAAAAAATGTATAGAAAGAAAGAATAAAAAAATAGATGATATGAAACTATATTTAATAAAACATTTTGAAAAAACTCAAGATGTTAAAAATGTAATGACACTATTTCATAATAAATTTCCAAAAATAAATTGGTTGATGAATCAGACAATATATCTTGAAGGTAATGATTCTTTTAAAATTTCTAAAAAGTTTGGTTTAATTGGTTACGATGATGAGAATGTAGTAATTGGTTATATAAAACCACAATTTAATTCATTAAATTATAATGAAATATTAATGTCCAGTATATTTGACACATATTTAATACAAAATGTAAAAAAAATAGGAAATCAAGATACTATATCAGAAAATTATAAAAGATTTTATGGTAAAAAAGTAATTAGTTGCATTTTTACATTAGATAAAAATGAACCATATTATATTGACTGGGGTAATTTAATTGGAGAGAATATACATATTATTAAAAATACGATTTATTTGAATGTTATGGAAAAATATAAGTTAGAGAATAATATGGTTTATTATTTTTATAGCTATTGGAGATTATATTGCCCAGAAGATGATAAAAAGCCCTCTAAATTTATTAAATTTTTGGAAGAGAAACTTAATGATCACGAAAAAAAAATAATACCATGTAAATTTCCAACATATTTAAAAGAATTTTTGTATTATATTCAGTTTGAGTTAGATAATTGTAAAAAAGCAGAAAAAGAATGTTTACTTAAAAAGTATGAAAATAGTGATTTCTTTTTAGAAAAATTAGAAACAAAATTAGAGGTCTCATTGAGACGTTATTTGGCTATATATGAGAGTGACGAAACTGATGACGAATAGAAATATAAAATAATATATATTTTCTAGCATTTTAAATGAGAAAAGGTGTAAAGAATGTGTAGCCAAAAAATATTTTATAAAAAATTAAATATATTTTTATATTTAATTTTTAATAGTTAAAATACTTTTGCTCCACTTTTTTAAAAGTGGATTTTATCTGCCTGTATATGCAGCCTTATATAAGTTATCACCCAAAAAATTTGGCTTTAGGCCGAAAAGACCAGGATAATCAGGTGTTTTCCAAAATCCGACAAATTTATTTGTGATTTCTTTGTTAACAATAGGGGTTAATGGTTCCAAAACACCTTGTTGACCTGGAGCAACAGAGAGAAGCAAGTAATTACCAATAATTGTATCTGACTCAAGCACTTGTTTTTCAGATAATCTGGCAAACCATTCGTAATTTCTGCGACTTAATACCTCATCTGCTGGTATTAAAATACCATAGGTTCCTTGATATAAATCTAAATAATGATTGGACATCAAATCATCTATCAAAATTTGCTTATCATTGATTGATTTTGTACCAATTTCAACACCATCAATTAAATTGACCTGCTTTTTTGAAATACGTTCACTGAACCATCTATCAATTTCACCTAAAAATTTGGTATCTGCCGTATAATCATGTGAGACTATTCGCTGAATAAATTCGCATAATTCTAGAGCAGTATCACTCTCTCTAGGAGCACCACAAAATGAAAAATTAGGATAAAAATCGAGATCTTGCGACGTGTAATTACGATTAACTGTTTCACAAACAAACATTTTATCGCCACGAGTACCTTTATTATAGAGACCAATCAAATCCTTAACACAAACAAAAGAGATGGGGCAAATCAATCCACCATAAATATATAAAAGCTTGGATAAAGCCAACATTCTCATATTAGAGAGAATAGGATCAGAAATATTAGTCATATTAATATTCCAATCAGGTATCAATTTCTTAAAGGAATTATCATCTATAATACAAATAGTAAAAGATTTATCACACTGTTTAATAATACTTCGAACTGTTAAATATAAATAAGGCTGGTTTAAATCAAAAGAGCTTCGTGACCCAAAACTCAACCAATGTCGTGAATTATATTCATATGGAACATGTATCCATAATATAGGCTTTTTACTCTTACCTAAAGTTACATCATCTAACAAATATTTTTGGATAGATTCATAAGTATCCTTAGTTTCTTCTCTCGAAACTTTATCGGAAAAACTTTTATATAAGAAACCTAAAACAATAAGAATAAAAAAAAGTATAAATAAATTGGTTAGATTATTTGATTTCATATAATATATTATTATATTTTATTCTTAGAGAGAAAAGGATTAAATTCTCTTTAAGTCTATTAATTATAATATATTATAACCTACTTAAAGCCGTATGAGGCTGCCTTAAAGTCGCACAGCATTGGTCGTCAAAGCATCCATTAAATGCTTTCCGCATCTTATGAAAAATTGGTGTAATTGAGCTGCGTCTGATCCTGTAATCATATCATCGGGAATATATGTTTTATTTCCTTTTTTATAACATAGCAACACTGGAATACCATTTACCATCTTCTTTGATTTCAAAAAAGAATAAAAATCAAATGACTGATCTACGTCTATATCAGCGCATACTACTTCTGGGGGTGACGAAGCAAAAAAACCGTGAACTGCTGGCTTAATAGTCTTACAAGGGCCACACCATTCTGCTCCCAATTTTAATACAATTAGTCCTGGATTATGACTTAAAAGTGTAAAAAATGCGTCTCTATTTGCTATCTCACTAATGATTTGTTTGGACATTATATGTTTTATAAGTATTAAATATTTTTGTTTTTAATTTAAATATATTTTATTCGATTTCTAAATTTTTATTTATTATTACTTCTTTTGTTATTTTTTTTATAATTTTATCTTCTTTTTCCAAATCATTATCTCCTGAACCACCCATTGACTCAATAATCATTTTATTGTATTGATCTGAAAATCTGGAAGCCGCTTTTATACAATCTGGATGAGCTTCTTTGAATTTCGGTATTAGTCTCTGGTTTTTACATGCTACCCTTTTAATTGCCTTTCTTAGCTTATTCTTTTCATCATCTTCCTTTTCCCATTTATTTTGATCCTTTACATATAAAACATCCCTCTTTTTATCTGTACAATGAATAGGCCTTTGAGTAACATCTAAAGCCTTTAAATTTGATGTTATTATATTTGAAATACCATCTACATATCCTATTTCACCTACTTTTTCTAAATCTGATAACTGTAGTTTAATGGAGTCAACAAAATCCATAATATTCATAGCATCTTTACATGTTTCATTTAAAAAGAAATTTAAATTAAATGATTTATTATGTGAATTAATTGAACTTGTATTATTTATATTTGTAATTGTCTTTTCCTTACATAGCTCAATTATCTGGTTTTGTAGTTGATTATTTTGCTGTAAAAGGGTAAGGATAATGTGTTTTTCATTATATAAATCATCCTCAGGAGAACCATTTTTGTCCATATTTTCTTCATATAGACATTTTTTTTTATGGACAAATAATCCCTGACGATATTTGTAGTGTTTTCCGCATCCACAACCAAAAGGCTTATCGTCAGACAATTCTTGGACATTTTTTATAGCGTCATCATTTGTCATCATTTTGTCATCATTTTTTGGATTACATAACAATTTATGAGCAGTCATATTAGCCCTACCAAAGCATTTAAAGTCACAATTTTTACAGGAAATTTCAGACTTTTTTTTGGACATTTTTGCGTCATCATTTGTCATTATTTTATGATGACATAAAAAAATGTCTAAATTCTTTTTTTAAAAATATAAAAAAATTTTATCGTAACAAATTAAAAAAAAATATTTTTGTTTTAGACCATAATTTTTCAATATGCAGTGGCGGCAAATTTTTTGGCCGGGAAGATTCGGCTTTTTCGAAAAATGGACAAAAAAAATGTCCATTTTTAACTTTTCCAAAAAAGTCTTGGGAAAAAAATGGAAAATTCGCCTCTACATGTGTAGGACCTGTTTTTTGGTACTTTTTCAGAAAACATATGATTTTCCCTACATTATGTAGTATCTTTCACTACAATATTTTTATCTATGATAACATTTTTTGATATATTTTTAATAATTTTATCTTCTTTTTCAAGGTCATTGTCTCCTGAACCTCCCAATGATTCGATAATCATTTTATTGTATTGATCTGAGTATCTAGAAGTTGCTTTAATACAGTCTGGATGTGCTTCTTTAAATTTTGGTATTAGCCTCTGATTTTTACATGCCACTCTTTTAATTGCTTTTCTTAACTTTTTCTTTTCATCATCTTCTTTTTCCCATTTATTTTCATCTTTAATATATAAAACTTCTCTCTTTTTATCAGCACAATGCACAGGTCTTTTTTCAATCTCAAGAGCATTTAAATTTTTAACTATTATATTAGAAATTCCATCTACGTATCCTATCTCTCCTACTTTTTCTAGATCTGATAATTGTAATTTAATTGAGTCAACAAAATCCATAATATTCATAGCATCTTTACAAGTTTCATTTAAAAAGAATTGAAGATTAAATGATTTATTATTCGAATTTGTTGTTGTATTATGTGAATTATTATTATTATTATGAGTTCCATTTTTACAAATTTCAAAAAGCTTGTTAGTTAATTCTTGGTTTTGTTTTTGTGTTTCACTATTTTGTATCATCAATTCTTGATTTTGTTTAACAACTTCTAATACCATATTTGTGAGTATTTTAATATCATAGTCTATATTATTTACAATAGTTTCATTATTTTCTGTGTATAGACATTTCTTTTTATGGTTATATAAACTTTGTTTATGTATATATTTTTTACCACAATTACATTCGTAAATTTGAGAAACTTTTTGGTTAGTATTTGGTAAGCATAAGTAAGTATTATTATGTTTTGATGTGAAACAATGCTTTTCCCATAGTGACTTTTTGCTACATTTATAGTTACATTTTTCACAATAAAAATGTGGTGAAATTTTGGAAACTTTTTGGTAAGTATTTGTTGCCATAATATACTTACAGAAAAGTTTCCTAAACCCTTTTTTAGAAAATATAAAAAAAAATTTATCGTAACAAATTAAAAAATTTTTTTTTAGTATAACACGCTAAAATTTTTTTATGCAGTGACAGCAATTTTTTTTGGCCGGGAGATTCAGCTTTTTTGAAAAATGGACAAAAAAAATGTCCAATTTTTGATTTTCCAAAAAAGTCTTGGGAAAAAAATGGAAAATTTGCCTCTACATGTGTAGGACCACTTTTTTGGCACTTTTTCGCAAATTCCCCAAAAACCCCTACATTATGTAGTACCTTGGGCTTTAAGTAGCCCTACAAATATATATAAAAATCGAATTTAAAGAATTTTTACTTAAAAAGTGTAAAATTTAAAATCTAAATCTAGTATATGAGTTATATAAAACGAAGTGAATTACCAAAAGAGAGAATACCTGTATTATATGAAAAAAATAATTGTTTCAAACTTAAAAATGTTAAATTTATTCATGATTATTTTAAATTTAATAAATATATAATACAACCATTTTTATCTATTATAAAACCTGAAATACATGAAAAATTTAAAAATACATGCGATTATATGTTTAAAAATGTTGGATATGGTGTCTTTGTATTTATTTTAAATGGTAAAATACATACTTATCAATTATTCGCAAACACAACAGAAGTAAAACCCGGGACCCAATCTATAACAAAGAGACAGATTATGAAAAATAATAAAACACGTCGAAAAAAAAGTAAAAAATCTATAGGAAAACCTATTAGTGATAAGAAAAAAATGGGCACGAATTATTTTAAGTTTAAAGCATATGATAAATGGTGGAAGGCAGAAACTGACAGATCTATTTATTTTGATTTACTTCAAAAATGTTTAAGAGGAAAAGATATAACAACATGTTTCTTTTTAAATTTAAATACACATCCTGTTCTATTTAAAAAACATTGTAAACAATATGTCCTTCACCAAGATGTATGTAAAAATAATAAAGTAGAGAGAAATAAATATATACCTGTATTATCAGGATGCACCACAAAAGATCATTATGATAAATGTATTGTTTATCCTGATACATGGGAAGTAATTACACGTAAAAGATTTGGAATGTTATGTACTAACAATTTTATAGAGTCAATTGATAAAATAAATACAGATTGGTCAACAAAAACAGAAACACTTATATTTAGAGGAAATAATAAAACTTGTTATCAATTTGATGAAGATAGAAATGAAAGAATAAAAGTATTAAAAATATTAAATGATATTAAAAATCATAAAAAAACCAATATAAATATAAATGCTGGTCTAGTAAATTTAGGTATTCATGATAATTCTATTGATAATAAACAAAATAATGGAGATGCTAGTAAAATTTTAAAATCAATAGGTATTCATAATTTTTCAGAAAATGTTCCAATGTATCAGCAATCAAACTGTAAATATATATTAGATATAGATGGACACGCTAATCCATGGCGTTTATGTTTTGAACTTTGTTATAATTCTTGTATTATTTTATTATTATCCAACTATGTTTCATGGTTCTATAGTAGTTTAAAACATATGAAAAATGTGTATATTATAGATGTAAATAGTCCTCATTTGGAAAAGGATGTATATGAATGTTTAAGTTTGTTAGGTAAAAATGACAAAATTGGTGAAAAAATTGCCGAAGGAGCTGTTGATTTATATAATGAAATAATGAATTATGATTATGTTAAAAAATATATGGTTTCTTTATTATCTGAACCAGAATTTGATTTATTTTTACCTATTCAATAGATACAAAAAATATAATTTTATAAAATATTTTTTGTATTTAATACTTTTTATTTATATAATTTATTTATTTTCGTTTACAAACTCTTCTAATTCATTTATTTCAATATGAGGCAAATTAACATGCGATTCCCAAAAATATTTACAATATGCCCACACAAAATCGCAATCAGTATTATACCAATCATTATGATGTTTTAACAGAGCATGATATAATTTTTCTGGAAGAAATTGAAGACTTTGTCTTGGTAATACGTAACATAATTGGACTAACTCAGTTACAGGCCTAGCAGGCATTTTTTGAATAAATTCAGTATCAAAATATGGAATATAATGAATTAAGTCAGAAAACAATGGAGGATAATTATAGTTATAACACCATCTCCAATCAGAGCAACCAGTAGTATAATATTTCATTGTCCATTCTAAGCCTTCCAAATAATTGGTACAAATTTGTTTCTTTCTTACATCATCTATATCTAAATTAAAGAGTGTTTTATAATATCTAACCTGCCAATTAGCTTTAAATGGATTAATAAATTTTTCAAGATCTCGCTCATAAATAGGTATCGCATCAAACTTCTTATATTGTTCTTCGGGTGTTCTATCAGGCAAGACATTTTTTTCTTGTCTATCGCGAGTTTTGGCTTCATTTTGAATGTGTTTTTCTTCGAGATCTGCTAACCATTGAACTAATTTTCGCACATTTTTCCAGAAAATTTTCTTACCATCAGTCAAGTTATCTTCTGTTCCGCCAATTGTAGCTTTGTATGCGTTCAACATCTTATTTACACCACCAGTTCTAATATTAACAGATGGGAAATGTGGCATAAAATCGTTACCTAGAAAAAAACAAAGGAAAATATAATCGTAAACACGATTTTTCTGCTGTTCAGAAGTCAATTCTTGTCCATTATTCATATCTAATGTAATAATATTTGCTAGTTCTGGAATATCCATTAAATAAGATTGATTAGGCTCTAGTTCCGCATTAATTGATTTAATAAATTCAGGAGTTTCTCTATAAAGATAAATCTGGCTAGCAATAGGCAAATGGTTTATTGAAAGCATAATAAGGTCAGCATCTAACCCATAAATAATAGTATTAACATTTTGGTGTTGTTCAGGGAAACTTCTAATATATTGGAATAACTTATGCTCCCCTTCACCATGTTCATTGCTACCAGAAATAATAATTTTTTCTACATTATATGTAGCAGGATTATTGTAATGAGAGTAAATTTTTTCATTCAAACTGTTCATAAATGTAGTTCCTGGAGTAATAGCAGTTGTATTCCATGGATCAGGAGCGGTAGATTTAAAAATGGAACGAGATATAGTGTTTTGATAGAGTGACTTGTATCGACGAGAACGTTGTTGCTCCAATTTGGCAACTGGTGCAACCCCATCAAACGCAATAAATATATTTTTATTTGGGTTTAATGTATGAATATATTCATCAATTTTAACACAAACTACTCTGATAATACTATTAATATCTGACTCTACTAATTTTGTAAAATCAATGTTACGAACAGCATCATAAATAATAGAATTACAATCCAAATAAAGATTATTAACTTGGATTGTAGAACCTTCTAACTTTTTAATAATGTTAGCATGATTTTTAACTATGTATGAAAAATAACTTGGTATACCCATCTTTTAAGCTATAATAATATATATTAAAATGTGTTTAATATGTTTCATAAATTTATATTGTAAATATCCCTCATCTGGTCTTTAAACTCATTTTAAATATATTATTTATAATAATCCAACTTAAAGACCCTATGTATTAGTATTTAAATTATTTATATAAAATTAGGCATTATATATAGAAATAGTATGTCCGAAAAATATGGTGCTGCTAAAAAAAATATAATTCCAAAAAATAATGCGGATATGTTATTGTTAATTGAAAAAAAGATCGAGTTTTTTAAAGACGTTATACAAAAAACAATTATTCATGTTCAGGAAAATAAGTTTTTGGATATTTTAGGGATTAGTGATGTTAGTCATTGTGTAGAAATATTGGGTGAATTGAGTAAAAAAATAGAGGAATTATTTAATAATAAACAAAACACAGAAGATGTTATTAATAATTTACAATTAATTAATAATGAGTTATCTGGTATATTAAAAAATTACGGCACATCTAATTTAGAGGATTTAATACATATTTGTTTTGGTAATAGCAATGTTTTTTCTGATAATATAGATAATTGTAAATATATTCTTTTGAAGAAATATTTTCATCCAACTGGATATAAGGTTTTGAATAAAAAGGATGACACAAAATTTAAAAAGAGTGATGAAATAGATGAAAACACATCAAACCTATCTTGTTATGATATAGCCAGTTCATACAAAAAGTTTCATATTAAAGTATACGGTATTAAGATTTATATTTTTAGTACAACTCTAAAAAAAAGTTTAATTATTTATGGAATATTAGATGATATAGTTATAGACTTTTTAAAAAATAGTTATATTTTAAATAAGCAAAAATTAATTAAAGATAATTTACCGAAAGAAGACCATTTTCAAACAAATACATTTAATACCTTTATATCATCCCTAACATTAAAAGATTATTTAATTTGTGATAATCATGATATATATTGTAAGTATGTTGGATATATTAATCAAAATACTTTATTAAAACAGAAACAAGTATCTCATACAGTAAAAGAGTTTATTTCTGACGATATGTATAATAAAAGAAATACACTAATAAACTTGCTTATATTTTCATCAAATTATGAAAATCAGTATTTGGCTTACTTATTATATGATCTTCTCTCTAATGATACAAATGGTAACATTGATACGCAAGAACAAACTATTTTATTTGATAGTTTTCCTTGGCCTATAAAGCAATATTTTAAACATGCTATGAAAAAGACTATACAATATACAAATGATTTATCTAATTTTGATATTAATAAAATACCACTAGAACAACAAATTTGTTTATTGAAAGCATCTGATAGTGTTAAAGAAAAAGCAATGATGAAACTGAAAGAAGTGAAAGCTAAATCAGAAGACTCTGGTTCAAAAGCAAGACAGTACTTAGATGGACTATTAAAAATACCATTTAATATTTATAAAAAGGAACCTATTTTAAATGTTATGGATAAGATTAGAAATAAATTTAAAGATATTCACAAAAAACATGGAGCTGAAAAATTATTTGAAAATATACCAAACAAAGAAAAGTATGCTAGTATTGAAATATTAAAATATGTGAAATTATTAGAAGAAGATAGTAGTGATACAAGTAACAATGTAGAAAATATTGAAACAATTAATACAATTAAACAATTTTTAATAAAAGGTGACAAAAAAATTTTATTAGATAATATAAATACTTTATCAAATATAATTAATCCTCAAAATGATGATAATAAAGACAAAACATATAAGAAAATGACAAAACAACAATTAAAATCAGAAATTGAAACTTTATTGGAAATAGAAGATACTAATATAATACAAAATGTTATTAATAAATATAATTCTGTAATTAATAAAAACTCTCAAATTGACAATAATTTACATCTAAAACCAGAATTAGCTATTATACATAGTGATATGAAACAAATAACCAGTTATATGAGTAATATAAAAACAACATTAGATAAGGCAGTTTATGGACACGATAAAGCAAAAAAACAGATAGAGAGAATTATTGGTCAATGGATTAATGGAGAACAAGATGGATATTGTTTTGGGTTTGAAGGACCACCTGGTGTTGGTAAAACAACTTTGGCAAAACGCGGGCTCTCAGATTGTTTAAAAGATGATAATGGAGTTAGTAGACCATTTTCAATGATACAAATGGGTGGTGATAGTAATGGTAGCACTTTACATGGTCATAACTATACGTATGTGGGTTCAACTTGGGGATCTATTGTTCAAATACTTATTGATAAAAAATGTATGAACCCTATTATATTTATTGATGAAGTAGATAAAATTAGTCGCACTGAACATGGAAAGGAAATAGTTGGTATTCTTACACATCTTTTAGACCCTGCTCAAAACGACTGTTTTCAAGACAAATATTTTACTGGTATAGATTTGGATTTATCAAAAGCTTTATTTATTCTATCTTATAATGATGTAGATGCGATCGATAAAATTTTATTAGATCGTGTTCATAGGATTAAATTTAGTAATCTCTCTTTAGAAGATAAAGTAATAATCTGTAATAATCATATTCTTCCAGAAGTTTACAAGAAAATGGGTCTAGAAAATATGATTACAATTGATGAAAATGTAATTAAATTTATTATTGATGAATATACATCAGAGTCTGGTGTTAGAAAGTTAAAAGAAATTTTGTTTGAAATAGTTGGCCAAATCAATTTAGATGTATTAAATAATTCAAGTAATTATACTATACCTATTGAAATAACAATTGATGATATTAAAAATAAGTATTTTAAAGATAAACATGAGATAAAGGTGAAAAAAATTCATAATGAAAGTAAAATAGGTATCATTAATGGGTTATGGGCAAATTCATATGGAAAAGGTGGTGTTATACCTATTCAGGTAAATTGGCGCCCAAGTAATAAATTTTTGGACTTGAATTTAACTGGTATGCAAGGAGATGTAATGAAAGAGTCGATGAATGTTGCGTTAACATTGGCATGGAATTTGACAAATAATAATATAAAGAAAGAGTTAAGAGAGAAATATGACACAATTAACAATATAAATGGAATACATATACATTGTCCAGAAGGTAGTATACCAAAAGATGGTCCTTCTGCTGGAACAGCTATCACAACAGCTATTTATAGTATATTAAATAATATTAAAATTAAAAATAATATAGCGATTACAGGAGAGATAAGTTTTGATGGATTTGTTACCGAAATAGGCGGGTTAGATTTAAAAATTTTAGGAGCAATTAAAGCAGGTGTAAAGGAAATATTATTTCCAGTTGAAAATACAAAAGATTATGATAATTTTATGGAAAAATATAAAGACAATGAATTAATTAAAAATATTAAATTTTATCCAGTAAATACTATAACAGAAGTTTTTGATTTGGTTTTTGATCAATAATCTATAACTAATAAAATATATTAAAATGTATAATAAAAATTATATTATTAATTATTATTATATGAGTAGTAAAAATAAAACAGGAGGTGGTTCAGATAAATCATTGTTATTATACCAGCCAATGAATATTATTGTTTTTCTTATTTTCAATTCACCTTTAATATTAGCTATAGGTGTTACTGGTATGTCATTTATTTTTCAAAATCCTAATGGATTTGTTTATTTAGGGTTTTTGCTGGTTGCTTGTATAGTGAGAAGTTTTGGTTATGCTTATCTTGTTGAAACACCATCTTCTAAAAAGACTGGTGGAGATGTTCCGATGACAGGTGGAAATGATGATCCTAATATTTGTGGAGCAATCACATACAGCCCATATGGTAACCCAACATTTAGCTCATTTGTATTCGCATTTACAATTATGTATTTATCTTTACCTATGTTTAGTCGCGGTGCGCCAAATTATTGGGTATTTTCATCACTTGTAACTTATTTCTTAGTCGATATGTTCCTCAAATTATATAAAGGATGTATTGTTAGTTATGGTGATTTATTCTTGAATGTGTTACTTGGAACAGCGTTTGCTGCTGCGTTTATAACAGCAATGTATGCTGGTGGATCAGGTAAATATTTGTTATTTAATGAAGTGGCTAGTAATAAAGAGATTTGCACGCAACCTAAGACCCAAACCTTTAAATGTAATGTGTACAAAGATGGAGAGCTAGTAGGTAACCTTTAAAAAATTCAAACAATTTTTAATATTTTTTTCATTTCTTGTAATTGTTTATTTACATTATAATCAAAATCATAATGTTGAACTTGTTTTAGTGGAATAGAAGATACATCAACTTGATTAATAAAATTAAAATAATTTGGCTCGTATATATAACTATACGCACCAAGTAAATTAAATTCTGAAAAATATTTATGTGGTAAATAGGTATCAGTTGAATTATATATTTGTAAACAAAAATCTGTAAATTTAATTTTATATTTTGCGGCAAAGTAATCTCTTAAATTTTTAAAAATTTTTGAAGGATATAATAATGGTACACGTCTCATAAATTCAAACTCTGTTTTAAAGTCACATACTTGTAAAAAGGTTTTCCATACATCATACATTTTTGGTAGATTTTCCCATTTTTCTACCAATAAAATTACTTTTTCATCTTGATCAAACATTTCCTTTTTTATATCAAAATTATCGTTAAAAACACAATCTGAGTCTAAAAACATAATATATTCTGCATTAGTATAAATATCTGCATGTAATTTTGTTATTTGTTGACCAAAATAATCCATATTATCATTAAAATCAGGTACAGATATAATCTTAATTTTGTCCTGATTAGTTATAAAAAAAGGTTCTATTTTAAAAGTGTTAATAAGATGAATATATTCTTTATTCCTAACAGTAATAATAATTGATCTAAATGATGTAACATATTTTAAAATAGAGTATACAGTACACTTAACTAATGGAAAATCTCTTTTATAAGTTCGAATAAAAATATCAATGATCATTATAATATGATATTTTTATTAAATTAATTAACTAACTAATTATTTTTTGGATTTTTTAGATTTTTTAGATTTTTTTGGAGTTTCTTCAGCTACAATAGGCTCATCTTCGGTAACTACAGGTTCCTCTTCAGATACAACAGGTTCTTCCTCAACAACAGGTTCTTCGGTTACAACATGCTCTTCCTCAACAACTACAGTCTCTTCGGTTACAACAGGTTCCTCTTCAGCAACTACAGGTTCCTCAGCACCTACAGGCTCTTCGATAACTACAGGTTCCTCAGCTACAACAGGCTCTTCCTCAACAACTACAGGTTCTTCCTCAACAACTACAGGTTCCTCAACAACTACAGGTTCTTCCTCAACAACTACAGGTTCCTCAACAACTACAGGTTCTTCGGTTACAACAGGTTCCTCAGCTACAACAGGTTCTTCCTCAACAACTACAGGTTCCTCAGCAACTACAGGCTCTTCAACAATTACAGGCTCTTCATTATTTTGTATTTGTCTTGGAACATTTAATTCTGGTAAAAAAGCAGGCATAACACTAGTTATCCATTTTTTAAAATCAGTTATAATTAATTTACGTTGAAATGATTCAGTAAGTAGTTTCATATTACCTTTTGTTTGATAATTATTAATGAAATTGTTAATAACACTTATTGTGTTATATCTGCTATAAATATTTATATTTCCATAATTAAATAATTGTTTTCTAAGTTTATGATTTACTTTATTATGAAATAAGTAAATAAATTGTTTAAACTCATCTTTAGTTTTGTATTCAGATAATTTAACTGTTGCCAAAATTCTACTAGCATCAGTTGAACATTCTGGACAAGGTAAAAATTTACATATTCTTACTATAAAATTAAACAAATATGGCGATAATGGTTTATAAGCATTTTCGTGAATTTTTTCAACTAATGTGTGAAAAAGCGTCCATACAGCAGGGCCCCAAACTTCTGGCGGTGACATAATATATGTATTTATATAAAAAATATAAAGATATTACATAAATATAATATAATGTCTAAATATAATATAGAAGGAGGTATCGATTTTTTTTCAGAGTTATATAAATCATTAGATATTGAAGAAAATGATCAAAAAACAGAAGAAGATAATAATGTTTGTTTAATTACAAATCAACAATTAGAAGATAAATTTGTTAAATTGGAGTGTGGCCATAAATTTAACTATATTCCTCTTTTGAATGATATTAAAAATCATAAGCAAAAATTTAATCATATGGAAGGAGGAAATACTAAATTAAAACAAAATGAAATAAGATGTCCGTATTGTAGAAATAAACAAGTAGGTGTATTACCTTATTATGAAGAGTTAGAGGTTAAAAAGATAAATGGTGTTAATTTTTACGATCCAAGTTCAAATATCGCTTCATGTAATGATTGCGCGTCAAATTTTCCAAAATGTAAATATTTAACGCCAAATTTACAATATAATCCTGATGCAAAATATAAAATAGAAATAGCTTCAAAATATAGCGGTAAAAATTGTAAATTTTTTACATGTATGTATTCCGGTCACTATCATATTTCACAATTAATTCCAAATTATCATGATGCTGAAATGGTTACTTGTTTTTCTCATAAGAATAAAATTATTAAAGAATATAATCTTAACTTAAAAAATAAAGCAAAGGAGGAAAAACAGAAGGCAAAAGAGGAAGCAAAACAGAAAGCAATCGATGAGAAACAGAAAGCAAAGGAAGATAAACAGAAATTAAAGGAAGAGAAACAAAAGGAAAAGGGAGAAAAAAAATATGTAAAAAAAAATAAAACTAAGGAGAATAAAATAATAGGATCCATAAATATTGTAGATGCTTCAAATAATAATGTAGATGCTTCAAATAATAATGTAGATGCTTCAAATAATATTTTAAATAGCGGTTGTATAGAAATTCTCAAATCTGGTAATAAAAAGGGAACACAATGTGGAGCTAAAAAACATGATGGTTATAGATGTAAAAGACATTTTAATTTATTGTCTGATAAATCTTTAAATCAAGATGCCATTCCACAAATTTTATCACACTTAGAACTAGAAAATAATAGTTAAAAATATAACAATATAAAAATAAAATAAAGTTAATAATTAATGGAAACAAAAGAACAATTAGTGAATAATATTAAAGAATGGATTAAAATTGACAATGAAATAGCTCAATTAAAAAATGATATAAAGGAAAAAAATAACAAAAAAAAGGAATTGACTAATAATTTAGTAACTGTTATGAAAACAAATGAAATAGATTGTTTTGACATAAATGGTGGATCTTTAGTTTATAAGAAAAATAAAGTAAAAAAACCAATTAATGGAAAAACATTGTTAGCAGCTTTGAAAAATTATTATAAAACTGAACCAGCAATTGCCGAAGAATTAGCAAAACATGTAATGGACAGTCGAGAGGAACAAATAAAAGAAGTAATAAAAAGAAAAATAGATAAATAATATAAAATTAAATAAATAAAATATACAATAAAATAAGTTAAATATTAGTATTATAATTATAATAAATGGATAACGAAGAATATATTCCTATACCTCCAAAATATTATAATTATAAAGGAAAGTTTCTATTTAATGGTGATTTTATACATCCAATAAGATCTTATAAAAATGTAAGTATTTGTGCTTATAATATTAATACAAGCGGTAAATATCCATTTCAACAATTTATTTTAACAAAATCTATAAATAATACTATAGAATTTCCAAGTGTTCTAGTTTATACAGATTTTAATTCAATAGAATTAATAACTTATACAAAAGTATGCTTATTTGGGTTATTAAGTATAGATGACTTTGAAAAATTTAACGAAGTAGTAGATTTTAATGGTTATTATGAATATAATAATAATTTATATTTATTTTTTGACATTACTAATTGTAAAGAGAATATAAGTTCTACAAATAAATATAGTAATTTATGGTTATCATTAATAGATGAAATTGTTAATCAGAAAAGTGTATTTGACATAAAAATAGACGAAGAAATAAGTAATTTTTTTATAAAAAATTCAGATCTATGTTTTTTAGTAGATGAAAACCATAATAATTATGAGATCCCAGTTGTAGGATATGTAAGTAAAGAAAAATCTAAGACAAATTTTACATATATATTTGGTGAGAGTGCTGGAGATAAAAATAGTTTATTAGGTTCCTACAGTTATTTTACAGATTTAAATAATGCTTTAAAAAATAGTGGAGAATATATAATAAGATTTGCTTTATTTCTTGGTAATACAAAATATGTACAAAATTTAAAAAATGATCCTATTGATAACTCAGAAATTAAATCACAACGTCTTCAAGATAATGCTTTAGATAAAAATAGAGAATATTTAACAATAAGAATATCAGATCATGATGGTAAATGGACAGAATTGTATGATAGCGTATATTTAGGGTATATAATTTTAGATGATGATACAGTGTTACAAAATACTCCAATGTTTGTTTTAAAGACATATGAACAACAAATTCCATTGACATATCATTATAAGAAATAAGAAATAATGTCTATAAAAACAAAAATATTAAATAGGAAATATAATGATTTATTTACAAAACAAACAAGTAATTTGTAAATAAAAATATTAAATAATCTAAAATAATAATATAAGAATGAACCCAATAACATTAATAGGTCTAACAATAGTATTATTTTATAGTATTACTCAAATACTAAAATTTTACGGTATAGGTGAAGATGTTTACGGTGTATATATTTTATTTTATTTATTTATTATATTGTGTATTCTTATTTTACCAAGTGATTATCCAAAAGTTTAAACAGCATTGGCTGGATCATTTTCATTTATTCTGAATACAAGTAATTTACTATCTTCAAGAATTTTTTTGATAGAATTAATATCTAACTTATCTTTTAAATTATCAATAATTTCTGTTTCCATAGGCTCTCTATTATTTAAATTAATAAAGGATGTAATAAAATCTTTAATTAGTTTACTATTTTTTTCCCTTGTTTTTCTTATTTTATTTTGTTTAACTAATTGTATTTTTATATTTTCAGTTGCTTCTTTTTCACGATTATCATCATGATACCATGGATTTCTATATTTATCAGTAGGTATTAATATATCACATATTTCTGGTTTAACAATATCATCAAATTCGGAATGATTAATAAAATTATTTTTAAATTGTCTGATAATTTTTTCTGGAATACTAGGACTAGTTTCCATTAGGCGATCAAACTCCTCTTTACTCATTTTAATCATCTGCTTGACATCCAATCTCTCTCTTGGATGTTTAGCAAGTTCTATTTTAATATTGCGATAAAATTTATCCCATGCTATACTGCTAACGCGATGAGCTTCGTTTAATTGAGTAATTTTTAAAAATTGTTGAATTGTTGTAACTATTCCAGCAAAAAGATTAAAACCTCCTACAGTCATCATAAAAAGAGCTTGGTATTCTTCAGGAACTCTTTGTTGGGCAAAATTAGCTGTTCCAGTTAATGTAGATATAATAATAACAGGGATTGTATATAAGGCATTTAAATAAGCATACATCGCATTTGCTTTTGAATGAAGCCATCTATAACACATTGATTTATCAGCCCATTCAACTAATATAACTTCGTGTTCAGGTGACCATTCTGTTTCATTATTTAATAAAGCAACTTCTGTATTATCACTTCCTTTTTCACTTACTTTATCATTATCCTGGTCTACAGGTTGATAAACAGTTAAATCGTTAGTTAAGTTAGTATTCTGAATATTAGTAATATCGTCCATTTATATAATATAATTAATAAAAAAATATACGATAAAATAATAATATTATTTTATTTTATTATGGACGCAAAATTAATACAATTAAAAGGAGATTTTAATAATATTATAAGTATTCGAACAACAGTTAAGAATATATTTGATATACTTCAAGTAAGAATTGATAAACTAAAGGATTTATATGCTGAATTTATTAAAACAAGTAAAACACAGATGTTTATTTTTGGATTAGATTCATTTCATTTTCAAAGTAAATTAATTGATATTGAATATGACGATATGAAACGATTATTTTTAGCAATAAATAATCGCATGTATTGTGAATATTTTAAATTATATAAAATAATTATTGAATACATATTAAACAGTAATTATGAAAAAAAAGTTACTGATTTGGTAAAGGTCAATAATTATCCAGTTTATAAAGATCTTGAGCCTTTTAAAGAATATAAATTTGAAATAGTATCTGATATTCATGAAGATATACTTAATTTATTAAGTTTATTATTATCTACTATAACAAATAAGGAAAATGAATTATTAATCCATAAAGGGAAACAACGAATTGGATTAAATATTGATAACTTTATTACAACTTTTAATTATAATATTACAACTATTAAAGAAAAATTAACTTTGTTTGTTACTTATATTGAATTTTTTCATAAATTACATACTACATATTTGAAACGTTTTGCTAATAAAATACAATTAATGTATACCCATGTTAACAATGACATACATTTTGACGAATCTGTTACTGTAGGTAAACAAAATAGTGATTCAACTGAAAATATTATTTCTGAAAGTCCTACAAATAATAAAAGAAATATAGATAGTAGAAGTTCTACTGATAGTAGAAAATCTACAAATACCAAAGCTTCTATAAATAGCAAAGATTCTACACAGATTGAATTAAATAAACCAAATCTTATATTTGATTTTAATCAAAATCCACTAGATATTGAAATAAATGATGATTCATTTTTTACTAATATTTCTAGAAGTCGTACAAATAGTCGTGTTAGTAGCAATACTTCATCTAATTCAACAATAACACCTAAATTTAGACTTAAAGATACAATAAATCCATTAACTAATATCAATACAAAAGAAGAATCAAAAAAAATAGAAACTACTCTATCACATGAAGATTTGAATGATATGTTTTCAAGTATAGATATGACATGTGATTTTTTAATTAAAAAAAATAATGAAACACCACCAGTGACACCACCAGTGACACCTCCTGTAACACATGTAATAGATAATGATATAGAAACAATTGTGGAAGAACCTCATATTGGGGCTCTTGTGAACCCAGTTGTATCATATTATTTTGAAACAAATAATGAACTATTGGAACCGGCAAATGATGACGATAATACTAGTGATAATGAAACAATAATTAAAAATGAGTCAGAAAATTTTTTATTAATGGCTGATACAAAAGAAGATAATAATACAGATAATAATCTAGATAATGATGAAAACAATAATCTAGATAATGATGAAAACAATAATCTAGATAATGATGAACCAGATACAATAACTGTTACATCTGAAGTTACGAATGAAATTGAAACTAATACTCAAACAGCAAAGAAAAAACGCAAGAAGGCTAAAAAGAAGAAATAACCAGTTTTCTTTAAGTTGTTTTATTATTATATAAAAAAATTGAACTAAAGATAATATATTATATTATACAACATAAAGACGAATATGGAAAGACGTTTAAACAAGAAACTAGAAGCTTATATTGCCTCATTTAAAGATAGTATAAGAGATAAGGCTACTCAAATGGGAATGACTAAAGATGAAAAAGTAAACCAGCTTCTTCAGCATGTATATGATTATGAAAGGCTGATGTTTTTAAAAGAAGATTTCCAAAAAAGAAAAAGAGTAAAAAATTTTGTCCCTATTTATGATCGTTGTTGCGCTAAAAGAGCCTCTAATGAACAGTGTACTAGACGAAAAAAAGAGGACAGTGAATATTGTGGTACTCATCTTAAAGGGACACCTCATGGAATAGTTGATACGCAAAATGAACAAAAAAATACTACGCACAAAGTAGAAGTCCATGCTCAGGATATTCAAGGTATTGTTTATTATATTGATAAAAATAACAACGTTTATCAAGCGGAAGATATTGCTATGAATAAGGTTAACCCTAAAATTATTGCGAAATATGTAAAAACAGGGGATGTTTACAGCATTCCAGAGTTCAACATTTAATTAGGAAATGTATTTTATAATATAAATTTAAAATATTGAAATTAATCGTTTTTAAAATTATTTAAAAATATTCATATTATAAAATAATATGAATATTTTAAGAGTATTCTTTTTGTTTTCTTTTTTGTTTAATACATTATCTTATACCAGCATTATTCGTAATAAAAAAAATTGTGTTTTACATATGAAAAAAACAAAAACATCAAAAACTCCTTTATATAAACCGAAAAATATTAATCAAGATAATTATGTATCTTATCTAAATAACGATAATACTAAAATACTTATTTCAACTGGCCCTGCTGGATGCGGTAAAACTCTTTTTGCTTGTCAAAAAGCTGTATTAGATTTATTATCAAGTAATATAAATAAAATTGTAATTACTAGACCTATTGTTAGTGTTGATGAAGAATTGGGATTTTTACCTGGAAATATTATTAAAAAAATGGACCCTTGGACAAAACCACTTTTTGACATTTTTTTAGAGTATTACAGCAAATCAGAATTAGATTTGATGCTTAAAAATGAAGAAATTGAAATATGTCCTTTAGCTTTTATGCGTGGAAGAACATTTAAAAATACCTTTATTATAGCAGATGAAATGCAGAATAGCTCTCCAAATCAAATGAAAATGTTAATTACTAGATTAGGTGAAAATTCTAGACTAGTAATTACTGGTGACTTACAGCAATCAGATCTTATAAAAGAAAATGGATTACAAGATTTTATTCATAAGCTGAATAATTTTAATGAGACTACTGATTTAATTCATCGAATTCATTTTGATAATACAGATATAGAGAGAAGTGAAATTGTAAAAAAAATTGTGGATATTTATGATTATAAAAAAATTAATACAAGTGTTAATCAAACTATAACAGCTAATCAAACTATAAAAGTTAATCAAACTATAACAGCTAATCAAAATATATCAAGAAATAATAATATTATAAATTTTGAAAGAGATTGTGCACTAATTCCAAAAAAAGATTTTACTAAAAATTATGGTAGATTTATTGAGTCACGTGAATTTTAATTTGGAAACAATAATTTATCAATTGTTGTTCTAACACAAAATAAACGATGTAATATAATTCCTAAAATAAATAAAACTATCAATACTAACAAAAATGATTTTTTAATAAAAAAAGAGATAATTAATGCTCCTATAATTGTCATTATTACATCAGCAATTGCTACTCCCATAAATCTATAAGAATGAATACCTTCACCAGGTTTACCCAGCGCATCTTTATATTTACATAAACTCATATAAAATAGATTGTCAAAAAAATTTATAATATTTTTAGCTAATCTATTTTATATATTTCTATTTCTCAAAGTTTAAAAGATAATTTTTATTGAATTAATTATAAATTTACGCCTTTTTTGTCTGTATCCAAGAAATACATGACACATCGTCTGTACCATTATTTCCATCTTTATCGAGTTTATTAAAACAATGCTCGCTTGAAGTCAGAGATATTGAGGTGTCCTCCAAACTTTTTAAGTATCCTGCTTTTGAACAAGCTTTCCATTGTTGTTCCCATCGCTCCTTAGCTAGATTTGCCAACTCTGTAGCATTTGAAACTCGTATCAGTTTATCATCGCTTTTAATTTTTTCTGTTGAAATCATATCGGATACTCCATCACTACATAATTTTATATTGAGTTCATCTGTGTCTGAAAACTCCATTCGCGCTTTATATGGAGCAATACCATAAACACCTCTTTCGTCCGTGATTTTTCCACCAAAATATTCGAGATGGCCAACTGATTGTGAAGTCGCAAGTTGATCTCCATTTTTAGCAAGAATATACTTACCTAGTTTTCCACATACATGTACCTCATCCAAAATCTCAAAGTTGTGTGCTGATTTTGTAGGCTCAAACCGATTTACACGATTTTCGGCAATTAGGCGTGTGATTTCTTCTTCATTGAAACCATCATGTGAAACATTTTCTAACACTTTTTCTCCGTTACAGAAGATAATTACTGTCGAGTCTCCACACGAAAGAACTTCGACTACAATTTTTTTTTCGGAAATAATGTGGATAACTTTCGCCAAAACCATTGTAGCTCCTACAGATGCCATGGTTTGTTTTTTTTCGATACATCTTTTTCCAAGCGCACGCTGTAAAGCTAAGGCAGGATCCTCCTCTGAAAAGATATCTTTTTCTAAAATTTCATCTATCTCTCCATTTGTGATCATTTCATCTAAACAATCTAGCATGAAATTATCTTTTTTAAATTTTTTTGTTACATGATCATAAGGTCCTCTGGTAGACCCGTGACCATCCCATAGAGCCAGTGTCCAGGTCTCAGTATCTTGATCAGGATTTTCTTGCTTTGTATAAACTCGATCTTGTTTGCTGCACAACTGATGAACACACTCGTCTACATCGCGTCTAACTTCTGCTACAGTCGTCTCTTCTTCAGCAACCTCTTCTACGACAGCCTCTGCGACAGGCGCCTCTTGTGTAACAGCTTCTGAATTTTCTACTATATTCGGAATAATTGCCAATCCATTTACTAAATCTATATAACGGTTAATTAATCTTTCAATTCTTTCTCTCTCTGGATCGTTAATAATTCTTTCGCTGTCAATGATAATGTCGGTATTGATAAATTCCATTATTTTAAATACTTGGTTTGCTTGGGTAGTGTATATTTTATTTATATATACGTTAGTATTTCAATTTTATTTTTTAATGAAAAAATAAAATTCTAACTAGGTAAAGAAACATTTATTTTATACTGACTTATATTTTAATTATATTTTTAACCAAATGCTTGACGCATTTCAGAATAAGTCATTCTACGACCAGCTTTCTTTTCAAATTCAGCAGCTCCTTCTGCCATAATATTTTTTAATTTTTCTATCGTATTATCTAAATTCTTATTATCAATAGAAATTGTAGCTGTTTTACTATCTAGAGGAATTATCTTTGGTATGGAAACAGAACCATCAGCATAACCATTCATTAATTTTGCTGTAGTCTTATTATCAATATCTTCAATAATTTCGTTAATATTAACAGCCTTCTTATTATCAGAACTAGTAGTACCCATCATATTATTATATGTAAATTTCTTTTTATGTTCATTTTATAATATTTATAACAAGAAAAAAACCTGTGAAGAATGTTAGAAGATTAAACGAATATTAAATAAACAAATAATAATTTTACCTGAACAATAAGATCTTGTGTGAAAACTACTAACTACTTAACTATTTTTATAATTTTTGAAAATTAAATAAATTTTACTAACTAACTAATGCTCAATATTTTGACTAGAAATCCTATATATAACAGTCAATACAAGAATGTATTTAACCATACACGTCAAAATCGGAAACTCCTGTGTGAGATATAGAACGCCATGGTCCGTCATAAACAGCATATGTAGGCTCTTCATATGCGCAAGCTCGAAATTCTTCCTCAGACATATATAAAAGATCCTTTCTGTGTGAACACGCGTAATTTGTTTTTCCATGTTCATGTTCTTCAGGTATAAGAGGATGTTTAATGTAAGGAGCCGCGATTTGTCTTTCCAGTTTAGGCAAATCGGGATAGTCTTCATCGCCTGGTTGCGCTCGCGGAAAGTCTGGAAGCTTGTAATTCGGGCTCTTTGTTAGTAGGCGCTGTTCGAATTCTTCTGGCTTCATGCTCAAGATCCATTCCATCGCCATTTCCCTGCGAGTTTTTTCTAATTGCTTTTCAAGCTTAGCAATTTTTTGGTTGGCATCGTGTAATTTAACACCAAGATCATCTTCAATTGAAGGTGTTTCTAAGTGTTCGTGCTCTTGAGCCCATCTAACCCAGTTTACCTCTTTTCTTGGTCTTTCTTCTTGTTCGTCATACTCTTCGTAATCCTCTTCGTAATCCTCTTCGTCTTCGTCTTGTGCCTCTCGAGCTGCTACGCGTCCAGGTCTCGACATCTTCTCGGCGTACATATTGAACATCGAGTAGAGCTGATCGTCATTTTCGAACGCGGTTAATGAGATAACCTCGTCCTGAGACAACAATCTAGGTCCGTTAATCTGGTTTAAGAAAATAGAGACTTTAGAACGATCAAATCCCTTCTCATGAGAGAGGGTGGCTGCGTAGTCATTTGCTTCGAAACAGGTGGAGAAACATGGAGTTTCCCATATTTCTGATGCGCATGAGACAGTGAACATATACTTAATATCTATGGTATTGAATGCCATAAGATAATTAACTCCGAGCTCATTCGAAACACCGGGAATAATAGTTGAGGACATTTTAAATAACTTTGATAGCTTTGTTTGGAATAAGTAATATTTGTTTTACAGCTAAAAAGTATTTCATTTTTTTCCCAATTTAAAAAAAATTTCGAGATTTCTCTCTTACTTTAAATTTAACTAAAAATTTATAAATTACCTAACAGGTTTAATTAATATACCTATCTACCTATCTACCTATCTACCTACTTATCTATATTTATTCAATCGAGGAAGGAATAATTTTGAAATTCCTCGTAGCAATTTTGCTTAAAGCATTCAGCACTCATGTATCTCAGCTTTCCCTTGTTAGCTTCTGCGTAGTTGGCCGCACGATTAGGTTTTTCAAAATCTTCATCGGTTAATAGTCGCATTTCGTGGCAGGTGTCGCGTATAATTCCTGTAGGCGGAGCTGCTCTTGGAAAGTCTGGTAGTGTTCCTTCTAGAAGCCTCGTCTGAAATTCTTTTGCGCTCATTTTGTAGATTTCTTCCATCGCTTTCTCTCGTAGAAGGATGTCGATAGCAGGTTCCTCAGTTCCTCGTGCTGCCCTACGTCCTGGGCGATCCATCTTCTCTAGCCACATTTCGAGCAATTCTGTGTCGTCGTCTTCTTCTTTTGCTGCGCATTCTGCTTTGGCTAGCGCGTTGGAGCAGATTTCGTCAAGTTGTTCGTTTAGAGCTGCATATTCGTCGTCATCTATTTCGTAATTCTCTGCTTCTCTTGCGGCGCGTGCTGCTTTGGCTACAGCAATTGAGCATCCATTTTCTGGGTCAAGCTCTCCTTCCTCACAGCTACGGACGATCTCGATTTGCTCCTGTGTAAGTAATGTTTTGGTTTCAAAATGATTTATGTATATATTATATTCACCTCCTAATAGCTTGGCTCGACCTAGAGCAGCTGTTACAGTGCTGTGCCAGCTCTTTTTTACATCTAGTTTTGGGTCGAGCATATGTAGTAGGTAAGGGCTTTTAGAAGATATATGCTCGTGCGCTTCTACTAGCTTGACGCGTAGTAGTTCGCTCATACATGTCTGTGCCTGTATCTTCTTGATGTAGTTGCGAGTGTTCATTTTCAGTTTAAACTTGTTGTTGCTTTTGGTTGCGGGTGGCAGTTGTACATTTAATAGTATATTTAAAAAATATTTCATTTTTTTAATTTTTAATTAGTAAAATAGTAATAACTAAAAATTTATAATTTTATTTATAACCAATATAGAGGTCAAAGTAGAGTAGAATTAAATTACATTTATATGCTACCTTCTAGAAAAATAAAATAAATTCAAGGAAGGAACTGGAACTAAAATGTGTAAGTAAAAATAAATTAAATTAAATTCAAGTCAATATAAAATTTATAAATTTTTAGTTGTTTTATAAATTTTAAATTTAATTGCTTTATAGGCTACGTTTGGCTCCACCTTTTCAAAGGTGGAAAAAAAATTGAAATCTAAATAAAAAAAAGAATAAAAAGCACAAATAGGAAGGAATAAGTGAAATGATGTTGAACATGATGATGAACGAAGTAATGATGAGAGCGATGAAGAATTTCGGAGAC